CTAGCCGCGGGTGCTGGTGAACCGGACTCCGGTCCCCCACCGCGCCTTCTGCTCAGCAAAGCACCAGGTACACAGGGGCAGGCCGCCGGGGCCGTACCGCCAGGTCTGCCGCTGGCATCCCGCGCACAACCCGATGTGGCTGCCAGGGCAGACCATGGTGCTGGGGTCGGGTTCCGTGATCGGGGGCACTGGGGTCGTCATGTCGGTGTCCTGTTCTGGGCGACGAGCAACTGTCACCTCAAACGAAGAATAGAACACATTCGCGATTGTCAGACCCTCCCCGTACGGTGAGGCCATGTCCCACTCTTCCGGGCCTGACGGCCAGGTGCCGCGCGCCCTCGACGAGGTCAACGACCTCATTCGCCGCCTGATGGACGAGCCGGCCACCACCACGCGCGCCGAGAAGTACCGGCACCTGCTGTCGCTGTGGTCACAGCTCTCCCGCGACGACGTGACCACGGCTGCCTGATCATGGGTGCGCCCCGCTCCGAGTTTCCACGCCGGGACGGGGCGCTTCACATGCGCCAGTGGCAGCACCAGCCATCTGGACAATTGCCACGCTACGTGGGGGGTCTGACACCAGCCCGGGCCACAGGCCGCCCGAACGCCAGCGGCGCCGGCCGCGCGCTGGGCGGACTCGCCACGATCCGGGCGAACGTCCACAGTTGAAGCCCCGGGCCCGTCAGCTTGTTGCGGATCGTCCGGCAGTCCCGGCAGGACGGCTCCTCATGGCCGCGTGTGCACACCCGCTGTCCGGCCTGCACGTCGTGGGCCTGGAGCGGGTGCTTGCACCACGGGCACGGGTGCAGGTCCGTCGCCCGCTCGATCTGGCGGCGGGCGCGGTCAACGCGCGGCCAGGGACGGTGTCCCATGGATCTCCTCCAGTGCCTCGGGGCGCTCGGCGCGGTAGTGCTCGGTGAATACCTGCTGTACGCGGTCCAGCCGCAGCTGGCTGCGCTCGTTCGCCTGAGCGGTGATGGCTGCCGATACGTCATCGGCGGTGAAGTTCGCCGGCAGCGTCAGCGGCCCGGGCAGCTCGTCCACCTGCTCCAGGTACACCGTGGAGCACCCGGGCTGACGGCACTCGTACCGGGCCACCGTGGCGTTGAGGCCGTGCAGCCCCCATGGGAACTCCGGGGCGCGCATCAGGGGCGCCGGCTCCAGCGCCTGGGCGCCCATCCGCGTGGCATCCTTGTGCCACTGCTGGACCAGGGCCGCGGCGGCCAGCGGCGGCATCTCCGCCAGCATGGCGTTGATCCGGTCCACCGTCTCCTGCTCGCTCACCGGGCACCGCCCCCCAGCCGGGCGTACTCCGCGCGCTCCAGGTGAAGGGTCGTCACCATCGCCTCCGTCTCATCGGGCCGGACATAATGGCATAAGGAACGCCCACCCCCCGGACACAGAGGGGGCGGGCGTCCGTCTTGGGCGACCGGGGGCGGTCAGCGCACGAACAGAGAGATCGCTCCTGTCGCAGCGCCAGCAACGCCAGCCACGGCTCCGAGCACTCCCAGCGGCCAGCGTCTGGCCTTGAGCTGCTCCACCTCCGACTTGAGGGCGTCGATCTCCTTGTCCGTGTCATCACGCAGCCGTGCCAGGTCCTGCTCAGTGCGCGTGGACCGCTCCATCAGGACAGACAACGAGCCTTTGACCTCCGCGAACCCGGTTGCCACGGCGCCGCGCAGACGCTCCAGTTCGACGGCCACCGCCCCCTCCGGCGTGCTCATCCGCTACACCTTTCGGGACAGGCTGGCACTGTTGGGGTCACCGATTGCCCGGGCCACCATGCCCTTGATGAGGGAGTACACCGCGCCGACCGCGGCGCCACCAGCGGCGTACCACATGGAAGCGTCGGCGGCCTGGGCCGGGATGAACGCGGCCACGAACCCGGCCGCCGCGGTGCTGAGGACCCGCTCGAAAAGGTCGCGCGCGTACGTCTCGGCCGTGCGCAGGACCGCTCCGCCGTCCGGGAGCTGGAAACCGTTGAGGCTCATGAGGTCAGGACTCCTTCCACACCAGGGCCGTCAGGACGGCGCTGGCCACCTCGACCTGGCCGGCGCCCTGATTGAGCAGCCGGACGCGCATGGAGCGGCCCGCACCGAGCCGCTTGACCAGGGCCACCACGCCGTAGGCGCCGCCCGGGGTGCCGATCACCTCGTGGATCGGGTGCAGGGCCTTGAGGGTGCTGCCCTCCCACTCGCTCATGCGGACCTGGACGACGTCGCCCGCGGGCAGGCCCTCCAGCCGGAGCGAGAGGGAGCCGGTGAAGCGGGCCGCGCCGGTGACGAACACCTCGCTGTCGGCGGCGTGCTGGCCAAGCTCGTCGCTCCACTCCTCGGTGAAACCGATCTCGTCCCACAGGCCGGGCGCGAGCTCATAGCCGTGCTCCAGGCCGAGGTTGACGTACGCGGGTCCTTCCACGCTGATCTCCTGGGGGGTGCTCGCCTGCTCGGGGCTCCAGCTCGCCGGGTGCGCCAGGCGCTCCGCGACGTCGGCCCGCAGCTGGGTCATGGTGAACTGGAATCGCCCGCGCTTGCCGTAGCCCTCCACCGGGCCGAGCGGGTCCGGCTTGCCCTCCACGCTCGTCTCCAGGTGGCCAGCGCAGCTCCCGGCACCCCAGTCGTGGTGGCGGCAGATGGCGGCGTTGAACCGCACCCAACTGTCGTACTGGGCACGGGTGTACGTGTCCTTGCCGTCCCCGAGGTTCTCGACCTCCAGGCCGTACAGGGCATCGTTGCCGTCCACCGTGCCGCTCGCCTTGGACGGCTTGGGGATCGGCTTCTCGGCCACGATCGCGTCGAACGAGTTCTTCGCGGCCAGGCCGGCATGGTTGGCGCGGCCGTCGGCGACGAGCACCAGGCGGCCGGTCTTGGGCAGCAGGGCGTGGGCGAGCGGGGCCGGGACGGCCGCGCTCTGGCCGCGGTAGGCGATGGACTGGAGGGAGTCCCGGCCGGCCGTGTGGTGGTTGAGGACGCCGTGGACCGGCCCGAACACCTTGCCGGTGGCGGCGTCGCGGCCGCGGGTGGTCCATCCCTCCAGCTCAGTGAAGGGCACGCCCTCCGCCGTGAGGGCGGCCCGCCAGTCGGCGGGCGTCATCGGGGCGGACATCAGCAGCCGTCCCGGCCGGGCACGTTGCTGGTGCGGGGGTCGTGGGACAAGGCGGATCACTCCCGTAGCGGGGTACCTCGTCCGGCCCTGAACCAGCGACTGCTGAGGAGTCTAACCGGCCGTCTGTGCAGCGCCTTGGGCGTCGCCGGCCACGGCCTGGCCGGTGTAGCCGGACAAGGACCGCGCGGTCGCCTCCGGCAGGCCCACCGCCCGCAGGTCCTTGTACTGCTGGAGCTGCGCTGCCTCCTCCCCGGCCTGGAGCTCCGTCAGGCGCGCCTCATGCGCCTCCAGCATCTGGGCGCGCGTCTCCTCGTACTGCTCCTGCGTCAGCAGCTTGGCGCCCTCGGCGAGTACGGGTTCCGCGCCGGTGGCGGTGATCTGGCTGATGTGGCCGTCCGGGTACTGGACGTAATGCGTCGTCGGCTTGGGCGGCGTCGTCGGGTCATCGCCGTCAGGCCACGGCCACTCGGGCAGACCGGGAAGTCCCAGGGACATAGTCGCGCTCCTCACAGGCTGATGATCATGGTCCGGAGGACAAAGTTGATGCCGTAGTAGTAGGCGCCGCCCGCGCCGCGGCCACCGGTCGCGGTCAGCGTCACCGGCATCGTCGCGCCGGGGGCGAGCAGGGCCGGCTCCGCCAGGAACTTCGTGGTCTGGACGTGCGTGCCAACGATGGTGCTCGTGCCGCTGTTGCGCATGTAGTACATCTCGTCATTGCTGTGCCCGGTGCCCGCGGCGGCCCCGGCTGGCAGCACGACATACACGTCCACCTCCCGCTCCGTCAGCACCATGGCGGTGCGGCACGTGTCGGGGTTGGTCACATTGACCGTGAAGTTGTCCAGCACCGTGTTCTGGGCGGCCGGGACCGGCACGTCGGGATAGTCCCGGTTGTCGAAGTAGGACGCGAACGAGAGCCTGCCGCGCGGCTCGCCCCGCAGGACGCCGTTGCTGTCGCACGCCACCACTCCGCCGAACGTGTCGAGGCTGCACGGGTACGGCCACGTCCCGGTCTTTGCCTTGACGGGGGCGCTCGCGGTGCCGTTGCCGACCAGGCCGCAGCCCGTGAGCACCGCGCCGCCGGCCGTGGGCACGTACAGGCCGCCGTCCGGCCCGATCGTCACGTTGTTGCCTGCCTGCCCGGACAGGTCCGCGGAAATCGCGCCGGTGGCCTGGTCCAGGTTGATGCCGGGCCCGGCGGACAGACACGCCCTCACGTCCGCGCATGGAATCGCCGCGCTGATGACGTACGGGTTGGCCGCCGACCCGGAACCGCTGACGCTGACGTTGGTCCCGGACTCCACCGCGCAGTTGCACGCGCCTCCGGCGCATCCGCACCTCGCCACTGATCCCACCGTCCTTGGGGGTTGATCGTGGCCCGGACCTAAACCAGCGGCGCACCGTCGAGTCTATCGACGGCCTGCCCGGACACCATCGCGGACAAGTCCGGGCCGATGTCCGGACAACGCGCGGACACCATCCGGGACATGAGCACCGGACACGGCTGACCTGCACGGACACTGTCCGGACACGGGTGTCCAGACGCGTCCAGGACACGGGGTCAGCCGTACAGGTACACGATGACGATGCCCGCACCGCCAGGGGTGCCGTTCACACTGTCGCCGTCCCTGGCCAGGGCGCCGGCCGCGCCGCCGCCGTAGCCGCGGCCCGCCCCACCGCCGCCCGAGGAGGAGCGCTGCCATCCGCCGTGGCCCAGCCGGGACTCCCCGCCCTCCCCGCTCTGCCCCTCACCGCCGCTGATCCGCAGGGCTCCGCCCCCGGGGCCCCCGCCCTGCGCCATATCGCCCACCCCGGCAAGCGGCCCGGAGGTACCCGACAGGCACATGGGCGTCGCCCCGGACGGCATGACGGCCTGGCCCGGGTTGCCGCCCAGCGCGGTGCACAGGCCGCCGAAGGAGGAGTTACCGCCCGGGCCGCCGTCCCCTGTCGGCGTGCCCGCGATGCCGGCGTCGCCGACGACGATGGCCTCCGTGGCGCCGAGCGCGGACGCCGCGATCAGCCGCTCCGCGTACCCGCCACCCGAGCCCCCCGGCTGCGCCACCAACTGGTTGGCGTTCGCGCGGGCGCCGGCCGCGCCTCCCCCACCGGCCTGAACCATGACGAACACCCGCGCGAGCCATGGATAGTCGGCCTTCTTGAAGGTGTCAGCCCCCGGAGTCTTGAAGTACAGGACGTTACGCAGGCCCTGCTGCCCGGGGACGAGCGTCAGCCGCCCGTCATCGCCCACCTCGAAATAGCTGTCATCTACACAAACTGCTGCTACCGGACTCACCCCTCGGGTGCGAAGTGAGTCCGGCCCTGAACCAGCGACTACTGGCCCATGCTAGTGATGCGCCACCACGCCTTGCCGTTCTTCAGGTTCGAGACGTGCGTCTGCGAGATGCCGAACTCCGCGGCGAGCACCCGCTGCTTCTCGCCCGCGCGAGCCCGCCGGACGATGTCCCGCACCTGTTCCTCCGTCAGCTGGTGGAAGGCGTGCCGCTCGCCGTGTGTGCTGCGCCCGGACTCGATCATGTCCACCATGTTCTGCTCGTGGTCGCCCAGGTACAGGTGGCCGACGCTGGCGCACCCCTCGTCGCCGCGGTGGCAGGTGTGGAGGACGTGCCGGTCGCCCGGGTCCCCGTGGCGGATCATCCACACGGCCCGGGCGGCGGTCATCGGTCGGCCCTGGTACGAGACGGACAGCCGCCCACCGTCAGGGCCGGGCACAAGGAAACACCCGTCGCCGTCGTGTGCGGCTGCCTGGTCCAGCAGGGCGCGCACCTCGCCTTGCGGTCGTCGGACTGCCTTGAGGACGAGCGGGCTGCCGGTACGGAGGGCGCGGCCGTCGTGGATCGAGCACCACACGTCGGTGGTCATCCGCTTGGTGGCCGTCCTGGTGCACCTCACGCCGTCCTCGACCACGGTGCACTGCTTCGGCCTGGCGGTCTTCCACAGCCGTGGCAGCTTGCTCGCCGCGGCGTTGCGGCACGCCTTGCTGGAGCACACCCGGGCGTGGCTCCGGTAGCCCTCCAGGCTCGTCCCGCAGATGGCGCAGGCGCGCTCGGGCGCCTCCTCGGGCGCACGGCCCCTATCGTGGGTCACGTCGACTCCCAATCAGTCGGCAGTGCAACCCCCGCGCCTGGTGCCCACCTTCGCGGGGGTTGCGCATGTTGCGCCCTAGTTTGCCTCGGGGTTGGGCGGTGCCGCAGCGACGTCCTGGGCGGTCACGTGCACACGCACCCCGGCCCCGGCCGGCTCCGCCACCCCCGCACCGCGCCGCCCCCTGGTGCGCCACACCCGCACGACTACGCACCAGGTGGTGGCCTCCTCCAGGGCGACGAGCACCGTGCGGTCGTCGTCCTCGGGCGCCGGGTCCAGGGCGAGCGCCGAGACGGCCGGGGCAGCTCCGTACGGCGCCGGGAACGCCCACCGGGCCCGCCCGTCCTCGCCGGTGGTCAGCACGGCGGCAGCAGGCCATGCAGGCGCGCGCACGGGCGGCGCCTCGGCCGGGGGTGCTTCCTGCTCGAACGTCAGGCCCGTGGTGCGGGTGCGGCCGGCGATCCTCGAGCGGGCGTCCAGGTGGCGCAGCACCCCGCCCAGCGGGTTACCGGGCAGGCTCCGGGAGGGGGAGGTCCGAATGGCCATCAGGGGTTCTCCGCTCCGCTCGCCGCTACCTGCACCTGCACGCTCTCGGAACCTGGGTTGTTGTCGTTCCCGCCGGTCTCCGCCACCCGCAGGCCGGTGATCTTCAGCCGCTGGCGCACGGTGCGGCAGGTGGACGCCGACGTGACGTCCAGGCACCAGCCGGGCACAAGGGAAGGCACGTTGACAGCGGCCTCCGGGCTGATGGTGACCTGCTGGGTGTCGATCACCACCGGCACCGTGCCAGACGCCCGCTGCCGCGCCCCGGCCGCCTGGTCCGCTGATGCCTGGTCGGTGATCTCCGTCTGTTCCACGTACCGCTCGTGCAGCCCGTAGTACGGATCGATGCCTCCGGCCGTGCCGATAACGCCGCTGCCCTCACTGCCAGCGACGATCCAGCGGGTGGCCAGGCCGGTGCCGTCCTCGCTCACCTCCAGGCCGTCCGGCAGGTCCGTGTCCGACAGGCGGCCCACCGGCACCAGGTGCGTTTCCGGGAGCAGCAGGATCTTGGAGCCGATGGCCGTGTAGTCGATACCGGCCTCGGCCAACTGGCCCAGGTGGTCCAGGGTCTGGCCGAAACCGGCGCTGTAGGAGCGGGAGCCGGACACCCCGGCCTTGCCCACCACCTCCACCGTGTGGCCCGGGTCATCCGGCCGGTAGCCGTCCTCGATCAGCCACTCGGCGATCTCGGACAGGTCCGCGTTGGTGAAGGTCTTGTTCTCGTGCGGCACGCGGTCCCCGAGCCACGCCAGGGCGTCCTGGGCGCGGATCTCCACCTGGCCAAGGGACCAGGTGATGCCGGTGATCGGCCCGTCCCACACGTACTGGCCGTCACGGAAGATGACCAGGCGGGAGCGCCACGTGGAGATACGCCCGAGACGACCGCAGCAGTCCCCGTCCGGGTTGATGGTGGCCTGGGCCGTCGACACGCCGTCCAGGACGCGGGTCCACTCCACGGACGTGAGCACGTTGGCGACGGCCACCGTGGCACCGCTCCTGTCCAGCACCATGGCCTGGTGCGTGCCGCAGCCGGCGACCGCCATTACCGCCCCCTGCCCGAGACGTTGAGGGTGACCAGGGCGTCAAGCGCGGGTGGGCTCTGCAGGTCGGTTTCCAGGCAGATGCAGTACGTCGAGCAGTCCAGGGGCTGGAAGGTCACCGGCATGCCGTCCAGGCCGTACACGTCCGGGCTGGACTCGCAGGTGCCGCCGCACTCCACGGTGGACCGGCCGGTCTGGCCGTCCAGGGTGACGGCGCCTCCGGCCGGCACGTAGGCCACGTGGAAGTAGTTGACCGGCGTGCACCGCTTGAAGTCTGCGACCTGGTCGCACGTCATGCCCGCCTCGCCGCTCTCGTAGATGGCGATGGTGAGGTTGCGCAGCTCCGTCGACCCGGACCGCACCGTGATGACGGGCAGGTCCGTGGACCAGTTCGGCCGGCCGGTGAGGTCCATCGGGTAGCAGGCGCGCTCCGTCGCCAACGGCAAGCAGAAGCAGGTGGAAAGCGGAGCACCGGGCAGGGGTGGGGCCTCCGGGAGGCAGCGGGTGTCCGCGCACGCCGCGGTGGGGTCCACGCAGGCGGCGAACTTGCAGCCGCCCGGGCAGCCCGCGTCCCCGGCCGGGTGCAGGCACCACTCCACGCAGGACCCGTCCAGGTCCATGGGCGGGGTGACCTCCATGACGGGCAGGGGGTCCGTATACAGCCACGGCACCGCGGCGGTCATCACCCATTCCACGGTGAGGATGTCCGCCCCGGACTGGCACGTCCCCGTCGAGCAGCCCGTCCCGGCCCGCGCCGTGACTCGGGGGCCCTCCACGAGGGCGACACGGCGCAGCGTGCGCCGGTGCCGCCGGTTGAACTCCGCCGGGGTCAGGCCGCCTCCGGGACAGCAGGCGTACACGACCAGGCAGTCCCCCTCACAGTCCCCGCCCGCGCATCCCTGGAGGGCCTGGGCGAGGAACTGGAGGCCGTACTCCACGCCGCAGCAGGTGGACCCGAGCAGGATCGCGGTCACGGTGATGGTGCGCGGCAGGGCCCGCGCGGGGCCGATGGCGCAGCCGCCTGCGATCCCGCCGGTGACGGTGCGCTGCACGGGGTAGTCGTCCAGGCCGGCGACGTCCAGCACCATGACGCCGGCGAACTCCTTGGACTCCGGCACGTCCGGGTCGTACCAGGGCGCAGGGTTGTCCGCGTCATCCGGTGTCGTGTGGGGCAGTTGGTCCAGCACCTCGTTGGTGAAGGTGGGGCACCCGCAGCCGCCGCCGGTGTCCAGCGGGGAGCCCACCGTTTCCAGGTACTGGTCGAGCCTCGTATGGTTCACGATCTCGACGCCGCCGTACTCCATGTACCACTCGGCCGTCATCAGCCCCTCACAATCCCGCCGCGTACACGAGCCGGTTGACGACGCGGTGGGCGGTCACGTGCCCGTCGCCCACCTCCCGGATCTCGAAGTGGTTGTTGATGGTCGTTCCGGACCCGAACCGGCCGCCTCCTGCGGCCTCCGCGGCCCCGGCCTGGCGGGCGCGCTGCGCCCGGGTCAGTGGCACCACGCCCGCGCCCAGGTCGCCCACCGCGCCGAGCGAGGAGGAGACCCGCCCGGGCAGCAGGCCGAACTGTCCGGCGACCGCGTCCACCATCGAGCGGGCCGCCGCCGTGGACGCGCGCATGATCCCGGCCATGCGCTGCACCAGGCCGAGCTCCAGGCCGGCGCCCGTGTACTCGCCGATGCGCCGCATCACGAGCGAGGGACTGTGGATCTTGAGCGCCGTACGGATGGCGCTCTGCATCCCCTTGGCGATGTCGAGCATCAACTTTTCAATGCTCTTGCGCTGGCCCTGCAACCCGGTGAGGAACCCCTTACCGGCCTGCTTCCCAGCGTCGAACAAGACGTCGGCGGAGGTGTTGCCGAGAGTGCCGGATGCCTTGGTCAGCTCCGCCTGGACACTGTTAAGCCGCTTCAACTGGTCCTTGGTGGCGGAGGCCAGGGCGGTGGCGAGCTCCGCGCCCTGCTGGGGACCCAGGCCCACGAGCTGCTGGAGCAGGTCCTTACGCAGGCCCCGGGCGGCCAGGTTGTTGAGCTGGGCAGAGAACCGCTTCACCTGGTCCACCGCGCCCTGAAGGCTGGCCGTCAGGGTCTTGGCGGTGAGCGCCTGGCCGTCGGCCAGACCCTGGGACAGGTTCTGGAGGGAGAACGCCTGCAACGCCTGGCTGGTGGTGTCCGCGGCGAACTTCTGCGCGTCCGCGATCTTCTTGGCCAGGGCATCGCGCTGGGCGGCCAGGGTGGTGAGGCGCTTGTTCCCGGCGTCGAGCATCGCCACCAGGCGGTCATCCAGCCGGGTCTTCTTCCCGGAGAAAGCGTTCTGGATGTCACGGACCAGCTTCTCCGTGGTGCTCTTGATCTGGGAGGCAGTGCCGGTCAGGCCGGCCACGAAACCGCGGCCCACGTCCCGGCCGATCTTGGTGAAAACCTTGCTGGGGCTGTGGATCTCCAGGGTGTTCCGGGCGGCGACCGCCGCGGTGTCGGCCATCTCGGTGGCGGCGGTGGCGACCAGGCCGGCGTTGTTGCGGATGCCGTCGACCATGCCCTGCACGACGTTGGCGCCCACGTTGTCCAGCAGGCTGCCGATGCCGGCGAGCAGGGAGCGCAGCGTGGACACGGCGCCGCCCACTTGGGCGCCGCTGCTGCTCGTCGTCGCGGCCGCCGCCGCGGCCAGGCCGCGGGTCTGGCTGGCCAGGATGCCGAGCAGGCCGGACTGATGGGCGAGCTCGGCGGCGCGCTTGGGGTTGGTCAGCGGGATGACGACCTCGGGCCCGGCCTCACCGATGAGGGCATGGGTGGGCCCGTACACGATGCCGCCCTTGGCGAACGGCAGGTACTTGCGGACGCTGGACGGGATACCGGACTTGACCTTGGCGATGATCTGGCCGCCGATGTTGCCGATGGCGCCGAGGATGGCGCCGGGCAGGCCGCGGAAGAGGCCGACCACCCCGGAGATCAGCCCGGACACCGCCGTGCGCGCCCGGCCGGCGGCGCTGGTGAACGCGGAGGCGATCCGCCCGGGCAGGGAGGCCAGGGAGCTGGCGACTCGGCCGGGCAGGGCCCGGAAGAACCCCACGGCGGACGAGATGAAAGAGGTGATCCCGGACCGTGCGGAGTTGAACGCGCTGGTGAAGTTCCGCAGCAGGAACGAGCCCAGGGACGCCAGCGCGCCGGAGACCTGGCCGGGCAGGGCTCGGAAGAACCCGACGGTGGAGGAGATCCAGCCGGACACGGCGGAGCGGGTGGCGTTGAACCCGGCTGTGAAGGCGCGCAGCAGGAAGGAGCCGATGGAGACCAGCGCGGAGTACACCCGGCCTGGCAGCGCCTGGAAGAACGCGACCGTGGCCGAGATCCAGTCGGACACCGTGGACGTCACGGCGTTGAACCCGGCCACAAAGGCGGTGATCAGGAACTGACCCAGACCGACCAGGGCGTTGTAGATCCGGCCGGGCAGTTCGGTGAAGACGAACACGATCCCGGCGACAACGGTCAGCAGGCCGATGATCAAAAACGCGACGGCGCTGGTGAAGGCCCCGAGCAGCAGCCCGGGCAGCGCGACCAGGGCGGCCACGATCCGGCCAGGCAGCGCCACGAAGAAGTCGACCACGGCCTGAGTGGCGGTCGTCAGCCCGGCCTTGGCGGTCTCGAACGCACTGACGAAGAACTGGCCGGTGGTGGAACCCAGCGACGACAGCCCGGAAGTGATCTTGCCTGGCAAGCCAGTGAAGAACCCGACCACGGCATCGATCCCGGACGACACCGCCGACTTGGCCGAGTTGAAGGCGCCGACGAAGAAGCCAGCGATCTGGGAGGCCGCGGACTTCACGAACCCGACCGCTGCCAGGAAGCCGTCCCGCAGTGCGCGGCCCACGGCATCGACCACCGTGCGGACGATCGCGAACCGCTGGTACAGCAGGTAGATGGCCGCCACCAGGCCGATGACGGCCACGATGATGACGCCGATCGGCGAGGCCACGAACGCCGCGTTCAGCGCGAGCCAGACCCCTTGGAGCAGCCGGAAGATGGCAATGGCGCTCTTGATCACCTTGACCAGGCCGAACACCGCAGCACCGGCGACGATCAACGGCGCCGCGAGGTTGATCACCGGGGCGACCAACTGGACGAGCAACGTGACCGCGGGGGCCAGGGCGACGACCAGGTCAGCCGCGGAGCGGGCCAAGGCAGCCGCCGCAGCAGCAAGCGGCGGCAGGGCAGGGCCCAAGGAGACGGCGGCGGCACCGATCTGCTGCAGAGCGACCGACAGTTGCGGCAGCGCCCCCTGGGCGGCGGCACCGAGCTGGCTGATCACCCCCACCAGCACAGGGCCGAACCCGGCCAGGATCGGCGCTACGGCCGGCGCGATCTGCCCGAGATTCGACACCAGGGCAGAGATGATCGGCCCGAGTTGCTGGGCCACCTGCCCGACGGTGGCGAAGACGTTCCCCAGGGCGGTCTGGCCCTGGGTGGAGTTGACGAACTCCGAGACGGCCTTGGTGACGGTCTGGAGGTTGTTGAGCACCCCGGCGCCGGCTCCCTCCCCGGCCTGGAACAGCCCGGTAAAGATGCCCTTGACGTTCCCGGCGATGTCGCCGAGACGGGCCAGGGTGTTGAGAGCGCCGTCCACCCACGCCACGGCCTGGCCGCCGGACGCGATCCGCTGGAGGAAGTCCCCGATCCGCTGGCCCAGGTTGGCGATGCCGCCGGACAGCTCTGCGCCGAACCGGTCCGAGACGACAGCGGCCACCTGGAGCAGGCCGGCGGTGAGCCGGTTGGTGGTCTGGGAAAGGCCCTCGGTCGCCGCCTGCGCACCGCCCAGGATGGAGCGGACGTTGGCCACGCCCTGGGAGCCCTTCACGTACCCCAGGGCGTTCTTGGCCGCCACGCCCCACGCGGTGGAGATGCCGGTCAGCCCGGTCTTGAGGGGCCCGCCCAGAGCTTTGGCGGTGCTGGTGATCTGCCCCTCGATCTGGGCGAAGAACCCGTCTTGAACGGTGTTGCGCAGGTCCTCGAACGCGGGCTTGAGGGCGCGGACCTCGCGCGCCGCCGCCTGGGCCTTGGGCGAGAGCTTCTCTAGCGACTTCTCGAACTTCTCCGCGTTGTCCGTCAGCGCCGACTTGAACGCGTCGGAGACGCCGGACAGCGCGAGCTTGAGGCCGCCCAGGGCGGACTGAAATCCGAGGATGACCGCGGGGCCCGCGGCGATGAGCCCGGCCGCCGGGGCCAGCGCGGCAACGAACTTGCCGATCCCTGCCGCGGCCCCGGCGGCGGCGATACCGATACCGGCGAACTTGAGGGTGTTGAGCAGGACGCCGCCGATGCGGCCGGCCACCTTGCCCAGGCCCGACAGGGCGCGCACCAGGCCGTCGTTGTCGAACTCGACGTCCACCGTGATGGTGGGGGCCCGGTGCGCCCGAATGCGGGCGTCGAAGTCGTCCAGGTTCGGGATGACCCGGACCTCGAACTCCTCGCCCGCCAGCAGCGCCCGGATGCGCGTGACGAAGTCGTCCAGGTCCGGCAGGACCGGCACCCGCAGCTCCGCGCCCGCGGTGGCGAAGAACGCCGCTCGTTCGATCCTGTCCCGGAGCTGGGACATGTCCGGGGTCACCTGGACGGCGACCGACACGTCCCGCAGGCCGCGCTGGATGTTGGCCCGGATCTGCTCGCCGGCGTCCCGGGTGGCGCGGTCCAGGGCCCGCTTGATGCGGAGCCCAAGATCCCGGGCGTCCGCCACGGCGTCGGCGTCGTCCAGAACGATGCGGACGGATGCCGAGCCGAAATCCTCGTCCTCGCCGGCCACCGGGCGGCCCCCACTAGTGAGTGGTGGTGCCCGGCCCTTAACCAGTCGGCGAGAGGCGGCCCCCACGAGGGGCCTGCCGTGATCCCAGACTATCCGCTACGACCGCCAGCGACCTGGGCGTCTTCGGCGGCCACGCTGGCCATGAGCGCCTGGGCCTGGGCCACGCTCATCCCCCGCCCGCTGGCTGCGGGCCCAGCCGACCGCGCGGGGGGCCGCTGGCCCCGGGGCGGGGCGTACAGCTTGGCCCGGGTGCGCGCCCGCTCCTGGTCGTCCTTGGCGGACGCGTCGATAGCGGCCTCGGCGGCGGCGAGCATGGTGCGCAGTCGCCAGGCGTGGAGGTCTACCCCTTCGAGCGCGAGCGCGCCGGACCACTCTTCCCAGCCCGCGGCGATGCTTTCGCAGAGCCGCCACGTGACGTAGGAGGGCGCTTGTCTGCCCCACCTCCGTACAGCTCCGTCACCCACTCCATGAGGGCGACCAGGATGCGGTCCGGCATGGGCATCGCCCACTTCACCCGCGCGCCCGCCGTCTGGTCCGCGGCCTGCTGCGCCTCGCCCCAGTCCTGGTGGGAGGACAGCAGCACGCCGTCCTTGACGACCTCCACGGCCAGGAACTCCTGGGCACTCTCCGGGAGCATGAGGCGGGCGACGAACAGGCGCAGGCCGCGGGCGGCGCCGCGCAGCTTGGCCGGGTCCAGCGTCGACAGGTCGTCCAGGTCGATCCCGGAGGCCGCCGCCTGGGCGTCCTTCAACTCCTGGAAGGCGTCCATGAACTCATCGCCCATCACTTCGGCCTGGAACAGCAGGTCATGGCCGTTGACGGTGGCAACGTGAGGTTCGGTGTTGAAAGCGAAGTTCTTCTGTGCCACGGGGTGTGTCCTCGTCTCCCGCACCTCGCCCGGCCCTCAACCAGTCGGCGTAAGGATCAGGGTAGCCCGAGCCACATCGTCAGGTGGGCGTTGCGCAATTGCGAAACCACCGATGGGGAAAGCGGTGGTTACGCCATGCTGGGCCCATGGATCTTGCAGGCGTCGGAGCGATCGCGGCCGCCGCTGTAGCCGCGGTCAGCGTGCCCACAGCTCTCCTGGTCGGCCGGTGGCAGATGCGCGCTGCCCTTGACGCAGCTAGCGCTCAGGCAACCGCAGCACTTGACGCAGTCAATTCGCAGGCACTGGCAGCCCATAGACAATGGCGAAGGGGCGTTATGCGGGACGCATACGTCAGCTTCCTCGTTGCCATCAACGACTGGCAACAAGCGATCTCCGCCTTCCCAGACGCACCTTTGGGTGAAACGCTCGATTTAACAGAGTATCGCTCGGCGCGAGGTCAACGAGAACACGTGGCGTACACGCAGTTGAACGTGGTGCAACTCGAAGGACCCGCGGCGGTATCCAAAGCGGCAGTCATGGTCCACATAAGAGTGAACAGCCTGTCAAAGATGCAACCGCAGTGGCTGCGATCAACTCGCGTGTGCCACCACTTGAAACAGGCACGGGACTCGCCAGACGCGGCCAGCCTCCGCGACCTCAGTTCACAGCTCGTGCGCGTAATGTCCCGTAGGGCCGAGTATCACCCGAATAGTAACCGTCGGATTATCCCCGACGAAGCGAATGAAATAGTCCAACAGATGGAGCAAATTAACGGTCGCCTTCGATTGTCAGATCAGGACTATGAAGCACTCATCTCCCCCATCCAGCAAGGCTGGGCGCCCTCCTCTAGGGGGCTCGACGCGTTCGACAGGGCAGTCCGAGATTTCATTCGCGAGGCGCAAAAAGCTCTGGAAATGTGACGTGCGGTAGAGCCGATATCCTCATCGCCCCAGGCGCAGCGCCCTGGCCAGGAAGTTGTTGGGCCTGGTCCCGGGGTGGCGGACCAGCTTGGTGAACACCACGTCGCCGCCGACCTCGAACCGCAGAAAGTTGCGCCGACGAGGCCGGATGGGGTGCGGCCTGGTGCCCTCCAGGACCAGGCGGGCCTTGGGGTGGGTGCAGGTGACCACGCCCTCCAGGCCGCGCGGCCCCTCCCTGACGTCCGTCTCGATGTAGTCGCCCATGCTCCCGGGGGCCTCCGCCTCCGCGATGCGGGCGACGCGGTCCACCTTCTGCTGGAGCTTGCGCCGTGCGATCCCGCCACGAGCCCGCAGCAGGCGCAGCAGGGCGCCCTGGTCGATGCGTACCTCCACGCTCATAGCGTGTCCTCCTGCGGGCATCCGCAGCCTGGCAGCTGCACCGTGACGCGCTGCTCGAACCCCACGCAGCCGCCCTGTGGGCCGACCGTGCGGGACTCCCCGACGAACACCACCCGGCCGCGCCGCTGCTCGCCCGTGGTCGGCAGGCAGCACTCCACGGCGTTGCGCACGACCACCATGTCCGTATGCAGGATGCGCGCCGCCTCCCCCAGCGCATCGCAAGGCGGCGGGCAGCCGCCTACATCGAACGTGGGGGCGCAGCGCAGCAGCGTGACCACCAGCTCCACCGCCATGGCCGCGGGCGCGGCACAGGCGAGCCGGCCCCGCGCCTGGGTGACGGACAGGGTGCGGTCCTGGGTGGGGAACTCCGTGGACGGGAACAACCGGGCGACCGAGACGGACAACTGGCCGCCCGCGCCGCCGGCCGGAGCCTCGTTGCACGGGTCATCACAGGAGTCCCAGGCTGGCATCGCTGGGACCAGGCAGGCGCGGCACGGGCACCCGCGCTGACCCTCGACCGTTTCAGCCGCGTCCTGCAGAGCTGCGCACACGCATGCCAGCACCGCCTCCGCCGCGTCCTGGACGGCGTTGACCTGCAAAGCCATTGTCAGGCCCTCCCGTTACGGTCGAACCCGACATAGCAGACCCCCAGGACAGCGGTGGGCGCCGTCCCGGGGGCAACGCCGACTGAGTAGGAGTCGACTTGTCCGAGTTTACGTGCCTGGTGGTCTTCGCCGACGGCACCCGATGCCCCCGCCCACCTCGGGGTAGCAAGTGGTGCAACGCGTGCACCGAGTGGAGCAGGCGGAACAACGGCCGGGACCCCAACGGGCGCACCCCCCACCGGCGCAGCGGTGAGCTTCAGGCCGAGCTTGTCGCCGCGGCTGCTGCTACCACTGACGAGTGCGTGATGTTGAGGAGCCGTGGTGGTAGCAGGCCGAAAGCCGACGTGGGCGGCAAGGTGATGTGGGCTGCCCGCGCGGTCTGGCTCATCTCGCACGGCGACCCGGGTGAGGCTCAGGTGCTGCACACCTGTCACCGAGGGGACGAGGGATGCATCAGCATCAGGCACCTCTACCTCGGCGACCACGCCCAGAACATGACGGACAGGGACACTGCCGGTCGTCAATCCAAGGGCGAGGGGCAGCCAATGGCGCTGCTGACTGACGAGCAAGTCAGAGCCATTCGGCGGGAGTACGTCCCGCGTGTGGTCACTCAGCAGTCCCTCGCCGACAAGTACGGCATCAGCCGCTCGAACGTCTCGAACATCCTTCGAGGCGCGCAGTGGAAGCACGTGGAGTGACATCACGGCCACGTCGTCCTTCGTGGGCGGTTGTAGTCCACGGAGTACACCCGGGACGGACGCGAGAGCCGTCCCGGGTTCACCGTCATAAGCCACAGGTCCACCTCCGGGATGCCGGTCAGGCCGCTGCTGTAGAACACGGTGGGGTCGGGCATCTCCATCTCGACGCCCTGGCGTTGAAGCCTGGTGATCTTGCTGTTCGCGCGGCATCCGCACGAACCGTTCCCACCGCACCCCTTCAAGAGGTGACAGACCATGGCCGAGGCGGCCGCAACCGCGGAGTCGTCCGGCTCGATCCCCCACCGGTAGGTGACCGTGAAGGTGCCTGGGGCGCCCTCCGGTTCGGCGAGTTCCTGGCACTGCGGCCAGCACTCCCCGCCCAGGCGCACCAGCAGGCTCGGCGCGTCCACCCGGTACTCCGCCCCCGGCACCAGGTCCACCCCGTCCACGTTGACGCGCACCACGGAGTGGACGGGCCCGCCGAGCTTGACCTCACACAGCTCCGAGCAGGAGCAGCCGGACGGCGCGCAGCCGCACACCGACGCGTTGCGCCAGGCGCCATCCACACCGATGTACGGCACCCACGGGCCGGTTCCAACCCCGGCCTGGAACGAGATCGGCCCGGAGTCCAGGCACGCCCGCCTGCACGGCCGTACGGTCACGTCGCACACGCCGATGCGCCGGCCGGACAAGCGCCACAGGATCTGGGTGGCCACGCGCTGCCACCGCTCCAGGGTGGCCGCCTCCACGCCCTCCACGTCGCAGCACAGGTCCACCGGCCACGGATTGCACGCGGTCGTCTGGAGCGGCACGCCTTACCTCCTGGGTACGCGGCAGCCGCGCGACGTGGCGCCGCGCGGCTGCACTGGTGGCCATTGGGTCAGACCGGGACCGGCACGTAGTCACAGGACGGCGCCGGGGGTGCGACGGTGGTGATGAACGTGCGCCGGTGGCAGTTGGCGTCCAGTGGCGTGAGGAGCGGGCCGGGGGTGTTGGCGGCGTCCGCCGGCTGGACGTCGTACGGGCCGACGCCCCAGTTCCCGCCGGTCTTGGTGGACCCGGTGATCTGGAGGGTGACCGCCTCGCTGCCGATCTCCAGGTCGCCCAGCAGGCCGTTGGACACCCACGGCAGGAGGAAGTAGATCCACTGGCCCGTGGCGCCCGCGACACACGCCTCGCCCAGCACCTCCGCCCACAGCTCCAGCGCGAAACCGGTGTCGCACTTGACGGAGCAGGTGTCGAAACCGATCGGCTTGCCGTCGAACCCGAGCACCACGGGGTTGCCGGTCAGGATCTCGATCAGCTCCGGGGAGACGGAGTACACGTTCAGCTCCAGGTCGAAGCCTCGGAACGTGGGGCAGCCCTTCTTGAAGCCGCAGACGCGGCCGTTGGCGGCCTTGTACTCGATGTCGTCGCCGTCGTCGGAGTTGTTGTTCATGGCCAGGCTCGAAAAGCAGTCGAACACATAGCCGTTGTCGGGGCCGGGGATCGGGTTGCCACACTGGTCAACCCGGGTGATGCGCATGACGTCCGCGTTCGCGATGAGCGGGCAGGACATGCCGTGCCTCCTACGTGCAGGAAGCCCGGCCCTCAACCAGCGACATGTTGCCCGGCCCGAAGCCAGCGGCGAGTTCAGTCTAGCTGCGGCCGGGCCCTGGAACCCGGCCGCGAGCAGGCAGCTTTCAGGCGGCCGGCTGGTCGCCGTCGCTGCCGGTCGGCAGCTCCACGATGATGACGCCGGCCGCCTCGTTGTACTCGGCCTCGGTCACCTCGCGGTAGCCGTCGGGCACGACGTTGAACACGTCGGCGTCGCCGCTGACGGTCAGCCAGCCGCCGTTGTTGTGCAGGAAGTAGCGCACGGTCAGGGCTCCTTAGCGGGTCATGGCGATGAGGTCGGTGTCGGTGATCCACTGGTTGATCGTGACGGTGCCGGCCGTCACGCGGATCGCCGGATAGACGCGCACCGCGTAGCCGGTGTGCGGGGGCAGGACAGTCGCCTGCGAGACGCCGAAGCTGTACCGCTCGTGGCGGGCCGGGCCGTTGGCGAGAACGCTGTGCGTCTGCCGCACGGCCAGGGCGCCGCCGTTGATCTGCACGGCATACCCGAGGTCGAACTGAGCGTTCGCCGGCCAGGTGAGTTCCACGTGGCCGGTGAACCGGGTGGAGAAACTGATGCCACGGCAGGCGCTCAGGGAGTCCGCTGTGTAGGTGCCCTCGGACCAGGCGGTGGAGTCGACGAGGACGAACCCGCCCGTGACAGCGATGGTCGGCGTGCCCAGCGGGTGGTTCTGCTGAAGGGTGGCGGCGGCCGAGCTGTGCTCGGGCGGCGTCCACAGGGCGCCGCTGCTCGGGTCGCACTTCAGCGTGCTGTTGGCGACCGGGTCACAGTTCCAGTCGTCCGTCCACGACTGGGAGCCGGCGATGGGAAACGCGGCCAGCGGAGAGGCGGCGGTGCCGTCGCCCTGGAGGCCGCAGCCGACCTCCGGCGGCGGGACCGACGGCACGAACAGCCGGCCGTCCGCGCCGAACGCCAACCGGTTCCCGGTGTCCGCGCTGGGGGCCACCAGGAGCCCGTTTGCAGCCGCCTCCACGCCGTTGGGCTCCGGGGCGACCACGACGTCCCCAGAGACGATGTACGGATCCCCCGCGGCCCCCGTGCCGGTCACCGTGGCGTTGAGCGTCGGGGTGTCCGCGGCCTGGAGCGCCGTGGGCGTGCCGCCGGTCGAGTACAGGCCGCCGTCCGAACCGAACGCCACGGTGTTGCCGGCGTCGGTCGACAGGCGCGCGGAGAACTCCCCGGTGGCCGGGTCGTACGCGGCGCCGTCCCCGGCGGAGAAGCACTGCCGCACGTCGGCGCACTCCACGTAGAGCCCGCCCGGGCCCTCCTCCAGGAGGTTGCTGCCACCACCAGGTGGGGTGGAGTCGAGAATTACCGCGGCGGCCACCTGGTACGGGTCGCCGGCCGCGCCGCTGCCGGTCACGGTCACGTCCACCGTGGGGGTGTCGGCGGACACGAGCGCCGTCGCCGCGGCGGGGGTGTAGAGGCCGCCGTCCGCGCCGATGGTCGTGGTGTTGCCCGCGTCAGCGGACACCCGCGCCGAGATCTCCCCCGTGGCCGGGTCGTAGGCCGCCCCGTCCCCGGCGGAGAAACACTGCCGCAAGTCCGCGCACTCCACGTACAGGCCGTCAGGCCCGGCGTTGAGCAGGTTGATTCCCCCGGCGGGCGGGGCCGGGTCCACGATGACGTCGGTGGTGACCACGTACGGGTCGCCGGCCGCGCCGGTGCCGGTGACAGTGTTGTTCGCCGTGTCGGTGTCCCCGGCCGTGACGACGCTGGGCGCGCCGCCGCTCGCGGGCGGGGCGTACAAGCCTCCGTCGCTGCCGAACGCGACCGAGTTCCCGGCGTCCGTCGAGACGCGGGCCTCCACCACCCCGGTGGCCAGGTCGTAGCTCGCTCCGTCCCCTGCGGAGATGCAGCCGCGTACATCCGCGCACTCCAGGAACAGGCCCTCGGGGCCGCTGCCGATGAGGTTGGTGCCGCCCTGGGGCGGGGTGGGGTCCAGGACGACGGCGGCACTCACCTCGTAGGGGTCGCCGGCCGCGCCGGTACCCGTGAGGGTGAGATCGACGGTGGGGGTGTCCTGGACGGCGAGCGCGGTTGCACCGGCGCCGTCCGCGCTGATCGTGTAGGGGTTCGCCGCGGAGCCGTTCCCGGTGACCGTGGTCCCGGTCCCAGCAACGACGCGGCAGTTGCACGGCTGGACGCCGCAGCACTTGGCCATGAGGGGGCTCCTGGTGGAGGAGTCGCGTCCGGCCCTAAACCAGCGACGTGCAGTTCGAGTCTAGGCCGCGAGGAGCGGCCGTCAGGGGGCGACAGCGTGGGCGTGCACCGTGACCCCGGACGCGGCGACACCGGGGCCCAGGACGCTGATCCCGAGCACGGTCACGCCGGTCGTGACGAGCACCTGGAAGGTGGTCGCGGTCGCGCTGTTAGCGGTGATCCGCGCGGTGCGCACCCCGACCGGCGCCGCCTCAATGGAGTGCGTCACCACAGGCGGAGCGGGGAACGCCCCGGCGGGCCAGGTGAAGGTCACGTTCCCGCTGCCGTCCGTCACCCCGGTCGCGCGCTCGATGCGCGGTGAGGGCGGTGTGTAGGTGCCGTTCGTGGGCATCGGCCGCGGTTACAGCTCGCGCGTGGACAGGACGATGAAATCCGAGCCCGCCACCCCGGTGAACACGAAAGCGTCCTGGAGTTTCTCGCCGTTCTTCCCGCCCTGGTCCACCGACCACGTGCCGGAGCTGCCCGCGGGGAAGGCGACGGCCGCCCCTCCGCCGATCGCCACCGTGGGCGAGCCGGCGAACACCAGCAGCGTCACCGAGCGCGCCCCGGCCGTGATGGTGACGTTGCCGGCGCCGGTCTGCCGCTGCGCCGAGGAGTCGATCTGTGGATTGGGCGAGGCGCCGCAGCGTACGACGGTGCCGGTCGGCGCGTACGGCGTGGTGCCGTCCAGCGCGGTGTCCGAGACGGCCGGGGCGCCGGTGCCGCTGGTGGTGTAGTGCCGCAGGAACGGCGTGCTGGTGCCATCGACCTGCACGTCGCACAGGATCTCGTACTCGGCATCGGCTGCCGCTGCTGCCGAAACGCTGCCGCTGGTACCGGACATGAGGAGACCTCCAGGAGGGGTGAGGGGTTATGCCGGTAGAGCGGCGAAGCCGCTACCGCCGGTGTCGAGACTGGCTGCTGTTCCGGTCATGCCGGGGTGTCTCCTTCCGGAGCGACCCAGTGAGCCGAGATGTACGTGCGTCCGTCCCCGTTGCTGACCACCGCGGCGCTGCCGAACGTGCCGAGGCGATAGGCGCCGAGCCCCACCGTGTCCCCGGCAGCGAACAAGTGCATGAACTGCCGCGAGCCCGTCGCCTGGATCTGTTTGCCCTGGTCGCCCGCCCCCTCGCTGTGGTAGATGACCATGGCCTCCGTACCGGGGACGAGGGCCCCGTTCTTGTACATGCCGGCCACGACGCCTGTGTCGCTGGCCGCCGCGCCCGGCGCTGGGAGCGACGCGACACCGCGCACCTGGATATTTACCTCCCACACGCCGGCGCGCGGGATGGTCAGCAACGGCACCTCGGGCACGGCCTCCCACGCCCGGAGTGCCCCGGTGAGCGTGTGCAGGAAGTTGAGCGCGGTCGACTCTGCCCACGCTCCGTCAACCCGGTTGAGACTCGCGGCCGTTCCCGTCATCAGTCGCTCACCTTCTGCCAAAAGATCCCCTGCTGGGGGATGCCGCCGGTCAGGTAGTGCTGGAGGTTGGCGTTGGCCTGCGTTCCCGCGTCGCCAGTGCCTCGCAGTGCTCGGATCTCGTAACTCGTCGGAGCCGTGATGGTGACGACCCCTTCGCACACCGCGTTCCCGCCGATGCTCTTGAGGCCGGTTTCCGGGCTCACCCTGCCGGGCGCGTCGTGGAGGAGCACCCACCGCGGGCTGCCGGGGACGAAGGCGTTCGTTGTGGTGTTGAACCACAGCGCCGAGATGGAGGCGATGTGCCTGCCGTTGAAGTTCCAGGTCGCAATACCGAACAGGTGGGCGGTGAGCCGGTAGACGCCCGGCTCGGGGAGCAGGACCTGACTGTTCGGCAGCACCACTTGCTGACCCAGAGCCGAGGTGCGGAGGTCCGCCTGCCCGGCGTTACGGGTCCCGAACACGGGCGTGAGCCGCGCCCCCACCTGCCAGCTCTCCGGGCACGCCCCGGCGGCCGGGGGCGTCACGTCCACGTCTACCGAGCGCTCCGTCGACACCGCGCCGCCGGGGGCGATGCCCGCCACCTGCGTACGCGGCGCGAGGAGGCCGCTCGCCGTCTGCGTCAGGCCGTTGCACGTTGCCAGGTCCAGCTTCGGGTCGATGCGGTACGTACGCCCGCATGCGCCCGCCATTAGTCGCTCACCTTCTTGAACCGGAAGTTCAGTGCCCAGACGGCTTGCCCGCTTGTGGTTCCGCTGTCGACGTGCTTCAGGCCCTCAACTCGAATCGTTGTCGGCCCCGCCACCTGGTACAACGCCGCTGCCGAGGCGTTGCCGTGGAGGGTGTGGATGACGCCGACTGCGGGCGTAGCGGCGAAGAGGGTGATGGTCCGCGTAGTGAGCGGTACCGCGGCGTTGGCAGTGACGTCAAAGAGCCGGGCTTGGAGCCACGCGTTGGAGACACTGCCCTGCATGATCACGCCGCCCTGCATGTCAGCGATCACTTCGTAGACGCCTGCTTCGGGCAGCGTCAGCTGGGCCCCGGTGACAGGGGTCCACGTGTCGAAGGGGGCAGCGCCAAGGCCGACAGCTCCGGATGTCTGCCCGCTCACCGGCGTGAGCCGGCCGCCGACCGCCCACGTCTCCGGGCACGCTCCGGCGGCAGGCGCCGTGACGTCGATGTCGACCGAGCGCTGCGCCGACACCGCGCCGCCGGGGGCGATGCCTTGGAGGGCGGTGTGCGGCACGAGGAGCCCGGCCGCCGTCCGGGTGAGGGCGTTGCACGGCGCCGGGTCCACGGGCGCGTCGACGCGGTACGTACGCCCGCATGCGCCCGCCATCAGTCGCTCACCTTCACGAAGCCGAGGCGTGGTCCTCCGAGGAGCGCCTGAGTGGAGTCGTTGAAGCCGACGTACTGCCGCTGCCCTTCCACGCGGATCGTCGTCGGCCCGGTGACGGTGAGGACGGTGCTGAGGCTGCCGGCGTTCTGCAGCGCCATCACCGTGCCACCGCCGTCGTTGATGTTGCCGAACTGAATCCGCCTGGTGCTACCAGTCACGGGCGTTCCGGCGGTGACGTTGACCAGACGGGCGTTGATCGCCACCGCCCACGGCGTGGTCGCGGCAATGTGCGAATAGAAGTCGGCGGAAAGGGCGTACGTCCCCGCCTCGGGCAGCACGACCTGGGCACTCGTTGCCACCCACGTTCCGGAGGCAACGGCTTGCAGGTTCGCATCCGCTCCGAAGGCTTCACCGCTGACCGGGGTGAGGCGCGCCCCGACCGTCCAGGTCTGCGGGCAGGCACCGGCGGCCGGAGCCTGCACGTCCACGTCGACCGAGCGCGTCGCCGAGACCGCGCCACCGGGGGCGATCCCGGCGACCTCGGCACGTGGCACGAGGAGCCCGGCCGCCGCCTGTGTGAGCGCGTTGCACGGCGCCGGGTCCAGGCGCGGGACGACGCGGGTTGACCCGCAGCAGCTCCCCGCCATCAGTCGCCCTCCGGGGCGGTGGGGAGCGGCGAGGCGAAGACGTCCGGCAGGCTCGCGAGATAGGCGGCCTCGTCTACCTCCTCGTAGCCCAGCTCGAAGTACGGCGCCGGGTCCTTCAGGTGGTAGACGACCTGCACGCTCTCGCCCCCCTTCGTGAAGTAGCGCGGGCCGGGCGCCGGGCCGGGCGTGGTCTCGGTGGTGTCGTCGCTCATCAGCGCCTCCTGGTCGGCGGTCTGGAGAAGGGGGGTGGCCATCAGCGGTACGTCCAGTTCAGGAGGTAGCTCGCTGCCGCGGTCGCCCCGGCGAAGGAGGCCGCGGCGAGGGCGGTGTCACTGTCCTGGGCGACGGACCACGTCATCGTCACCCCGGCCGGGATCGGCACTGCCGAGCCGTCCGACATGGTGGCCGCGACGCTCCCACTCAAGACGGTAAGGCTGACGCTCTGGACACCGGGGAAGCTGCCCGCGATGTTTTGCGCCGCCGTGCCGGTCACGGCCCGTACACCGGTGCTCAGCGGCCCCGGCAGCGCCTCCGCCGCGGTGCAGTCGACCGGCGAGACCGGCGTGTACGGCTGGGTGAGGTCGCCGTCGAGGTAGGTACCCAGCAGGGTCGGGGCGGCGCCGTCGCAGGGGTCGACGGCCCACAGCTCGGTGTACTGGACGTCACCGATGCCGTCGCCGTCGGTGTCGTCGCAGCCGCACCGCTCGATGACCGTCTTCGCGCACGTCTCCGTGCTCCCCGGGCATGGCACGATCGTCGCCCCGTCGGGGATGGCGTCCTGTCGTGCGCCGAGGTCGTCGAGGTAGTACATCGCGCCGTCGGTGCAGACGACCTGTGTCCACTGGAGGTAGGCGGAGGCGTCGACGTCGTACTCGGCGATGACGTGCAGGAGGATCCCGGCCGCGCCCGTCGGGAACACCGTCTCCCGGACGTGGACGACGATCTCGTTAAGGCCCGCCTGCGCCCCGGGTACGGCCGTCGGCGCGAGGGTGTACGGCGGCTGGGCGTGGCTGCTGTTGACGGGCTGCCAGGCGCCGCCGTTCAACCGCCACTCGACGGCGAGCTGGTCCGCGTTCAGCGCGGTCGCCGAGATGCGGATGGTGGCCGGGTCGGCGAACGAAGGGAGCTGGAACGAGGCGCGCCCGTACCAGTCGGGCGTGGCGGCGGTGATGGCCGGGCCCTCGCCCGGCTGGCCGGTGTTCGCGAGCTGACTGTCCGGGTGCGGCGCGATCCAGTGCGCCGTCCCCTCCGCTGTGCCCAGGTCGACGGTCGTCCAGCCGGGGTATACGCCGACCCGGTAGGTCGGGAACCAGGGGCCGGCGAGGCTCTGCCCCCATGTCCAGTCGGCATCGACTCCGCTGGTGCCCCCGGCCGGGTTGCTCAGGAACTCCACCCGCCCGGAGGGGCGGACGCAGACCGGGGTGAACTCGCATGCAGTGGGCTGGCACTGGCCCACCGTGCCGCCGGTGCTCGGGACGTAGGGGGTGGAGCCGTCGAGGCCGGTGTCCCGGAAGCTGTCGAGAGCGCCGGTGCTGCCGTCGTACACGTAGTGCCGTAGGAACTGCGTCACGGTGCCGGCGGTGTCGGTGTCGCACAGGAGTAGCGGGTCCACGTCGGCGCTGTCCGCTTCCGCGCCGGTGTCTGCGCACAGGCCGGGCGTGCCGAGGAGCGTGTACGGGGTGACGCCGTCGAGGCCGGTGTCCGTGGTACTGACGACCGCGCCGGTGCAGTCGCGGCACAGGGTGCGGAGGAACTGTCCGGACGAGGTGACCGTGATCGCGCCGAAGTACCAGTTGCCGAACTGGCCGCAGTTGGCGACGCGCGCCCCGAGGTAGCGCAGGCTGAAGGAGGTGACGGGGTTCGTGAGGCGGAACCGTGCGCCTGCTGCCTGGCTGGGGGTGGCGAGGACCGCGCAGTCGGTCACGGTGGAGTCGGCCGACAGGATGCGGGTGGCCGGGTCATAGTGGTAGCCGTACGGCAGGCTCACCACCTCCGCGCCGGCCGGGATCTGCGCCGTGTTGTCCGTGGGCCCGGTGCCCCCCGCGTGGCGGATGATGACGCTGAATTCGACGTCGACCGGCCGGTTGAACGTCCATGTCGTGTTGGGCGTGACCGAGTTGGGGAAGGTGCCCAGGCCCCACCAGGAGCCGTCAGCGTTGTTCCGTCCCGGCGAGAACGGGGAGGGGCCCGTTGCCTGCCAGGTGACGCCGTTGGAGAGGGTTCCGGACGAGGCTGTCCCGGTGATGAGGGCCGGGTCGTCGGCCCCGTCATCGCACAGGAGCAGCGTCTCGCAGTCCTTGCAGGGCGGCGGCTGGCAGACGCCCACGGTGCCGGTCGGGGCGTACGGGGCGGAGCCGTTGAGGGCATAGTCCGCGTGGCCGGTGACGGTGCCGGCCGCATCCCGGGCGTAGTCGCGCAGGAACGTCGTCACGCTGCCGTTCGCCTGGACGTCGCACAGGACGGCCAGGTCCCGCTCCGGCTGCGGGTCGGGCTGGCAGTCCCCGACCGTGCCCGTCGGCACGTACGGGCTGCCGTCGAGGAGGTAGTCCGAGTGCCCGACGATGGCGCCGGTCTCGTCCCTCCGGTAATCCCGGACCATCGCGGTGACGGTGCCGTCCGCGGCCGTGTCACAGAGCTGGACGACGTCCTGTTCCGGCTGCTCGACGCCGACCGGGCAGGTGGTGACGGTGCCGGTGGGGGTGTAGGTGGCGCCGGTGGTGGCGTCGACCAGGCGGACGCTGTCGATCGTGCCGCCCGCGGCGTAGCTGTACTCGATCAGCACCAGGCCGACGACGTCGCCGGTCGCGTTGACGTCGCAGAAGGTTCCCGAGACCTGGACGCTCTGGGAGCTGCCGCAGGCGACGGTGCCGACCGGTGGCGCGCCCGCGCTGTAGGCGCCGGTCTGGAGGTTGATCCATCCCTCGGAGGTGACTACGCCGTCGCAGTCGCGGACGACGGTGACGGCGATCGGTGTCCCGTCCGGCAGGCACAGGCCGATGGTGGCGGTCGGGGTGGTCGGTGAGGCGCAGTCGTTGACCGGCAGGCAGACGCCGACGGTGCCCGTCGGTGTGTAGGCCGTGGTGCCGTCGAGGAGCGTGTCCGCCGTGGTGGTGCCGGTGTCGTCGGTGGTGAACGTGCGCAGGAGCGGGGAGGAGGTGCCATCGGCCTGGACGTCGCACAGGAGTTGCGTCGTCCGGTCTGCTGCGGCCGGGCACGGCACGATGGCCGGCGCGGTCAGCACGGCGCCGGTGGCGAGATCGAGGTACGTGACGGCCGGGTCCCCGCAGGCGGCGCACTTGAGGACGGCCGCCGTGCCGGTGCCGCCAGCGCCGTCGTCGTAGCAGACGGTGCCCAGGACGACCGGGGTGTCCGGCGTCTGGGTCGGGCATGGGGCGGGCGCGGTCGGCGTGTAGGCGCTGCTGTAGTCCCCGGCGAGGTAGGTGCCCACCAGTTGGGGCGTACCGCCGTCGCACGGGTCCAGGGCCCACACCTCGACATACTCGGTGTCGCCGACGCCGTCGCCGGTGGTGTCGTCGCAGCGGGTCACCTGGGTGATCTGCCGGGCGCACTCGTCGGCCGGCGGCGAGCACAGGCCGAGCGTGCCGGTGGGGGTGTAGGTCGCCCCGGTGGTGGGGTTGACGATGCGCGTGCTCAGCCGGGCGCCTGTGTTCGCGTCGTAGACGGACTCCACCTGCGCGAGGCCGGCGATCGTGCCGTCCGGGAGCACGTCACACAGGAGCAGCGGCTCCACGTCCACGCGGGCGGTCGCTGCCGCGGCCTGGCTGACGATGACGGGCCCCTGCCCGCAGCATCCACTCACAGGGTGACTCCTTGGGTCCAGGTGACTGTCACGGTGCCGGTGCTCGCTGCGATGACGAGCGGGCCGGTAAGGCGGGCGTCCTCGTCCCGCGCGATGCTCCAGGTGGCTGCCTCGCCCTGGTGGAGGGTTGAAGGGCCGTCAGCGGTCGTGATGGTGCCGGTGCCGCCGTGGGCAACGGCGGTGACGGACTGAAGGGTCGGCCAGGCGGCGGCGCTCCAGGTGGCGGTGCCGGTGAGTTCCACGCGGTGGGCCTGGGCGCCGAACGCCGGCTCCGCGCCCTCCTCGTCGTCCCCGGTGTTGCAGTCCATCGGGGCGACCGGCGAGTAGGGGCCGGTGAGGTCGCTGGTGTATGTGCCCAGGCTCGTAACGGTGCCGGTGCAGTCGACGCCGAGCAGCTCCACGTAGCCGACCTCGGGGACGCCGTCCCCGTCGGCGTCGTCACAGCGGCACGCCTCCAAGACGTTCTGCACGTCGCAAGGCGTGACCGGCGTCCCGGCTGCCTCGCCGTCAGCGGCGCACGAGCCCACCTCGCCCTGCACGGCGTACGGCGTGATGCCGTCCAGGCCAAGATCCTCGGTTGAGGTGAGGTCGCCGTCGCAGCCGAAGGTGAAGCGCCGCAGGAACGGGGTGCGCTTGACAGTCAGTGCCTCTGTCCGCACCTCCAGCGGCATCAGGAACAGGTCGCGATCGTTGACCGGGCCGCCGGTCGTCTGGTCGGTGAACCGGATGGTGACTGCGCCCGTGGCGGGGGCGATGAACGCCAGCGGCGGCAGGTCTTCGGTCAGCGCGCCGCCCGGGAAAGCGTTCGAACCGTTGGAGACGTTCCGATTCCTCGCGGCCAGCACCGCGGCGCCGTCCAGGATCTCCAGCAGATAGATGGCGTTGTTGTTGGCCGGGTTGGGGGCCCCCGCGCCGATCCACGCGGAGGCGAACCGGAACTCGTACCGCACGGTGGGCAGCAGCCCGCTCACGAGCAGCTCGGCCACGCCGTTGGCGGGCTGGTTGGCCTGAGCGAACCACAGCGTCTCGCCGCCGTCGGCCGCCACCACGTTGCCGGTCAGCGTGAAGTCGCCAGCCGGCGTGGGAATGGGGGCCTGCGGGTCGTAGGTCAGGTCACACAGCTGCGCAATCTCGGTGTCCCCGCACGGCTTGGCGGCCGGGCTGCCGCTGCTGTCCGGGGTGCACTGGCCGGGCGCGCCCGTGGGCGTGTACGGCTGCCCGTCCAGCGTGGTGTCGGTGACGGCGGTGACGGCGCCCGTCTCACAGTCGGTGATGACGTTGCGGAGAAACTGCGTGTCGCAACCGGTCTGGTCGTAGACCGTCGTCGCGGTGAAGGCGGACAGCTGCCATGCGGTGCGGCGCGGCGGCGGGCAGACTGTGCCGCTGTCGTCGTAGGCGTCGAACGCCACCACGACGACGATGTTCCCGGCGGCGAGATCGGCGGCCGGGACGTCGGCCTCGGCGGTGAGCGTTCCGGCCCACCCGACAGGCGTATCGGGCGGGGCCAGCGCGAGGGCTACCCGGTTCGCGTCACCGGGGCCGTTGTAGAGGCCGAGGAAACCGGTGGCACGGCATCCGGTGTCAGGGCCGAGCTGGGTGACGTCGACCTGCACCTTCACGTGCGCCGTGCCGGCGTCACAGACCGGCCGGGGAGCCTGGATGATCGCCGCGGCGGTGCGGACGGTCCCCCTTGTGCCCGGCTGCGGACCCGCCGCGTCCGGCAAGGTCAGTGTGCCGCCGTCCCACAGGGTTTGGGCCCCGGCCATAGCCGCGCCCGTGGTGTAGGGGTAGTACGGCCCGCCGGGGGTGTCGGTGATGGTCGGGGCCGGCTCACCGTCGGTGGGCAGGTCGCACAGCAGGAGCGTGCTGGCGTTGCGGCACGGCTCCGCCTCCGGGGAGCAGACGCCGGCGGTGCCGGTCGGGGTGTACGGCGTGCCGTCCAGGCCGTAGTCCGTGTGCCCGTTGATCTGGCCGGTGACGGCGTCGCGCCGGTAGTCCCGTACGAACGGGGTGACCGTGCCGTCCGCCTGGACGTCGCACAGCACGGTGAGGTCCAGGTCGGCGGCGGCCTCGGCAGTCCCGGCCGGGCAGTACCGCAGCTCCCCTTGCAGGGTGTACGTGCTGCCGGTGCCGGGGTCCACGAGCCGCACGTGGGCGAGGCTGCCGTCCGGGTTGTACTCGTACTCGACGAGGACCAGGCCGAGGACGTCGCCGGTTGCCGGGTCGACGTCGCACAGCAGCCCGGCCAGCTCGAAGGCGCGGGAGTCTCCGCACGCGGCGGCCCCGGCCGGGGGCGCGCCGGCGCTGTAGGTGCCGGTGGTGAGGTTGAGCCACCCGTCCTGGGTGACCGTGCCGTCGCAGTCGCGGGTGAGGATGACCGCGATGGGCGTGCCGTCCGCCAGGCACAGGCCGAGCGTGGCGGCGGGCGTGGTCTGCTCGGCGCACGGCGTGCCCGGGGTGCCGCTGTCGCCGGCGCACACCCCGACGGTGCCGTTGACGACGTGCGGTGTCTGGCCGTCCAGGGCGACGTCCTCGTACGTGCCCACCCCGGCGAGCCAGGTGAAGCGGCGCAGGAACGGCCCGGACGCGTCGCACAGGGTGACGGTCTCGGTCTCGGGGCAGCCATACGTGCAGTCGACCGGTGCCACGGGCGTGTACGGCTGTGAGGGGTCGTCCTGGTAGGTGAGGACGAGGGAGGCGGAGCCGTCCGCCTTGATGCACCACAGCTCGCTGTAGGTGGCATCCGGCTGGCCGTCGCCGTCGGTGTCGTCACACAGTTGCCGACAGACGGTGTCCACACACCCGGGGTCGCAGGGCCCGGCGTCCGGGGGCGCCGCCCCGGGCGTGAACACGCCGGTGAGCGGGTCCAGCCAGCCGACGACTACCGGGTCCGGGGCGGGGGTGTCGCAGTCCGCGCAGTCGTTGCGCACGACCAGGAGCACGGTGGAGCCGTCCGCGCGGCACAGGGGCGTGGTGGCGATGCTCGGCGAGCAGGAGCAGCCGATGGAGCAGGGGCCGGCGTCCGGCGGTACCGGGCCGGCGGTGAACGCTCCGGTGAGGGGGTCCACCCACCCGATGACGGCCGGGTCGGTCGGGGTGGCGGAGCAGTCCACGCACCCGGAGCGCAGCACCACCAGCACGGTGGAGCCGTCCGCCCGGCACAGGGGGCTGGAGGCGATGGACGGCGAGCAGGAGCAGGCGCCGGGCGTGCCGGTGCCGCCGTCCGGTCCGCAGGGGATCGGCTCTACGGGCATCCGTCAGTCCTCCCGGTGGACCTGGCGGCGGTGGCTGTCCCGGCCGCGCTCGGTGGTGAACTCTCGGGTGCACAGGTCGCACGCGTAGGGGCTGCCGTCGTCGGCGGCCTGCTCGTCGTCCTGGCCGCCGGGCTCCTCGTCGTCGGCGGGGGCATCCTCGAGCGGCGCGAAGTCGCCGGCCCGCTCCGCCGGCGACACCAGTGCCTCGGGGGTGGCGACGCCCAGCAGCTCCTGGCCCGGCTCGTGGTCGCCGGGCTCGGGCACGCCGTTGGCGGCGTCCTCGGCCGGGGACACGTACCGGTGGCCGTCCACGAGGGAGCCCACCAGCACCTCCTCCGGGGCCTGGACGAACAGGTCCGCCGGTACGCCGAACTCCCCCAGGCCCACGGTGCCGACCTTGGGCGTCTGGGCGGTGGCCCAGCGGGCGAACGCGAGGAGCCGGGACCGCTCGGGCTTGACAGTGATCATGTTCATGGACACGCCATCACCTGCACTGCGCAGATCGTGCAGGTGGTGCCCACGACAACCGTGCGCTCCGCCAACACCCTGCGGTCGTTGTTCCTGATGTTCACGGAGGCGGACGCGCGGGAGCGGTCCGGGATCACGTCGACCGGGCCGCGGCGCACCACCAGGGGCCCGGTGATGTACAGCCAGGCGGCGCCCGGGTCGGCGGGGATACCGCCGGGGCCCTGGTTGAGGTAGGAGTAACCGGCGCCGATGACGGCGCAGTTCCCGGCCAGCGTGTACAGGCCGCCGCTGGCGGGGTCCTCGCGGACCACGTTGCAGCAGCCGAGCAGCGCCGCCACCCCGGCGGGCACGTGCAGCACGCCCTGGCCGCCGTAGTTCTCGGCCAGGCAGCCCTCCAGCGCGGCCACGCCCTGGGCGATGTTCAGCGGCCCCTCGGGCGGGGTGATGTCCACCGCGTCCGCCGTGAGCTTGGTCCGCATGAACCCGGCCTCAATGGCGTGCTGCTCGCCGAGCGCCAGGGAGGCCAGCGCCTGGGCGCGCGCCTCCTCATACGAGAACCCGGGGGCTGAGCACTCCGCGCCGGCGTAGACGGTGATGGGCGTGGCGTGCTCGGTGGTGGGGTGGCAGAACTCCTTATCGGTCGGGGCCCCGGGCACGGGGTCCTCGCACGGGTCCGGCCAGTCCCGGGCCGGGCAGCAGCCCATGGCCAGCCACTCCACGCCGTTGAGCTGGTGGATCTCGTCCTCGCTGACGTCGATGACCTGCGTACATGAGGCGCCGAGGATGCCGTGCGGGAGTGGCGTGCCGCTAATGCCGGGGACGACTTGGCGCAGGCCAGCAGGCATCAGTTCACCCCCTCGGGGTGCAACCGACGCTCTGACCTGCCGCGTTGAACAGAGTGTGAGGGTCGACAGCGCTCCACACGCTGCCGACCCAAACCGAACCCTTCCGGCCTGTAGATAGAAGGAGTCCGGCCTTGGCCGACGTTACCTGTTCCGCTGTCGAGAACGGAGCCCGCTGCCCGCGCCCGCCCATCGCCCGCAGCTGGTGTAACAAGCACTACGTCCGGTGGCAGCGCACCGGCGACCCGCTGACCGTACGCACACGCAAGGCGGCTAACGCGCCCTGCTCGGTTGACGAGTGCGGCAGCACTTCGATCGCCAAGGGGCTGTGCCGCAAGCACTACACCCGGCTGTACCGCAACGGAACGCTGGAACTGCTCCGGCGCCAGTTCAACTACACCGGCGATCTCAACGCCGACTTCTGGACCCTGGTCGACACCCAGGGCGGCGATCTGGACGCGTGCTGGCCCTGGGAGGGCACCATCACGGTCCACGGGTACGGGAGCTTCCTGCACTCCCCGGCGCACCGCTACGCCTACTCGCTGCAACACGGCAGCATCCCTCCTGGCCTGGTGGTAGATCACGCCTGCCATGACCCGAAGGAGTGCGCAGGCGGCCCCACGTGCCCGCACCGACGGTGTGTGAACCCGGCCCACCTCAAGGCCGTGACACACGCCGTCAACGTGAGCGCGGAGCGTTCCAGCAACGGCCGTCCGGTGGACGACGGTTGTTCCGTGAAGGGGTGCGGCAGGCCGTACGTCGTCCTCAACGGCGGGGAGCCGCTGTGTGACGGCCACGAGCAGCGCCTCCGCAAGTACGGGGACGTGTTCGCTGACCGGCCGTTCCACTGCGGCGTGCCGCTGACGCGCTGACGCGTTCACCTGCCTCACCTCCTCCGGTGGCGGCGTGCCGGGCCCGCGTGAAGGGGGCCCGGCACTGCTGTGTGGGGGTCAGGCGGTCGGGCAGGCGACCAGCGTCTGGGCGCCGGTCTCACCGGACGCGCAGACGGGCACGGTCACGAGGCGCGTGTCGACGGACCTGTCAACAAGCGCCACGCACTCTTCGGCGAAGAGGGCCGTGTAGTCGTTGCGGCTGAACTTGGTCGAGTCGTGAATTACGCCCAGGTTCACGTCCTCGCCGCGCCCGATGACCAGGGAGCCGGCCGGGTACATGAGGAACTGGATGGTGGACGGCCAGTCGGTGGCCGCGGTGGTGCCGCCGATGTCGGTGGGGACGGCCGGGGCCAGGCCGCGCGCCCACTGGATGCGCACGCCCAGCGGGCTGAACAGGTCCTGCACGTCCTGGGCGCTCACCTCGGAGGGGCAGCAGCCGTTCCTCCTGGCCAGGTCCGCCAGGAACATGTTCTTGGACCACCACGGGAACACGACCTCCAGCGCCGTGCTGTCGCACAGGCTGTGACGCTCGATCATGTCCGCGGCCTGGAGGGCGACCGCGCCGAACACGGCGGAGACGGCGGCCATGGACGCTGGGATGGTCACCGGGGTGGCCGTCGCCAGCGCCTTCTGGAACAGCACCTGCCGCAGCCGGATCTCGTGGGCCACCATGCTGTTGCGCAGGTACCAGGCGATGAGCTCCGGGAAATGACGCTGGGTCAGGATGCCTGCCTCCAGGCAGACGCCGACCGCGTCACAGCGCACCTCCACCGGGTCCGGGCAGGGGATGCGGAAACACGGCTTGGTGTTGCCGGCGATGTCGTCGGCCTCGGTGTGCACCCACGTGAGCTGGGAGACGTCCAGGGACAGCGGCTTGTAGTAGCGCAGGCCGCCCCGGCTCAGCTGGATCTCCGGGGCGTCCCACAGCATGTCCGGGCAGGACGTGTCCGTCAGTTCATAGAGCGTCTCGGACGGGGCACACCAGCCGCCGGACGCGACCAGGTCGCCCTGGGGCAGCCGGGACTGGCTGGAGGCGACCATGGCCACGGTGGTGCCCTCGGGCGCGCTGCTGGAGTCCGTGACGATCGTGTCCGCCGGGTACGGGTGGTGATAGCTGATCACCTGGCCCACGCCGCCGCCGGCCGTCTTGAGGGCGGTGGCGCGGGAGTTGATGCCCTTGACCACGTCGTCGAAGACCAGGTCCGAGCCGGGGGTGTAGCCGGGGACGTCCACGGCCGCGGTGATGGTGGTGCCCGGGGGCGGGGCCTCCGGCAGGACGCGCGGCTGGGCGCGGCGTACGGCGCGCAGGTTGAGCGCGGGGCGGGTCGGGACGACGACGGCGGACGCCGTGGCCTCCGGGGCGGCCGGCGCCTCCGGGGCCGGGGGCTGCTCGGTGGCTGCGGCGACCGGCTCGGCCGGCTCCTCTCCCTCCGCAGCAGGGGCGGCCGGGGCCTGCGGGGTGGCCTCCTCGCCACGCACCTGGGCGGCGAGTGCCTCGATCTCGGCGGCGGCCTGGGTGGCGGCCTCCACGCGAGCGGTCTGCTCGGTACGGATGTCCTCGACGCACCCGGCCAGGGCGCGCATGCGGCCCATGGCGTCGCCATCGATGACGTCCTGGCCGGACAGGGTGGCGAAGGCGGCGCGGGCGCCGTCCAGTGCCTGGGCCAGGGCCTCGTCGTCGAGAGCGGTGACGTCCTCGGGAATCTCGAAGTCCATACGGGATCTCCAGCGGTATGCGCGTGAAGATCCGGCCCTGAACCAGCGATCAAACGGAATACTAGCTTCCGCTTGGTGTGCATGTCTTGGGGCGGAGTGGCCGGCGGCGGTGTAGGCCGGGCGAGGCGCGCGTCAGCTGCCCTGTAGAAGGTCGTCAAAGCTCAGCTGCTGCCCGTCCCCCTCCTCGCAGCAGGAAGGGCACACACAGTCGAATCCATAGTTTCTCTTGCGCTCCCACCCCGTGCGCACAACCCTGCCGCTGGACAGCCCAACGGTCACGCGGCACTCCTTCTGAACGGGATCGTTCAAGAAGGCAAGGCAGTCAGGGACGGTGAGCGTCACCGCTTCCTCTTCCATGCCACCGAGTTGGAATGGGAACTCACAGGTGGTGCGCACGTGGCTACCGTCCAGGAAGACCAAGCCGGTTGTGGTCATCACGCGCACTCGCACAAGCCATCTGGGCAACGCGGCGGGGGCAGCATCGCGCGTGGTCAGGTACGCCCAGTTGATCCGTACCGGCGTCTCGCTACGGTTCGTCAGCAGGAGCTCAAAGACTGGCTTGCGTTCCCCCTGCACGTCGAAGCCGGGGCGTTGCGCCTGTAGTTTGGCCCCCAGCCGAGGCCGCTTCCGCCGGTAGCTCGCGTAGCCCACCGACATGTTGGCGACGGTAGCAAGGGCACTGCCTACGGCGATGAGACGCGCGACGTTGTCCGGATCCGACATGTTGGTCCCCCCGTCCGGCCTGGCGCCCAATTGAGGCGCGCTGCGTGAAGGATCCCCCGTCGCGCTGTCCCCAGTGCACGTTCTGAGCAGGTTCTGAGGTTTGCAGCACGCCCCGGGCGGAGGGTGGTCGCCCGGGGCGTGTGGCAGGGCGCTACGCGGGCGCCTGCTCGGTCTTGGTCAGGTCCGCGGCGGGCGTTTCGGGTGCGGGGTGCACCAAGTTGCCGGTCTCCCGTTCCCGGACGACGGCGCCGTCCAGGGTCTTGGCGTGGGCGACGGCCTGGGCCTTGAGGGAGTGGGCGAACACCACCGGGCCGGTGCCGCCGTCCTTGGCCACCTCGTACTTCTCGGTGTGGTGGACCAGTTCGTCGCTGCCCTTGATGCGGACGGCGCTGCCGGCGTAGCGCTGGGCCACGGTGGTGGCGGTCGGCTTGCTGCCGCTGGTGAAGGCGACGCGGCCACGGCCGGCCTCCATGGCCACCTCGAACTGTGTACGGCCGCGCTGGTTGCAGGCGCATCCCATGGCTACTGGTCCCCCTTCGGGTTGGTGTCGGTGGTGGGCGCGAGGACGGCGGCGGCCATGGCCTCCACCTCCTGGCGTCGTTCGTTCTCCCGGCGGGCCAGGGCGGCGGACAGGCCGTCAAGGAACGCCGGGTCGTCGAGCAGGGCAGCCGGGTTGTCCGGGACGTGTCCGGGCACGGTGTCCGGGCGCTGTCCGGGCAGGTCAAGGCCGTCCGCCAGAGCGCGCCGGATAGCGTGCCCGGACAGGGCCGCGCCGTGTCCGGACGTGTCCGCCGGGTTATCCAGGACGGCGGCGGCGCTGGCGGCCAGGGCGAGGTTGCCACGCTCCACGACGGAGGCGAGCAGCGGCGAGGAGTGGCCCGGCACCGGCACGGAGAGCACGGCGCGCAGCTGCCAGCGGCCGTCTGTGCCCTTCTTCATGTGATAGCTGGGCTGGCACCCCATGAACACGGTGCGGTCCCAGTCGGACAGCCAGGGCGCGGCAGCACCGGAGAACCACATGCCGCGCTCGTTCATGCCCACGGTGACGATGCCGGCGACGGTGCGGGAGTCATCGAACTGGCACGCCACGTCGTTGCACTCCGCCCCGTCACGGTCGTGGGGGGCGTTCATGGTGAAGGCGCCGGCCTTGACGGTCTCCCCGTTGTCGAGACGGAACCGGGCGCGCAGGAAGTGCGTGGTGTCGATCTCGCCGAGGCTGTCGATGGTCAGCTTCCGGTTGGAGAACCCGGCGTGCGGCTCCCCGGCCTGGGCCACCCACCCGTAGATCCGGCCGTCCGCGTAGTGCACCCCGCCGCTCCCTGGCGGCAGTTCCTCAGCGGTGGGCTCCGCGAACCAGGCAGCGGGCATCGGGGGCAGGTCGCGCATGGCCGTCCAGGCGGACGCCACCAGCTCCGTCAGGGCCGCGTCCTCCCCGTCCGTCACGGCCGCGCTGGCGGCGACCTGCGGGCCCTCCGGGATGGTGGAGGCGCCGACGTACAGGCCGGCGGCCAGGCGCACCAATTGGCCGTCCTTGGACGCGGCGCGCAGGTGCTTGCGGGCGGTCTCCACGGTGAGGCCCAGGGACTTGGCGATCTCGCCCGCGCCGACGGGTCCGGGGCAGGCGCGTACGTACTTGATGACGCGCTGGCGGGTCTCCCCCGGGGCGGAGGCGGCGGTGAGGGCGGCCGTCACCGCGGCGGCGGCCTCCCCGTCCACCTCGGGCGGGTCCAGCACGATGCGCGCCTGGTCGTAGGCGGGCATGCTCACGAGGGTGGCTCCGCGGACGCGGGCCTTGGTGATGCGGACCAGGAAGTCCCCGGCCTGCTCGGAGTGCAGGACAACGCCGTCCGCGTCGTCCGGGTCGCCGGCGGCGGCCGTCAGCTTGGGCAGGCGGGCCCCGTCGAACACTGCCAGGGCGGCGGCGGAGATCCGGCCGCCGGGGCCGGTGATGAGCTGGGCCAGGGACTGGCGGCGAGTGAAGGACGTTCCGGCGGCGGTGGCCTCCACGCTGGTGGCGGCGTTGATGACCCACGCCCCGTCAGGCAGGCGCATCACGCTGGCGTATGGGATGGACGCGGCGAGCACCAGCATGCCGTCCTCGTCCTCGGTGAGCGTCTTGTCCACGAACTCCACGTCGACGGAGTCCAGGTCGACGGACACGCCCAGGGGGGCCTCCTGCTCCAGCAGGGTCACGGCGTCGTATCCGGCGCGCTGGGAGAGGTAGAGCACGCCGTTGCCGGTGATGCGGTCGCCGTCCCGGCCGTACTTGCCGATGGCGCCGGCGAGTTCGGCGCCCTCGTGGCCCATGCCCATCTCCTCCGCGTACTGGAGGGGCCAGGGCCCGGAGCCGTCCCAGTACAGGGCCTTGGGCGCGAAGATCCGGCCGTCGCCGGTCTCGGTGTTCTCGAATGCCAGGGCCGCGCCGTCCGGGGTGGACCAGGTGCGGACCGGCAGCGCGGCCGTCAGGGCCGCGGCGGTCGGGTTGTCCATGGGGGGCTCCTCCTCGGGGCCGAGTGGGATGTCCGTGACCTCGCCGGCGAACGCGACGCGGATACGGTCGAAGGTGAGCGGGCCCAGGCGGTCGGCCATGGCCTCCAAGGGCCATGTCTCCGTGGTGTAGGCAGCGGTTGTGTGGGCGACCCAAGGGGTGTGCTGGCGGGGCAGGTCCGGGTTGTTGTGGCCGTCCTCCAGGGCGTCCTGGGCGACGGCGCGCGCCTCGTGCAGGGTCGGGTCCTCGTCGCCTGCGTCGGCGTCGTCGCCGATGGCCCACACCCAGGCGGGGTCTGGGCTGGACGGGTTCCAGTGGTTGACTCCGAACGACACCGCCCGCACGGGCCCGGCCAGGCTGGTGGCCCGGGCGCGGACGCCTGCGATCAGCTCGTTGCGCTGGTCCTCGGTCCAGTCGGCGGCGGTGCCGAGGAACCACAGGGTGCAGTGCAGCTCCTCCGCGGGCTCTCCGTTGTCGAGGGCCAGGCGCTCCACGTCGGCGGCGGAGGGTACGAGGGCGATCATGGCGCCGGTGTGCTCGGTCGCGGCGGCCGTGGTTTCGAAAGCGTCACTCGGTCCGGCGGCTGGGATTGCAAGGGCGGAGGCGCTGCGGTCCGGGGCGTGTTGGAGGCGCAGGATGCACCGGCAGTTGCACACCAGGGCCGGGGGTGCGCTCGGGTCTCCGGGGTGCTGCATGTCGACGCCGGCCACCTCGAACGCGTCGTCGAGGATGCGCACGAACCCGTCCACGTCGTGGTGGGCGTCTCGCACCTTGGTGTCGCGGCGGGTCTGCCACTGCTTGACGATCGGCCGGTCCGGGCCGGTGAGGGCCTGGGCGGCGGCCAGGGTGGCGGTGTTCCAGGCGCGGGCCGCCTCGGTGGTCGAGATCAGCGCCTCCCGGCCCTCCCCGAGCTGCGCCCCCTCGCGGGCGAACACGGCCAGCAGGCGGGCCCGCAGGGCCTCCAGGTCCTCCCCCGCGTCTACACCGGCGGCGAGCTCGCGCACGGCCACCTCGGCGAGGCGGTCGCCCACGGCGCGCAGCAGGTGCTCCGTGCTGTCGACGTACTGGCCGATGCCGTCGGGGAGTTCCTCGCCGCGGTCCTGGCGGCCGGGCAGGTCGTCCCACCCGTCCGGCAGCTCCGCGTCCACCTGGCCGGCCGCAGACTCGGCGGCCTGCTCGGTGACGCCCAGCAACCGGCGCACGAGGCGCGGCACCCGCTGGCGGAACATCGCCCCGATACGGGAGACGGAGAACCGGGCCGCCACCAGCTCCGTGGCGCCATCGAGGGCGGCGGCGAACTCCTCCGCCACCTCCTCCAGTACAGCCCGCGCTTCGGCCGCAACGTCCTCCTCGGCCGCGGCCAGGGCCTCCTCCAGCTCATCCATGGCGGGCCACCTTCGGGGACGGCTCCGGGGCGCGGTCCGTGAACGGCGCGTCGTCCACACGGGCGCGCTCGCGCTGGCGCCAGGCCAGCAGCTCCTCCCACAGCTCCACGTCCGGGCACTTGCTGCACCACCCGTGCACCTGGTGGGCGATCAGGCTGTGTCCGGGCGGCGCGGTGCGCTCCGGAGGCCGCCCATTGGGGGTGGTCTCGGTGATGTCAGCCACGGTCGGGCTCCTCCAGCGTGGGGTGGGGTGTTGCGTCGCAGGCGGTGCAGTGGGCCCACCCGCCGGCCGGGCGCTGCTCGCCGCTGTCGACGACCAGGGCGACGCGGACGACGGTCAGGGCCTCGTGGCCGCACACGGGGCACAGGTGGTCATGGGTGGCGGCCAGGTCCACGGTGTTGCGGTTGGCGGCGGAGGCGGCCAACGCGGCCTGCTCGGCGTCGTGGCGGCGGTTCTCCCGTACACGCCAGGCCACCGTCTCCTCTGCCAGGTCGTGGCCTGGGCAGTCCGCGCACCAGCCGTGTACGCGGTGGGCGGAGGCGGAGTGCCCCCACAGCTCCGGGGCGTGCTCGGCGGCGGGCTCGGGCGGTTACACATCGCGGGCAGCTCCTTCCTCGAGGGCCGCCCTGTTCGGGCACGGCTCCACGGGGCCCAGGTACATGACCACGGGGCCGTTGAGCTTGAGGGGCCCGGCCGGACCGTCGATGCGGACGTCGGTGACGCCGGTCAGGCGGGTCATGCCGGTGACGGTCAGGCCCTGGCACTGGGGGCACAGGTCCAGGCGCTCCACGTGGTCCGGGCAGTGGTCAGCCGACACGGGATACCTCCGGGGGGTCGCAGGTCTCGCACCACGCCCAGTAGCCGACCGTGGCCACGCCGTCCTGGGTGAGCAGGACGATCTCCCCGGCCAGGAGCGTGTACGCCTTGCAGCTGCTGCACCATTCGGCGGTGACGTTGGCCGCCGAGGCGCTGACCTCGGCCGGGCGCGGCTCGGTCGGCGGGCGTGGCGGGGTGGTCACGCCGCCAGCCCCAGGCAGGAGGACCGCAGCAGGCGCACGGTCTCCTCATAGGTGTGCTTCATGCGGGCGGCAATCAGGGCGCGGGCGTAGTTGTCCAGAGTGTCGATGAGGCATTCCGCCTCGAACCCGTACCGCTGGGCCATCTCCGGGACGCGGTCCCAAGCGCTGATGAGCAGGTGCCACTGGTCGACCTGCTCGTCCGAGACGGGGAAGTGGGTGTGCAGCTCCCCTGGCGGGATCTCCCGGGACCGGCCGCGCTCGCTGCGCGGGCAGGCCGGCTTGACGCGGATCTTCTCGCCGACCATGCACATGGCGTTGTGGATCACGCCGTCGATGGCGGCCAGCACCACCAGGTAGCGCAGCGCGGCCACGTCCACCGGCTCCACCACTACGGCGGCGGCCAGGCCCACGTCCGGGCCCTCCTCGGCCGGGTCGCTGGCGGGCTGCTCGGGTTCGGCGTTGCTCTCGTCCACCGGCAGGTTCGGGTCCTGGCCGTTGTCGGCCGGCTGCTGCTTGCGGCGGGCGCGCTCCTCCTCGGTGGGGGCGTCCGCGTCGGTGAACCCGGTCTCCCGGCGCAGCGCGGCGTCCGAGATGGCGCCCGCCTCGTGGACCTTCAGCGCGGTCTCGGCGCGGTTGGTGCGCACCCGCAGGGGGCTGGTGTCGTACCAGACCAGGCACTCCAGGGCGTCCTCGACGTTCTCGGCCTCCAGAATCGGCTGGAGGTACTGGGCCGTCAGGGCGTCCGCGACGGTGGCCAGCTTGGGCTCCACGCCCAGGGTGATTGCCTCGTCCTTGAGGGCCCACTGGCCCCAGTGGTTGATGTCGCCCTGGCCCAGCAGGATCTCCGCTGGCACCTCCAGGCCGTTGGCGAAGCGGGTGATGGCCTCCTCGCGCAACTGGATGGCGAGCGTGTCGAAGTCGGACTCGAACGTCAGGCGCTTGATGTTGGGGATCTGGTCGGCCGGCACCTCCAGGATGATCGGGACGGTGGCCGCGGCGCTGTCGGGTTCCTTGTAGGCGGTCTCGGCGACCGTCATCAGGACCTCGATCAGGTCGTCTTCCTCGTCCCCCTGGTTGGGCGTGGTGGGGAACTTGGTGCCCTGGGGCACGAGCACGATGCCCCGGCCGGTCAGCCGGGAGCGGGCGATGGCGGCCACGGCGGCGTTGAGGAGCTTCAGCTCCTCCAGCAGGCCGAGGCTGGACCGTACGGCGCTGTCCGCCTCCAGGTGGCGGCGGGGGTGGGGCTCCCACACGCGGATGGCCACCGGCTCGTCGCTGTCCAGGGGGGCGCTGTCGTCCTCCGCGCCGGGGATGGCCACGTCCTCCCCGTCGATCTCGGCCAGCAGCTTGTTGCCCTGCGGCTTGACCTCCTGGGTGGACAGCACCCGCCAGTCCGCGGCCACGGCGTTGCCGCGGGCGTCCTCCTTCGGCCGGACGACGATCCACGCCTCACCGGGCACGACGAGGTGGGGGCCGAAGGAACCGAGGAGCTGTGACTGGCCGTTGAGGCCGCCGGCGATCTCGGCCACCAGCTCCGTCGCCCGGTGGTCGGGCGGGAGGGGGACGACGTTGCCCTCCTCGTCCCGGCGGCCGGCGAACAGCTTGGCGCGGCTCATGGCGTTGGAGTACCAGCGGGCGGCGAACCGCACCTCTGGGGTCTCGTCGTAGAACAGCCAGGCGCGCTCTTGCCAGGAGCCGTCAACGGGCTTGCTGCGCAGGCGGCGTGCGGTGTAGCGGGCGGCGGAGGCGGTCAGCTCCCCGCGGCGCGGCCGGGTGGGTGCGGTCATCCGTGGATCCGTCCCAGCGTGTCGTCCAGGCGGTTGAGCAGGACGGCCAGGCCGGCGACTGCCAGCCACTCCAGGCCGTGGACGAGGAGCGGGGTGCCGTCGAAGCTGCCGAGGGCGAGCAGGTACGTGGCGAGGAGCGCCCCGGAGATCCACCAGCCCATGCAGTACACGCAGGAGATGAGCGTCACCACGGCGGTGCGGATGGCGGAGTCCTGGCGGCGCTCGTGCCACGTGAACACCCGGTCGCGGACGGGTTCGAGGATGGTGTCGTGGACGGCAAGCTGGGTGCCGCGGTAGCCGGCCAGCCCGAGCAGGGCGAGGTGGGTCAGTGGGATCAAGGTCGCCCCCAGGCGGAACGTATGCTTCCGGTTTCGGTCGGCGGAGCATGATAGGCCACCCGCCGGACTGCCCCTGTGGGCGTGAACGTGCAGGTCAGCGCCCGGAGTTCGATCACGAGCGACTGATAGCGTGGGCCGGGTTCCGAGCGGGGACAGGCGGGCGCCGGCGGAAGTGCCGATGCAGTGCCCGGGCGGCGCAGGCGTACACGCCCTGCCCGCCGGCGCCTCTCTCTTGTGAAGTACTGCCACCCTTGGCCACTTCGCGGATATGGTGGCCGCGTGCCGTGTGTCTCGGCCCTCGGGGGGACGCCGTGTTGGGGACTTCAGAACGCCTGGTGTCGTTTCTCCTCCGAGCCATAGACCGCTCGGTGACGGTCATGGACCGCCTGGTGACGCTTCCCCTCCGGGCCGTAGACGGCCTGATGACGGCCATAGACCGCCTGGTGACGCTGATTGCGCACGCCGCGGCCGGAACCCGCGGCAAAGATCACACAGTCACCCAGCACGCCAGGGCCTCCGGTAGCGCAACCGTGTTTCAGGGAAATGGGTCCATCGTCATCACTCGCGACGGCCCAATGACTACTTATGGGCCCCTGCCGCCCTACGGGGATATTCGAGATGCCGCCGTGGAAGAGGCCCGACAATTCGAGGGCGATGATGACGCCGAACTCCTGGCGGACGAGGCCGGTCACCTGTCCACGGAAGACGAACGGCTCGTCGCCGAGCGAACGGCTGACACGATCAACCACACGCTGGCGCGGTTGTTCCTGCGGCTCGGCCCTCCGCCCCAGAGCGCAAACGGAGACTTCGCTCCCGTGTCGAGCAGCGGCGGGGGATCAGCGCTGTGAGCACTGAGGGGCAGTTGCCTGCCCAGCAGCCATCTGGCGAGGACACCGTCCTGTCGGCCGGCGCACGTATCGCCATGCAATGGCGGGACCTTGGGGCCGAGCAGCTTGGTGCAGCGCTGCGCGCCATGGAGCCTGAACTCCGCCGCGAGCACCGCCAGCGGATGGCGCAACTTGACTTCCAGCGCGAGGAGAACCAGCGACAACACGTGGAGCGTCAGCAGCAGCGGGCGGACCGTCGGCGCACCATCGAGTTGACCGTCGGAGCAGTGATCGCATTGGCCATGCTCGGGGGCGGCATATACGTGGCTCCGGAGTCCTGGTGGTTGTCCACGCTCCTGTGCGGTCCGAGCTTGCTCGCTCTCGCCAAGGTCTTCGTCCTGGGCCGAAGCGACCCGGACGATATGAAGGCGGTGGCAGGGGCATCACGGCTCTCCACCAACGCTGCTGGGCAAGCCCAACCGCCACAGCCACCCCCGGTTGCCTGACGGCGGCGCAGGCGTACACGCCCTGCCCGCCAGCGCCCCTCCCCCGCCCGGCGCATTTCACAAATCCCCTACACACGCCCCCTGCCGCGCTTTTATCGTGACGGTATGTCCGTTAACGGCGAGATAGACTGGGACGTCCTGACGGGTCGCCTGGAGACCCTGGAGGGGCCGCCGCTGCTCCTCGTGGAGGTACCTGCCGAGGACGGCGGCCGGTTGGAGCTGTTGACAACGTCACAGCCGTTACAGCCCCAGGAATCGTCGTTGAGCGCCTTGCCGCCGCTGTTCAGGGTTGGGGTGTTGTTGCCGTACTGGGCTCCGCCGCCGCATTCGCCAGGAGACGCGCAGCCCATCAGGCCGCTCGGGTCGCTGTTGGTGACGGGGTTGTCGTCGGCGTAGGTGTAGCCGCCGAGTGAAGCTTCCCCTTGATCGTGGACACCTGGCACTGCTTCCTCTGGGCTCTCACGTCCCAGTCTCCAGGTGTCCACGATCAAGGGGAAGCTTCAGCAGAGCTGCCTGCATAAGCTACTCGCGGCCTGATCAAACCAGCCACATGTTGCGACGACTCCTAGAGAGCACCCAACTTCCACTGGGCCCGCTCGGCATCAATTATGAAATCTCTCCCAGCCATTCCCAGTCTCCCGGACGAGCACGCAGCCGGTCGAGCGCCTGCCCCAGGCAATCATCGAGACTTGATGATTCAGCCCGGATAAATCCCTGCTCCCCTAGACCTCTTCCCGACATGACCACTGTCCACGGCTCACCATTTTCTGCCATCCTCTCATCATCCATCTTGAGGATTACGGTAACACCACAGTGGCCGAGCTTTTCCATAAGCTGCTCGATATCCATTACGCGCACTCCCACTAATAGCCCCTCAGCGCGGACGAAATGTCATCCACTTCGCGTAGCTGACCCTTCCCAACCCTATCAATAACGCTCCGCAGGTCGCCCGAGGTCGGGCCACTGACAATCCCGTTGCGCTCCATCAACCGCTCCACAGTAGCTTGCGCGGTCCGCTTATTCCCATTGTTGAACATGTGCCCTCCAGCAATATCGCGGATCACAACCGCCGCCTTATCCCAGAAGCTGTCGTACATACTTGCGGTAAGCATTGTCCCCGTAGGCGAGGCAGTACCCATAAGCGTCTCTCCGCCAAATCCACGATTTATCTGCGCGATTTCATCCGAGGTCACACCAACCTTGAAACCGCCCAGGCCATGACCTTCGCCGCCTCCCCCTGTGAGTGCGAAGATAGCCGCTGCGGCCATCCCAATGGAGGTACCAGTCTTACCCAGGCAGCCGGTTCCGTGGCCGAGTGCCGCGCAGGTGAGGAATTTCAGGTGGGTAAGGATGTGCTGGTTGGCCTCGTCTTCTGAAGCGTCCTGCGGGTTAGCCAGGCAGTCCCAACCAAAGTCCCGGCACGCGGTGTCGGTCTCTTGGTTGAAGATCTTGGCGAACTGGTTGGCGTATTTCCAGTTGCGGGGGATGAAGACCTGCGGGTAGATCTCCATGTATTTCTTGTGGAAGGCAGCGCTGGCAGCGTGGCGTCTGCTGGCGTCCACCTCTCCCTGGTTGTTCGGGTCGCTGTTGGAGCTGTTGACAACGTCACAGCCGTTGCAGCCCCAGGAAGCGTCGTTGAGCGCCTTGCCGCCACTGTTCAGGGTTGGGGTGTTGTTGCCGTACTGGGCTCCGCCACCGCACTCGTCAGGGCTTGCGCAGGCCATCAGGCCGCTTGGGTCGCTGTTGGTGAGGGGGTTGTCGTCTGCGTAGGTGTAGCCGCCGAGTGACTGCGGGCTGGCTGGCTGGAGGAGTGGGTCGGCGCTGATGAAGCGGCCCAGGGTGGGGTCGTATTTGCGGGCGCCGACGTCGGTGTAGCCGGTGGTGGTGTCCTGGGGTTTGCCGAGGTAGGAGTGGGTGGGGTCGGGCCAGGTGGTGGTGTTGGAGCTGGCTCGTGGCTGGCCGTAGGGGGTGTTCTGCTGGCGGGCGACCTGCTGGGTGGTGGTGTCCATCGAGAGGGTCGCGGTGCCGTTGGGGTCGTTGAAGAGGTACTTCACTCCGCCGTTTGCGAGGCTGGAGTGGACGGCCACGGGGGTCCCGGCGCCGCCGTGGGTGTAGGTGCGGACGGCGCCGAGGAGGACGTTGGGGGTGACGCTGGTGTTGACGACGATCTGGGTGTCGCCGGCGAAGAGGGTGGTCTGGCCGGGGTCGCGGCGGATGAGCTGGTTGCCGTCGGCGTCGTAGAGGTACTTGGTGGTCGTGGGGGTGGAGCCGCCCGTGTCCACCTGGGCCAGGTGGCCTTCGTCGTCCCAGGTCAGGGTCTGGCCGGGTCCGGTGGTGGGGGTGCGGGTGTGCAGGTTGCCGTTTTCGTCGTAGCCGAAGGTCGTGGGGTTGGTGCCGCCGGTGGTGGCGGTGAGGGTGTGGGGCTGGGCGCCGGTGGAGTTGCAGTTGGCGGTGCACCCGTTGTTGTAGGTGGTGGTGGCGGTGGTGCCGGAGCTGCCGATGGCGTGGTCGACGCTCTGGTGGCGGTTGCCTATGGCGTCGTAGCTGAAGGACTGCCAGTAGGAGCCGGGCGTTGTGGTGAGGGTGCCGGCCGTGGGCGGGTTGACAGTGCAGTTATTGCCGGTCCAGGCATCCGTGAGCCGGTCCAGGGCGTCGTAGCTGTAGCACTGCTGGTCGGTGACGGTGTTACCGGTCTCCGACTGCAGGTCGGTGATGGAGGTCGGATTACCGGAGGCGTCGTAGAAGTACTTGGTGTCATCGACTGTCGGGCCGGGAGCCTGGGTCCGTTTGATCACGCGGTCGGTCAGTCGGCGTGTCTGGGCGTCGTAGTCGTAGGTGGTCCAGGCCGGGTTGGTCGAGGCGCCCTGGGTGATCACGGACGGTGTACCGAAGTCCGTGTAGACGGTCGAATCGACGTAGATGTTGGCGCTGCTGCTGGTTTTCGTCGGGTTGCCCAGAACGTCGTGGTCGTAGGTGATGCCCTCGCTTGTCAGCCCCTGGGTACGCGGGTCCGTCTGGGTCTGGAGCAGCTGGTTGTTGATGGTGTAGGTGTAGGTCGTTGTGTAGGTCGACGGCAGCGGCGTCTCGGAGGCCGGCAGGGTGATCGTCGTGCCGGTCGGCTTGCCGAGGGCGGTGTAGCCGGTGGCGGCGATCGTGTAGCCGCCAGTGGTGCCCTGGACGTAGCGGGTCGAGGAGGTCGGCAGGCCGATGCGCTTCGTGTCGTACAGCCAGGAGGCGAACTGGAAGTTGGACTTCGACTTGTCGCTGCCGGTGAGTTTGCGGCCCAGGAGGTCGTAGGTGTAGTCGAGTTCGATCTGCTTGGCGTCGTCGGTGGTGGACACGAGGTTGCCGGCGTCGTCGTAGCCGTAGCTGCTCTTGCCCACGTCCGGGTCGTTCTGGGATGTCTTGCGTCCGAGCAGGTCGTAGTTGAACGTCCATATGGTGTGGTCGGGGCCGGTGACCTGGTGCTGCTGTCCGGCGGCGTCGTAGCCATAGGTGGTGGGTGAGGGGGTGCCGCCGGTGGCGGTGAACCCGTTGGCCGCGGTGCCGGAGAGGGTGGGGGCGGTGCTGTACTGGTCGAGTTCGGTGCTCTGGCCGCGTGCGTTGACGACCGTGGTGGTGGCCGCGCCGCCCTTGGGGGGCAGGACGGTGGTCTTGTCTCCGGTGTAGGCGGTGGTCGTGGCCCAGGTCTTGAGGCCGTTGTGCTGCTCGGTGACCAGGTCTGCGCGGCCCATTCCGTCGTGGTCGGTGACGGTGGCGTCGGGGATGCTCAGCTGGGAGACGGGGACCGGGATGTTGCGGGGGCTGCCCGCGACGTTGTAGGCGTTGTTGGTGACAACGGTCCAGCCGTGCGAGTCGTACTGGGTGTCGCTGACCGTCATGCTCGAGTTCTCTGCGGTCGCCTGCGTCTGCAGGGGGCGCAGCATGGCGTCGTACAGCGTTTCGGTGGTCGCGTAGCTGTCGTTGTCCAGGAGAGAGTTGGCGGCAACGATCGAGGGTCCTGTCTGGGACAGGCTGTAGGTGTAGGTCGTGTTCGCGGGCGCGCCGTTGATCTTGCTCTCGTTGGGTAGCCATGCCCCATTGAGGCGGCCGAGCGCGTCGTAGGTGAGTGAGGTGAGCCGGCCGGCCGCATTTGTCTGGGCGGTGGGCTGGGCGCGGGCCGGGTCCATGGTGCTGGTGGCGACCTGGCAGTCCTTGGAGCTGGTCGTGGCGGTGGTGCAGGTGGCTCCGGGGGTGACCTGGGTGGCGGTGACGATGCCGGTCGGGAGCTCTCCCGTGGCCGGCGTGTAGCCGGTGGCGGTGTTTTGGGACAGGCTGGCGCCGTTGGGAGCGGTGGAGTGGGGCGTGCGTGTGGTCAGTGTGACGCGGCCGTAGCCGTCGTAGGTGACGGATGACTCGTCGACGAACGCGGTCGCGGTGGCGCCGGTGGCAGCGGACGCTTTCTGGACCAGGGTGACGTCACCGGTCTTGGGAAGCGTCGGGTTCTGCTGGCCGTCCCCGTCGTAGGTGAAGGCGTTGCTGTCGTAGGAGGTGCGGACGTCGGAGATCAGTGTGCCGCCGGGAGTCGCTCCGGCTGCGGAACAGTCCTGGTCGGTGGCGATGGTCTCGGCAGGCAGTACGAGGGTGTCCACGCTGCCGGTGACGTAGCGGTTGTACGTGCAGCTGGTGACGTTGTCGCTGGCTGCGGTCTCGCCGCGGTCGTCGGCCTGGACGGGCATGCCGGTCGTCGGCTTGCCCAGGGTGGTGTTGTAGAAGGTGTCGGTCTCGGTCTTGCGCCAGCCGGAGGAGACCACCTGCCGGGTGAGGCTTTTGACGGTGCGGACCATCTGCCCTGTGAGGTCCGGCAGGCCGCTGCGGGACCGGGAGGCCGTGGGCCCGATGATCGTGGGCACGGTGACGGTGGCTGCATTCAGGCTGCCGGTGGCGCTGGCGTAGGTGTCGGTCTCGAAGACCTGCCCGGCCAGCGCCTTGTCGTCCGCGACGGAGGTCGCACCGTCCTGGCTGGTCAGCGCCGGCACCGAGCGGGTCTTCCCGCCGGGCAGAGTGTCGCCGTTCATGCCCAGGAAGTAGTAGGTCTTACTCAGGGTTTTCTGGTCGTAGACGTTGGCGCCGTCGGTCAGGTGGAACACACTGGGGTCACCGGTAGTGACGTCTACCTCCGGGTAGCCCCGGAACTGTCCCCAGGTGCGGTACTTGGCCTTGACGACCTCGTTGTCGTCGTAGTGCCAGCCGGGGCTGCCCTTGTAGGCGTAGTCCGTCTCCAGCTTGGGCTCGGTGCCGTCCTGATAGGAGTTGTGCTTATCTTCGGTGACGACTGCGGTGACCTTGTACTTGTAGAACCAGTCCATCCACGGCGCCGGCTGCCCGTCGGGCGTCCAATACACCGGGAAGCACGACAGTGTGTTGGTCGACGCGAAGGTCCGGGCGGCCGCGTCCGTCGGGTCGTTGGGGTCACTGGCCGGGGCGCTGGAGCAGTTGGGACGGTCGTAGGTGACGGTGGTCTGGGCGCCGGTCTCGCTGGTGACCGTCTGGATGCGGTCGTGGTACATCAGCGGCATCTGCGGGATGGTTCCGACCCGGTTGGGCAGCTGCAGCGGTGGGTCGAAGTTCACTGCCGGTGTGGAGGTGCTGCCCGATGCACCGCCGAGAGTGTCCAGGCCGGTGTGCTGGATGGAGTCCAGCCACAGAGTGGGGGCGTGGTCGCCGCCGTCGGGGAAGGACTGGATGAAGCTGTACTTGTCGACCTGCTGGGTCGCCCCGCCGGTCTGGATCTGGGTGGTGATCGACGTCAGGCGCTTGCGCGACCAGAAGCTCGGGCCGTGGTTGGTACAGGTGGTGGAGTCCTTGGTGCAGTTGAGGTCGATCGGCACATCCGGCCAGTACGCGGCGTTGGCGGTCGTGAACTGGTTTTCCGCGCAGGTGTTGCCGGAGGGCGTGCCGGCGATGCAGCGTTCGGCGGAGGCGTCGAACACGATCTGCTCCGGCGCCGTGCCGGAGTAGATCGTTGTGGCGGTCATGCCGTAGTCGATGCGGGACAGGGTGCCGCCGCGGGTGTAGGGCACCGCGGTGTCCTTCAGGTCCGCGCCGTAGTAGCCGGTCTCCGGCGTGTAGTACCAGGCGGTGGCGTTGCCGTGGGTGTCGACCGCGTAGTCCAGGTTGAAGCGGTAGCCCAGCGTGCAGGAGGTGGAGGCGAAGTCGGTGCTGTCCGGGCAGTCGGACACTCCGCTGTGCGCGTGGTACACCGGCACGGTCCACACGGACTTCGTCTCGTCCTTGCCGCTGGACCAGCCCGGCAGGCGGTTGAGGCCGAAGAAGTACTGCACGCCACCCTCGGTGACCTTGAAGTACTCACCGTTCTTGGTGCCGTTCGTGCCGTTGCTCAGGTCCTCGATCTTGGTGGTGGAGTTGTCGTCGGCGGGACGGAAGGTCTTGGTCGCGTCGTCATAGACGATGTCGGTGGAGGTGCCGTTCAGCGACAGGGTCAGGATCTGCCCCGCCCAGCACTCGTCGCCGTCGTTCTTCGGCGCGCCGGACGAGGAGTCGTCGTCGCACGACTTGTAGGTGCGCTCGACGTAGTTCTCCGTCGAGGTCCAGCCGTCACCCAGCCACGAGGGCTGATTGTTCGTCCCCTCGGTGCGCGCGTCCTGGCTGGCGGAGCTGTACGACAGGTCCACATTCGGGGCCGCTCCGCCGATCGCCCGCGGCACGGCGATCGGGTAGCTGTAGGTGAACGCGCCGGTGTTCCCCGAGGTCGACCAGGAGCCGCCCGGCGACAGAGCGGTCGCCGAGTAGTCACCGGATGACCCGGAAGAGCCTGCGGTCGCCGCCATGACGACCATCGCACTGGACGCAGCCGTTGCCGAGCGAGGAGAGACCCCCGTGCCGGAGGCGGCGGAAGAGCCCGGCACCGAGACCTGGGCGGTCAGCGGCGTTCCGGGGGTGGTGCGCACCGCGGCCTGAGCCTGACACTTGGCCAGCTTCGGCGTGGTCAGCGCACAGGCGGGCAGCTGAACCAAGTGCAGGCGCGAGGCGAAGTCACCGCCGAAGGCGTAGCGGAACGAGGAGTCGTCCACCCGCAGCGCGACCTTCCCGCTCCCCGGGCTGGTGCGCTGCAGCGTGAACAGCACACCGTGGACACCGGCCGCGCGCGCGGACGTCTGGGCCAGCATCGTCACCCGTACCCGCTGCGACCCGATGACGGCGGCAGACCGGGCCTGCGAGCCCGCGGCAGCACCGAGCAGGACAGGCAGATTTCCGGCCCGTACCTGAGCCGCCTTGGCGCTCAGGCTCGCGGAGGCAGCCGCGTTGGGCAGGGTCACCACGGCGCTGCCCGGCGAGGGGAGCTTCGTGTGCCCGCTGGGGTCGAAGTGCTTGAACCGCTTGGGAGATGAACTCCGCTTGGGCCAGGGCCGGGCCAAGGGAACCCGTTTGTTGTGCGGAGCGGCGGGAGCCGCCACGTGCGGCTTCACCGGCGTGGCCGCGGCCACGCCGGCGGGCAGCAGGCCCACCACCAAGGCACCGGCCATCACCACTGCCGTGCGACGAACCCTCCGGGCAGCCCAGGCCGCCCGACCGCGTCTCCACCCCGAAATCCCCGCCATGCTGTGCGTCCCCTCCCCAGCCCCGAACCGCCCAAGTTCCCCTCAACTGCGGCGATTTGAGTGCACGTCAAAACGGAGGCACACGTCGATCAAGTCCCCCGCGGGGGCTCACGCTACGGCCTGAGATCGACCCGATACGCAAAGTATCTCCACAGGAAGAACAAAGGAATCACCCAAACTGGAACTCAAGTTGACCCCAATGCGTCAAAAACGAACCACAGACGGGCACTTGGCAATCCATGGACGATGGACCCCGCACACACCAGCCACACAGAATGCACAGCGGCGCGGGGCCCACGGGGGGAACCGCATGAAACCCGCGAAGGACCCCAACCGCGATGTCCGCTTCTCGCAAAACCGTGCACGCGTCCAGACGCCCCACGTCGAGACCGATCGCCGCCGCCGTCGTCGCCACCCTGGCTGCCGGATCACTGGCCGCCACGGCACCGGCCCACGCCGCATCCGACGCGCCGGCCTCCTCACACCAGGCCACGTCGCCAAGCGACCGCGCCCAGCCCGCGGCCAGGCGCCTCAACCCCACGGAGTCGGCGTCCGCGCAGGCGAAGGCGACCGGCCAGCCGGTGACCATCAACCAGCTCACCGGCACCGGGACCCAGGTGGTGGCCAACCCGGACGGCACCTTCACCCGGACCGATACCTCGATGCCCCAGCGTGTGCAGCAGCAAGGCAAATGGGTCCCCATCGACACCACCCTGGTGCGGCAGCCGGACGGGACCTGGGCACCCAAGGCCGCCGTCACGCACGTGGCCTTCTCCGACGGTGGCTCCGGCGCGCTGGTCACGATGCGCGACGGGGCCGACAAGCTGGGCTTCTCCTGGCCGGGCGCACTCCCCAAACCGGTGATCTCCAAAGACACCGCCACCTACCCGGAGGTGCTGCCCGGGGTCGACCTCCAGCTGACCGCGGACGCCTCCGGCTACTCCTCGATCCTGGTGGTCAAGACCCCCAAGGCCGCAGCCGATCCGCGGCTGCAAAGCCTCGCATGGAACACCACTGCGGCCAACCTCAAGCTGGCCGCCACCGCGAACGGCGGCGCCCAGGCCACCGACAAGCAGACCGGTAAGACGGTGTTCCACAGCGACACCGCGCTGATGTGGGACAGCACCGGCCAGAAGGCCGGAGGCAAGGCGCTCGCCCGGACGGCGACCGTCTCTGCCGCGCGGGCCGAGCACACCGCCGCAGCCAGGGTCGGCACGCACCGTGCCCGGGTGCATGTGACTCTCAAGCACGGCAAGCAGCTGCTCGGCCTGGACAAGTCCCTGCTCACCGCCAAGACCACCACCTACCCGGTCTACGTGGACCCGGAGTGGAGCGGCAGGCCCTCCCAGCTGGACTGGGCCCGGATCTCCGACAACGGGTGGAACGTCTACAACTCGACGTCCACCAGCGGAGCGACCAACGCCCGGGAGGGATGGGACAACACCGCCCCCGGCAACGGTGAGCGCGCCCGCACCTACTACCAGATCAACACCAGCGGCATCAAGGGCGCCGTGGTCAGTCATGCCTCGCTGTACGTGACCCAGCTCTCCGCCGCCTCCTGCGACGACACCCCGGCCGCCGTCTACGGCACCGACCGCCCCGCCGGATGGAACTCCTCCTCGCTGTACTGGGGGCATGAGCCCGGCGGGCGCACCGGCGCCCTCGGCACCGACCCGAAGAGCAAGGAGGCCGGCACCTGCCCGGTCAAAGAGGGGTCCAACTCCTGGGTCAGCCCGCCGTCGCTGGAGTTCGATGTCACCTCCCGGGCCCAGAGCGCGGCGGGCGGCAGCTGGAGCAGCATGACGCTGATGGTCCAGTCGCCCGACATGAACGACCCCTACCAGTGGAAGCAGCTCGCCTACGGCGGGGGCGCCACCCTGTCGGTCACCTACAGCTACCGGCCCAAGCTCAAGAACGGCACCGGTACCCCCGCCATCAAGCCGTCCATCGTCAGCTCGGGCAAGACGATGACCACCACCCACACCCCGACGCTGTCCGCCCGCGCGGTCGACCCCGACCTGGCCGGCGGCAGCGAGCTGGTGCGCATCGACTACAGCGTCTACAACTCCTCAGGCACCCTCGTGGGCCAGGGCTTCGGCCCCAACCTCGACTCCAAAAAACGCGCACGCTACAACACCAACGGCAGCGACTGGACAACCCCGCACCTGCCGGACGGCACCTACACCTGGAAGGCCACCGCACAGAACGCGGCAGGCTACTGGGTCGGCCCCGGCTCCGGCATCTGGACCAAGACCCAGACCTTCACCGTGGACACCAGCGCCCCACCCTCCCCCACGGTGACCTCCAGTCAGTTCCCCGCCAAGCAGATCGGCGCCGCCTTCGGCGACCAGGGCACCTTCGTCCTGGGCAACAACCACACCAACAACATCACCGGCTACCTGTTCTCCCTGGACGCCACACTCGCCAGCACGGTGTACACCAGCAGCGGCGTCATCCACTTGACAGCAAGCACGAAAATCACAAAGGGCAACATCTACTACGCCACGTCCGACAACGGTCCCGGCACCGGGACCTCGGTCCTCAACGGCAGTGCCTCCCCCGTTTTCGCCCCCGGCTCGGCCGGACCTCACACGCTGTACGCCAAGGCGGTGGACCAGGCCGGCTCGACGTCCCTCTCCGAGACGTCCTACGTCTTCTACGCTGGGACCAGCACCCCGACCTACGCCTACGGCGACAAGATGATCAGCGGCTGGACCGCGACCAACACTGACGGCACCACCACTGCCGTACCCAAGGCCACGACCACCAGCACCGGCGGCCAGCTGATCAGCCAGGCGGCCTTCAGCGGCTACGACTTCGCCGACGGCTACCAGGCCATGCTCGCCAACAAGAGCACCACCTCGAAGGTCATCAGCGGTGACAGCGCCACCTTCAGCTTCGACATCCCCAAGGACGGCCCCTGGAGCTTCGGAGCGAACCTGACCAAGGGCAAGGACTACGGGATCTACCGCCTGGTCCTGGACGCGGGCCAGAGCACCCAGTCCACCCTGATCAGCGGCTTCGACGCCTACAACTCCTACACCACCACCCAGTTCCTCAACCTCGGCATCCCCAAGGACGCCGGCGGCCAGCTGCTCACCCTCAAACAAGGCGTACACACCCTCACCCTCACTCTGAGCGGCAAGAACCCCAGTTCCACCGGCTACCAGGCCGGCATCGACGTACTGCGCCTCGGCTCGGCACTCACGTGCGCGATCAACGACACCAGCAGCTGCCTGAACAACACCGCCACCAGCACCTTCACCACCACAACCAGCACAGCGGACGCCGACGGCTCCGGCAACAGCATCAACTCATCCGACCTGACGAGCACGTCGGGCTGGCAGAGCAACAAGACCGTCACCGTCGACGGCGCCACCGTCACACTGCCGAAGTTCGGCACCGGCACGTACGACAACATGCTGGCCTCCGGCCAGACCATCACCCTGCCGGGCAGCGGAGTGGTCAACACCGGCGACGCCCTGGTCTTCCTCGCCTTCGCCACCGGCGGCGCCGCCAAGGGCACCGGCGGCACCATCACCTACGCCAAGAACAACTGCGCGGACCAAAACAACCCATTCGATCAGCCCTACCAACTGGACACCGTGCCCGACTGGCTCTCCGGCCCGGCCTCCGCGGCCTCCATCAGCCTGGTCCACGAGAACCACAGCAACAACACACAGACCAGCCCGAGCCCCGGCCCCAAGATCTACGCCATCAGCGTCCCGCTGCAATGCCCCGGCTCGGTCGTCAGCAGCATCTCCCTGCCGCTGTTCACCAACGGCGTCCAGGCAGGCCAGCCCTCCCTGCACGTCCTCGGGCTCGGCCTGCGGCCGATGACCCTCACCGGCGGATCAAGCCCCCAGCACTGGGTCGGCACCTGGGCCTCGGTCCAGGACACCGCCAAGGTGCAGCAGTCCAACGGCAACACCGCCAGCATCAACGCAGGGCAGACGCTCCGTATCCCAGCGCACGTCAGTGTCGGTACCGACACCGGCAACGGCGTACGCATCCACCTGTCCAACGCCATGGGCACCACCCCGGTGACCTTCGACGCGGCCTCCGTCGCACTGCAGGACACCACAGCAGGCGGCGCCACCGCGACCGCAACCCCGACCCCGCTGACCTTCGGCACCCCCGCCTCCCCCTCCGTCACCATCCCGGCAGGTGGCGACGCCACCAGCAACCCAGTGACCCTGCCCGTCACACAACAGGCGACCGTCCTGATCAGCCTGCAGGTGCACGGCTCAACGTCGGCGATGCCCGGCCACGCCGTGGCCCAGACCCCCGTCTGGGCCAGCGATGCCGCCAACCGCACCAGTGACACCGCCGCCACCAACTACACGCAGACCACCTACACCGGTCTGCCCTACCTCACCGGCATCGACGTCACCACCCCCAGCTACACCCCCACCTCCACCCCCACCGGCTCGCTGGTCCTCTACGGCGACCAGAGCATCAACGGTGATACCGCAGGCAGCAGCAACAGCCCATACCACCTCAGCGACGCCATCACCAACGCTCTGGTCAGTGACACCAACGGGGACAACTCCGTGGACTACGGCGTCCTCAACGCGGGCACCAACAGCACCAGCCTGAGCAACAACCTGCTGCCCCAGATCACCAACAGCGTCGTCCCGAAAGACGCGCTCAACCCCGTGGACCGCAACGTGCTGGCCCAGGGCAACGTGCGCACCGTCCTCGTCTCCACCGGCGCCGCCGACCTCCTCAACTGCACCAGCGACGCCAGAACCTGCGCCACCAACGTGGAGAACGGACTGGCCTCCCTCAACAGCCAGCTGAGCTCGTACTACACCGACGACAGCCAGACCTACGACGCCAACAACAATCCGATCACCCAGAACTCCAACATCACCGTCTACCTCGCCACCATCCCGCCCTTCACCGCCGCCCACCCAGGCACAGCAACCCAGGAATCCGCACGTCAGCTGGTCAACGGCTACCTGTTCGACAGCTTCTCCACCCAGGTCATCGACTTCGCCGCCGCGGTCTCCACGGACGGCAACACCACCTCCTCAACCGTGAAAGCGGCCGACCTCTCAGGCGGCAACCCCTCCAACGCCTACTACACCGACCTCGCCAGCCAGTACCTCAACGACACCAACACCGTGGTCGACATCAAGCCGAACCTGATCGTCCCGCTCGCCACCGGCAGCGACACCCCCGAGGACGACTGGGAGCTGGCCACCGACGGCACCGACAGCAACACAGACAACCCGCTCACCGCAGTCGGCAGCGCGACCTTCAGCTCCGACGGCCCCAACGCGGTCAACGCCGGCGCCGGCTCGGCGTCGTTCGACGGCAGCACCGGATTCCTGGAGAGCGACCACACCGCCGTCAACACCTCCGGCGACTACACCATCTCCGCCTGGGTGAAGATCAATTCAGATGTCGGCGCCACCGCCATCTGCCAGGGCACCAGCCAGCACCAGGCCCTCTACATCGGCTACGACAGCGGCAACAAGGGCTGGATGTTCCAGACCACGACCACCAACGACGCCAGCGCCGACTTCCCCACCGCAGAGGGAGACAGCAACACCGCCGCCGTAGGCACCTGGGCGCACCTGCTGGTCACGTACACGGCCCCGGTCGACGGCGACTCCAGCACGGGCGTGATGTCGCTCTACCAGAACGGCACCCTGATGGGGACGGCCAACAACGTCACCCCGCAGTACGACTCGTCCATGCCCCTGACCATCGGCGGCTGCGTCAACAGCGTCGACGCGACCACGCCGTACGCCGCCTTCCCCGGCTCCGTGGCCGACGTTCACACCTACCCGTACGCCATGCCGAGCGACCAGGCCGGCGCAGACAGCGTGATCGTGCCGGCGGGCTGGGGCAACGGGATGCCCGAGGACGAATGGAAGCTCGCCACCAGCGGGACCGACACCGCCGCCCTCAACCCGTTCACCGCTTCCGGCAGCGCCACCTACGGCACCGACGCACCGAGCGGGATGGCCGGCAGCGTCGCCTTCGACGGGAACACCGGCTTCCTCAAGAGCAAGCAGAGCGCGGTGAACACACTCGGCGACTACACCGTCTCCGCCTGGGTGAAGATCAACTCAGCCCTCGGCACCACCGCTGTCTGCCAGGGCACCACCCAACACCAGGCGTTCTACATCTCCTACGACAAACCCAGTGGCGCCTGGATGTTCCAGACCACCACCACCAACGACGAGAACTCCGACTTCCCCACCGCAGAAGGAGACCCCAACACCGGCCCCATCGGCACCTGGACCCACCTCGTCGCCGCCTACCGGGCACCCGTCGCCGGAAAGTCCGGCACCGGCTCGATGGCCCTCTACCAAAACGGGACCCTCATGGGGACCGCCACCAACCTCAGCCCCCAGTACGACTCCTCCATGCCCCTGACCATCGGCGGCTGCGTCAACAGCGCAGCAGCCACCAGCCCCTACCTGGCCTTCCCCGGCTCCGTCGCCGACCTCCACGTCTACCCACGGACGCTCTCAGCAACCGAGGTCGGCGCACTGCACTGACCCCACCACCGACACCCGGGCCCCGCCGCACCCACCAGGAGCGGCGGGGCCCTGCCGTAGGGCCAGGAACACCTTGCGCTCCACAGCAGGCACACACCGCACCCACCGACCCTCGAGGACACTTCCGGTCCCCGCGACCTGCCAGCGTCCTCAAATCACCGTTCCGTCGCCAGACCGGCGACCCGCGATGGCTCGGGCCACGAGCGGATCGATACGTCCCCGCAGGTCAGCGGAGTGCCGACCGCCACAGACCGCTACGACCCCAAGCACGCGAGCAGCGGATTCCGTCCGCTGGACGGAAGTTGACGCTCCAACACCCGACGAGGAACGTTTCCGCAGGCCAGGGCATGCTTGTGGTGGGGCGGGTGGGACTCGAACCCACGGCCGACGGATTATGAGTCCTTTGAGGATCGTCCGCGATCTTCCCGCCCCTGCCTCAAGCTTCCCTTTTTCGCAGGTCAGCGATCCAGCGCACCTTCGGTGCGCGCCGGGGGCGTGGTAAATCCCGTGTGCGCGCCGGAGGTGCTTCTGTCTGCCCTGACCTGGGGTGATGCCGTTCGGGATCGTGGTGGTGTCCGTTCCGGCCGAAACCGATATTTCTGTGATGCCGGTGAGCTCGCAGGTCAGCGTGGTGCTGGGGGCCGTCCACGGGAACCGTGGAGTGTTGTTGTGAGCACGTGCGTCAGAATTCCTGATTCACCCTGGCCCTCCCGGAACGGCGTACTCGGCTGTTCGGCACGGGAGGGAGCAAGGCCGTGGACGTGCTGCACGAACGCTGCGTGGGCCTCGATATCAGCAAGAAGGACGCCAAGGCATGTGTCCGTACTCCGAGTACGAAGCGGCGGGGGTCCTTCACGACCGAGACCACGACGTGGGGATCGACGACGAACGCGGTCCTCGCCCTGCGCGACCATCTGCTCGCCGCACGGGTGACGCTGGTGGTGATCGAGGCGACCTCGGACTACTGGAAGCCGTTCTACTACGTGCTGTCCGAGGGCTTGAACGTGATCCTGGTCAACGCCCGGCAGGTCAAGAACCTGCCCGGCCGCAAGACGGATGTCTCGGACGCGGCCTGGCTGGCCCAGCTCGGTGCCCACGGCCTGGTGAGGCCCTCCTTCGTGCCGCCCGAACCGGTCCGTGAACTACGCGACCTCACCCGGGCCCGGACCACCGCCACCCGCGAACGCTCCCGCGTGGTGCAGCGGCTGGAGAAACTGCTGGAGGACACCGGCATCAAACTCTCCGCGGTCGCCTCCGACATCATGGGCGTCTCCGGCCGGGCCATGCTCGAAGCCCTCATCAGCGGCGAAGCCGACCCGCAGGTCCTCGCGGACCTGGCCAAGCGCAAGCTCCGCAACAAGATCCCCGAACTCACCGAGGCCCTGACCGGACGCTTCCGCGAGCACCACGCGTTCCTGACACGCCTGCATCTGAACCAGTACGACCAGCTCACCTCCATGATCGACCAGCTCTCCGGGCGGGTTGAGGAGGCGATGGCTCCCTTTCGTGACGCCCTCGACCTGCTCGACACCATCCCCGGGATCAACCAGGCGACCGCCGAAGTGATCGTCGCGGAGACCGGCGGCGACATGACCCGCTTCGCGACGGCCAAGCACCTCGCGTCCTGGGCCGGGGTCTGCCCGGGCCACCACGAATCCGCCGGCCGCACCAAGAACACCAAGGTCCGGCCCGGCAACCCCTACCTCAAAGGCGCCCTCGGCCTCGCGGCATTCGGCGCGGTGAGAACCAAGGACACCTACCTGCAGGCCCGTTACAAGCGTCTGACCGCCCGCCGCGGCCCGCTCAGGGCACTGGTCGCCGTCGAGCACTCGATCATCACCGCGATCTGGCACATGCTCACCGACAACGTCCCCTACCACGAGCTCGGCGGCACCTACTTCACCCAACGCGACCCCGAACGCGCCACCCGCCGAGCCATCAACCAGCTCAACCAGCTCGGCTACACCGTCACCCTCAACCCGAGGGAGAACACAGCCTGACCGACAAACCGGACACCCGGCGGCCCCGCCACGGTCACCGGGCGCCCAGCCCTACCCACACCCACCCTGAACAGGATCTATTTACGCGTCAGTAACCCAGGCCGCTGCGCGGCCGCCGTGAGGCCGGGAAAATGGGGGCGTGTCCGTCCGGGACGCCGGCGAATCTGTGATGCCTATGAGCTCGAGCGTCAGTATGGCGTCGGGGGCCGCTGACAGGAACCGTCAATTGTTGCTGCAGCACGCGGACCAGACTCTTCAGCCCTGTGGCCCCTCCGGACGGCACGCTGTTGCTGTCGGCCGTAGACGGGGAGGGCTCTCATGGACGTGCTGCACGAGCGGTGCGCCGCGCTGGACATCGGCAAGAAGGACCTCAAGGCGTGCGTGCGCACCCCTTCCCCGAGCGGACGCCGCAGCCGTCGCCAGGAGATCCGAACCTTCGCCACCACCACCAACGCCCTGTTGGAGCTGCGGGACTGGCTGGTCGCGGAGAACATCACCCTGGTGGTCATGGAGGCCACCAGCGACTACTGGCGCGGCGCGTTCTACCTGTTGGAGGACTGCCTCAACGTCATCCTCGTGAACGCAGCCCACGCCAAGGGCCTGCCCGGCCGCAAGACGGACGTCGCGGACGCGGCCTGGCTGTGCCAGCTGGGCGAGTGCGGGCTGCTGAAAGCCTCGTTCGTGCCGCCGGAGCCCATCCGGCACCTGCGCGACCTCACCCGCTACCGCACCACCCTCGCCGGCGAGCTGAGCCGCGAGGCCCAGCGGCTGGAGAAGGAACTCGAGGACGCAGGCATCAAGCTCTCCGCGGTGGCCACCGACATCCTCGGCGTCTCCGGCCGGGCCATGCTCGACGCGCTCATCGACGGGGAACGCGACGTGCACACCCTGGCCCAGATGGCCAAGGCCCGCATGCGCCCCAAGATCCCCGAACTGATGGAGGCGCTGACCGGGAACTTCGGCGAGCACCACGCCTTCCTGTGCCGTCTGCACCTGGAGCGCATCGACCACCTCAAGGCCACCATCGCGGAGATCTCCGCGCGGATCGAGGAGGAGATGCACCCTTTTGCCCGCCAGGTTGAGCTGCTCCAGACCATCCCCGGAGTCGGGCAGGCCGTCGCGGAGGTGTTGATCGCGGAGACCGGCGCCGACATGTCCCGCTTCCGCACCGCCGGGCACCTCGCCTCCTGGGCCGGTGTCTGCCCCGGCCACCACGAATCCGCCGGCAAACAGAAGTCCGGCCGCAGACGACACGGCAACCGGTGGCTCGGCGCCGCCCTGGGCACCGCGGCCATGGCCGCCTCCCGCACCCGCGATCGCACCTACCTCGGCGCCCGCTACATGCGTCTGATGCCCCGCCTGGGCAAGAAGAAAGCCCTGGTCGCCCTGGAGCACTCGATGCTGACCGCGGTCTGGCACATGCTCACCCATGACGCCGCCTTCCACGACCTCGGCGGCGACTACTACGCCAAGCACGACCCCGAACGAGCCCTCCGCCGCATCACCCGGCAAGCCAACGCCCTCGGCCTCACCGTCCGCTTCGATCCCATCGAGGCCGCATGACACCGCCTGCCCAGCGGAGGCTCAGACGTTATTTTCGGACCAGGAACCCAGGCCGCTGCGCGGGCCGCCGTGGAGGCGGGAAAATGAGTCTGCTCCGTCCGGAACGCCGGTTTCACTGTGATGCCTTGTGAGCTCGCGTGTCAGGATGGCGATGGGGATCGCTGACAGGGACCGTCAATTGTTGCGGCAGCACGCGGACCAGACTCTTCAGCCCTGTGGTCCCTCCGGACGGCGTGCCGTTGGCATGTCACGTCGTTGCCTGGGAGGGATTCGTGGACGTACTGCATGAGCGGTGTGCCGCGCTGGATATCGGCAAGAAGGACCTCAAGGCGTGCGTCCGCACCCCGAATCCTTCCGGCAGGCGTTCGCGCCGGCAGGAGATCCGTACGTTCGCCACCGTAACCAACTCCCTGCTCGAGTTGCGGGACTGGCTGCTCGCCGAGAAGGTCACCCTCGTGGTGTTGGAAGCGACGGGCGACTACTGGCGAGGTGCGTTCTACCTGCTGGAGGACTGCCTGAACGTGATCCTGGTCAACGCCGCGCACGCCAAGGGCCTGCCCGGCCGCAAGACCGACGTCGCCGATGCCGCCTGGTTGTGCCAGCTCGGCGAATGCGGCCTGCTCAAGGCGTCGTTCGTGCCGCCCGAGCCGGTCCGGCACCTACGGGATCTGACCCGCTACCGCGCCAGCCTGACCGCGGAGCGGTCCCGGGAAGTCCAGCGCCTGGAGAAGGAGCTGGAGGACGCGGGCATCAAGCTCTCCAGCGTGGCCACCGACATCATGGGCGTCTCCGGGCGGGCGATGCTGGACGCGCTCATCGAGGGGGAGCGCGATGTCCACGCCCTGGCGGGGATGGCCAAAGCCCGGATGCGGCCGAAGATCCCCGCACTGGTGGAGGCACTGACCGGGAACTTCGGTGAGCATCACGCTTTCCTGTGCCGGCTGCATCTGGAGCGGATCGACCATCTCACCGAGGCGATCGGGGAGCTGTCCGCACGGATCGAGGCCGAGATGTTCCCTTTCTCCCAGCAGATTGAGCTGCTGCAGACCATTCCCGGTGTCGGCAGGGCCGTCGCTGAGGTCATCATCGCCGAGACCGGCGGGGACATGGCCCGTTACCGCACCGCGGGCCATCTGGCCTCGTGGGCCGGGGTCTGCCCTGGCCACCATGAGTCCGCCGGGAAACACAAGTCCGGACGTCGGCGCCACGGAAACCGCTGGCTGGGCGCCACGCTCGGCACCGCCGCCATGGCCGCCTCCCACACCAGGAAGAGCACCTACCCCGGCGCCCGCTACCACCGCCTCGTGCCCCGTCTCGGCAAGAAGAAAGCCCTCGTTGCCCTCGAACACACCCTGCTGACCGCTGTCTGGCACATCCTCACCGACAACGTCGCCTTCCACGACCTCGGCGGCGACTACTACGCCAGGCACAACCCGGAACGCGCCATGCGACGCATCACCCGGCAGGCCAACGCCCTCGGCTTCACCGTCCGCTTCGACCCCATCGAAGCCGCATGAACACACCCCACCCACTACCTCGCGGACCTGGGCTCACCTTTCATTTTCGGACCAGAAGCCACGCGCGGCGACCGGTTCACCTCCGCTCGAGCGGAGGTGGGTCGCAACTCATCCGCCTGTGGCACCTGGTCGCGAAGTGCTCTCCGCGCCAGCGGAGGTGAGTCCGCTCCTCTACACCGTAAGCCGCCCCCTCAACACTTCCCGGTCGCCGGCATGCAGCTGGCCGCAGCCATACGGGGAATTCCCTCGCCGCACGCCCGAGCCTTGCCAAGCGACAGGTGTGTCGGCAAGCCTGTTGTTGAGCTGCTGGACGCCCGGGAGCTGGTCCGGGTCTCGCGTCCGAGGCTTTAGGTGAACTTGGACGGTGGCAGGCCCTGGGTCGTCGGGCGGCCGTAGCGAGCAGCGGCACGGGAGGACCGGCCGTCGCGCTGGCCGCCGGGGGCGTGGACCTTGGACGCGGCCAGGTGGTCCGCGTACATGGCCATGGCCACCGCATCGCCCCTGTCCGGGGAGCGGCCGAGGCGGGCGACCACGTCGTCCTTGGGCTCCACTTTGATCTTGGGCGGCACCCCGGTGGTGATGTCCCACGTCGGCGTCGTCAGGTCGGACACCAGCAGGTCGTCCGGCGGGAGGGCGAGCCGGGCGCCGAAGGCGGGGTCGAGCAGCTCCCGCAGCCTCCAGTACGCGGCGCTGCGGGTGTTGGTGAACCCGTACTGCCCGTCGCGGGTGCGCAGCTTGGTCCCGGCCGCGCCGGTGTAGGCCAGCACGGGCACGCGCAGCTCCCGGGAGCGGTCGATGACGCCACCGCCCACTCCCACGGAGTCGACCACGGCGACGGCACCGCCGGGCTCCTCGCCCAGGGCGCCCTGGACGCGGGCGGTGGTCTGCATGGTGTCCTCACGGTCGTGGATCTCCAGCTCCGCGACGACCAGGCCCCAGCGGTGCGCCAGGACGGTGGAGTCCCCGCCGGCTCGGGCGACGTCGACACCCAGCACGCGGCGGCCGTCCGGCTCGGGGCGGCCGGCCTGGTCCCACTCGTGCCACCGCTCGATCGCAGCGTCCACCCACGAGAGGGGGATGACGCTGTCCTCGTCGGAGGCGTGGAACTCCCCCAGGACGCGGTTGGCGAACATGGCGGAGTCGGTGCCCCACTGCTTGGCGCGCTGCTCGGCCCACTGGGGCGAGATGCGGCCGGCGGCGATGGCCTCCTCGAGCGTCACGTGCCGTACGTGCCAGTCTTCGAGGCCCGGGGCGCGCTTGTGGATCTCGTAGAACCGGCCGGCGGGCGGGCCCGGCGTCGAGATGGCCAGGGCGAACGACTCGGGCAGGCCCTCGTCCCGGCCGCCCGAGAACGCGCCTTCAATGGCGTCCCACGTGCCATCGGGCACGATCTTGGCCTCATCAATGAGGTACATGAGGGAGTCCGCGTGCGCGCCCTCGATCAGCTCGGCCTTATTGGAGGCGACGGCCGAGGCGGCGCCGTGGTGGAGCTTGAGGTTGAGCGCCAGCAGCTCCGTCAGCTCCGAGAACGGCTCTCGGCCCAGCACGTCCCAGCGAATGCGGCGTGCCCACTTGTGCACTTCCGGGAACAAGAAAACTTGCAGGTGTCTCCAGGCGGAGGCGGTGCAAATGACCTTCCAGTCGACGGCCGCCGCCTCCCTAGTGGTGGCGAACCACAGAATGGTGATGGCGGCCAGGCCGGTGTTGTGGGTCACGATGACGTCGTTGCACACGTACAGGCCGTCCGGCGCGGCGACCTGGATGCAGCGGACGGGCCCCGCGCCCACGTGCTCCACGGAGGCGATCCACCGCCACAGGTAGCGCTTCTGACTCACCGGCTTGACGCGAGCCTGCTTGCGCTCGATGTGGAACCAGCGGCCCTCCGGGAGGGTGAGCCGGACGACGTAGAACTCATACGGCTCCTCGCCCTCCCGCCGCTTCACCCGGCGGTGGACGGCAGCCGTACCGGCCAGGGAGCGGGCGAGCCAGGCGACGTCATCCGCGAGCTGTCGGCTGACGCTGGTGAACGTGATGGTGCCCTCGGGCGTGACCGTGCCGTCCGTGTCCAGGAGGCCGCGGAGCACTTCCCGACGCACCTCCGGGATGTTGTAGCGGTAGACGTCCGGGACAGCCTTCGCGCGGACGTTGGTGCCGAGGAGGCCGAGGCGGCGGAGGGCAGGGCCGAGGCCGTAGACGGACCACTCCTGGCAGGTGCGTGTCTCCCGCTCCACGACGTGGTACCCGGCGTGCCGGACGCGTTCCGCCACCTCCCGGTCCTTGCCGCTGATCGTGCCCTTACCGCTGGACCCGTCGCCGAGCCAGGCGCCGAGGGTGTACGGGTCCACGGGCACCCACCGAAACGGGTACTCCAGCGGCTCCGCGGTGGGCAGCGCCCACTTACGGGCCCGACCCTTCCCGTTCGAGCGGTCGACGCCCTCCGCCATGATCTCCGAGAGGGGTTTCGTCACCCACTCCACGGGGGCGTTCCTTGACCAGGTGAACCGCTTGACGGTCCAGAGGTGGTCTGCGGAGCACAGGGTGGAGGTGCCGTCATCGAACGTCACGCGGTAGACGTCCATTTCGCCACGCTCGTACACGCCGATGACGGACGTGGGTCGGCCGTCCGAGCCGAACACGGTGTCACCCACCTGGAGCTCCCCGAACTTCCGGGGCCCGGACGGGGTGTCGATGAGGAGGCCGTACGGCTGCGCCTTGCCGAGGCCGTGGGGTCCGCGCACGGCCACGCGCCTGCGGGCGGGCAGCTCGCCCAGGATGTCCGCCTGGTAGGCCGTCAGGCCGCCGTCGCTGCCCCAGTCGATGGCGTCCCGCGCCCACCCGGCCGGGTCCTTGTAATAGTGCACGGCGCGGCGAGCGCGCTTGGTGGTGTGCTGGGCCTTGACGCGGTCCCGCAGCGCGCGGAGGGCCTTGGTGTCCCCCGCGCGCACGAGAGCGGCGAGCTGCGCCTCGACGGCGCTCAGGCGGTCTGTACTGTTCTGCAACGTCGGACCTCACGTGTCTTCAGGTCTGGCAGTGCCCCGTGGCGGTGGCCGCCGCTACGGGGCTTTCGCCTGAAATGGTAGGGGCGCAGCGGCCTCCAAGATCACGCCAACGGTGCCCTGGTACAGGGTCGTTACGGCAGGTCAGACGCATCCTCGTCGCCCTCGTCGCCGTCGCTGGTCTGCTCGCGCAGGAGCGCCAGGATCTCGTCCCCCAGGCTCTGGGCGTCCACGTTGAGGTCCAGCCGCTCCGGCTCGGCCAGGCCCCAAAGCTTCACGATGCGGTCGACCAGCCGCGCCGCTCCCTCCACCGCTTTCAGGTCGCCCTTGAGGGCCTTGGGCCACACGGCGGCCAGCAGCCGCTGGTAGCGCATGAACTGGACCTCCCGCAGGCTGCCCGCCGAGGTCTCCAGGTCGGTGAGGTTCGCGGCCAGGGCGCGGTCCACGTCGGTGTGCGCGGCGCCTCTGCTCGCGTAGCCGAGCCGGTCGGCGATCGTCTCGTAATCGACTCCGGCCAGCACCATGGCGATGGCCTTGGCGCGGCGCTCCGCGACCTGGGCGCGCTTGGCCCTGCTGGCGCTCATCGGGTGCCCTCCGTTCGCATGTGCCTATTGGTTCGCATATCGGGGGGTCAGCCGGACATGAGGCGGTGCAGCTCCTCCCGCCGGTACACGTCGGCGTCGAAGCACCCGGTGTAGGAGGCGGTGACCATGACGGCGCCGGGCTTGCGGGCCCCTCGGTGGGCGAGGCAGCCGTGTTCGGAGCGGATGACGCACGCGGCGCCGAGGGGAGCCAGGTGCTCGTCCAGGGCGGCGGTCACCTGGCGGGTGAGGTCTTCCTGGGTCTGGAGGCGGCGGGCGTACACGTCCAGGACGCGGGGGAGCTTGGACAGTCCGGCCACGGGGTCGCCCAAGCGGGGCTGGTAGGCGATATCGGCGTGCCCGGTGAACGGGAGCAGGTGGTGGGCGCAGAGCGACGTGAACGGCACGCCGGTGACGACGATCGGCGTCCCGGCGTGCTGGGCCGGGAACGTCCGGGCGAGGTGCTGGGCGGGGTCCTCGTCGTAGCCGGCGGTCATCTCGTTGAGGGCCCGGAGCACGCGGGCGGGGGTGTCCACCAGGTCCGGGGCGTCCGCGTCCAGGCCGCGGGCCTCCAGCCAGGCCCGTACGCCGGCCTGGAGCGCCACGGCGCCGGGCAGCGGGTCGCCCGGGTAGGCGGGGGCCGGGACGGTGATGGAGCGGGAGGGCTTGGGGGTGAGGGCGCCGGGGGCGATCCGCAGGCCCTTGGGCTCGGTGGTGGTCATGGGTCTATCGGCCTTTCTCGTCGCCCCAGGCATGTACATGCAGGCGGGTGCTCAGGTTGAATCCGGCGGCGATGGCCGGGTCGGCGATCTCCCCCAGGCGGGTGGAGATGGTGGCGGTGTCGGTGCCCTCGGGCATCACCCACACCAGGCCGGGCGGGATGCCGTGGGCGGCGGTGAACGCCTGTACCTCATGGACGTCGGCGGTGTTGCAGCAGACGAACTTGAAGACGGCTTTGTGGGTGTCGTGCAGGGCGTACAGGGCGCCGGGGCGGATGCGCTTGTCCGCGGGGTCGCCGGCGTGGGCGAGCTTGGGCGAGACGTTGAAGCGGGTCACCCAGCGGGCGGTGTGCTCCTCGGGCTCCTGGGTGCCGTTGGTCTCCACCTCGATCTCCGTGCCGGCGAGGATGAGCGCGCCGAGGAGGGAGCGCCAGCCGTCCTTGCGCTGGTGGAGCAGGGGTTCCCCGCCGGTGATGACGACCATGCCGGGGTCGCCCTCCAGGGCGCGGGTGACGATCTCGGCGACGGGGGTGCGGGTGAGGGTCTGGCGCAGGTCGAATCGGCCCGCGTCCCAGGTCTCCGGGGTGTCGCACCAGCCACAGGTCAGGTTGCAGCCGCCCAGGCGGATGAACGAGCAGCGCCGCCCGCAGGAGGGTCCCTCTCCTTGCACGGTGCAGCCGAACACTTCTCGGATGACGAGGGTGTCGGTGGTGTCGACGGTGACGGTGTCGGGGGTCATGCGGTCGCCCCGGCCGGGGCGGGCGCGGTCCAGGTGGCGCCGTTGACGTGGGTCTCGGTGACGTGGACTCGGGAGACGTAGGCGCCCTCCGCGCGCACCAGGTCCGTGAGGATGTCGCCGGCGACGTGGGCGAGCAGCTCGGCCGTGGCCTCCACGGTGGGCCAGCCGGTCACCTCGTACACCTTGGAGCCGTGGGCGCGCAGGATGGGCAGCAGGGCGTCCTGGGCGCCGAGCATGGCGCCGTGGTCCAGGTAGTCATCGATCCACCGGCGCAGCAGCTTCTTGAAGGCGCCGAACTCCACGACCATGCCGCCGCGGGACAGCTCTGGTGCGGTGACGGTGATCTCTGCCCACCAGGAGTGGCCGTGCAGGTTGGTGCACTTGCCGGGCAGGTGCGGCACGCGGTGGGCGGTCTCGAAGTTGTGCCGGACCGTGACGTGGTGGCTCATGACTGGTGCTCCTGGGGGTGGGTGCGGGCGACGGTGTAGCGGGTGGTGCCGGTGTCGTGGCCGATGGCGTCCCGGACGCCGATGACGTCAAGGTGGACGCCGCGCAGGTCGTAGGCCCCGCCCCAGCTCTCCCACTCCGGCGCCGTGTAGCCGTCGAGGTGGGCGAACAGGCGGTCGGCGATGTCCTCGTTGGTGGCGTCCTTGAACACGGCCCGGGTCAGCTCGTGGATGCGGCGCTCCAGGGCGGCGTTCGTCTCCGCGAAGGAGGGGTAGCCGTGGCGGCCGATGGTGTCGTAGACGACGGTGACGGCACCGGTGTGGGAGTGGGCGCGCAGGCCCATGGCCCGGTTGACGTTGGTGAAGAAGATCGCGATGGGGCCGACCGTGACGGTGCGGATGAGGGTGGTGGTGTCCGGTGCGGCGAGGCGGCGCCGCTCGCATTCCTCCTCTTCCTGCCTGGTCGCGTGGGGGATCTCGCAGGGCTGCGGGGTTGGGGTGCCGCTCATCGGGTGGCCTCCAGGTGGGCCCGGGCCCGTACGCCCTTGCTGGCCCGGTAGATGTTGGTGGTGGTGGACTCCGCCAGGTACAGGTGCAGGCCGGGCGTGGCCGTACCGCCGTGGCGGGTGATCGGGTTGCGCTCGCTGGGTGGCATGGCGATGGGTCCGTGCCGGGCGCACAGGAATGCCTCCGCGCGGCGCCAGGCCACGGCCGCGGTGACGGTGGCCTCGGTGCGGTCGTAGGTTCCGTGGGAGGCGTAGATGAGCGGGTCGGTGTGGTGGGCCCGCAGCAGGTCCCGGTGCTGGAGGACCTTCTGCTTGTCCCGCATGAGGAAGTTGACCCACTGGCCGCGGTGGTGGTCGAAGAGCTTGACGATCCCGAACCGGTACGGCTGGGTCCAGGTGGAGGAGTCCACGCTGTAGAAGGGCAGCCGGCGCACCACGTCCCACACGGTCATGCCGAAGCCGTGGAAGACGGCCCGGTCGCCGGCGATGCTGAATGCCTTGTCGAGCCAGGGCAGCAGCTCATCGAGCGGGTTGCCGAGGAGCTTGCCGAGGGCGATGTACGTGTATCCCTCGTCGATGTACCGCTCCAGGTAGCTCCACGGTTCACCGGTGTGGAACACGGGGATCGGGGTGAGGCCGTGCTGCTCCTCCAGTGCGCGCTGGTTGCGCCAGGTGGCCTCTGGGGCGCCGATGACGTCCAGGTTGGCGTACAGGGTGAGGTGCTGGTCCCAGCGGTGGCACCAGGCCGCATAGCCGTCCAGGGTCAGGGAGATGCCCAGGGTGCGGGCGGAGTGGGCGCCGGAGTCCCCGAAGACCATGGCCGGGCCCTGGTGGACGCTCTCCAGCAGAGGCCCGAAGTTGTGGCCGCGGAAGTAGGCGTAGGAGCACAGCACCTTGAAGGGCTGGCCGGGGATGGACGCGGTGGCGGTCATGCGGCCGCCCGGGCGCGGTAGGCCTCCAGCTCAGCGAGCAGGCCGAGCAGCTTGGCGGCGTCGTCCTCTCCCGGGTGGGCGTCCAGGGCGTCGCGCCAGCGGTCGAATGTGGCGTGACTGACGCGCAGGGTGATGACGGGCAGGAACGCCTCTGGGCTCGCCTCGTCATCGTGGCTGCCCGGGCCGGGGCCGTCCCCGGGCGCCGTGGATCCGGACGGCGGGCGGGGGTCGCCCTTGACGTCGTCCTGTGGGAGCGCGATCAGCTGGGTGATGTCGGCGACGTCCTGGTCGTTGTAGCCGGTGCCGTCGAAGTCGTCCAGGGTGCCGAGCAGGTCGGCCAGGGCCGCGTAGTCGGTGTGGCCCAGCTCGGCCGTGCGGTTGTCCGCCAGGTTGACCCGCAGCGCGGTGGCGTCGTCGCACTCGACCACCTCGCAGCGGGCTGCCGGAGTCCAGGCCGGGCTGTTGCGGCAGATGCCGCACTCCTTGACGCCGCAGTCGCCGGGGCCGTGCTCGGCGAGCGCCATGCGGGTGTGGTTGCCGGCGAGCACCACCAGGGTGCCGTCCGGCTGCTGACGGACCACCAGGCCGCGGTACTGCCCGTTCTTGCGCAGGCTGCGCAGGATGGCGGGGACGTCGCCGCGCTTGGCGTTGCCCGGGTACGGGGTGAGCTGGTCCACCGGGATGGTGTCGGTGCGCAGGTAGGTGGCGGTGGTCATCGGGGGGAGTCCTCTCGGGTGTGTTCGAGCAGCCAGGCGAGGCGGGCGCCGTCGTCGCCTGGGGTGGGGCAGCCGGCCGTGGCTGCGTAGAAGTCGTCACGGACCTGCGGGCGTACGCGCAGGCGCAGCACGGGCCACAGGCCGCTCCCCTCGCCCAGGCCGCTGCCGTCCCCGGCCGGGATGCCGAGGCGGCCGGTGGCGGGCGGGTCGTCGCCGTAGTCCGCGGGCGGGGCGTAGGTGTCGGCCAGTTCCTCGAGCGTCGGGGGCGGGGCGAGGAGGCGCTCCACGTCCTGGTCGCTGTAGCCGGTGCCGTCGTAGTCCGGCAGGTAGGAGAGCAGGTCGACGAGGGCGTCCAGGTCCCAGGCGCCTTTCTCGGCGGCGCGGTTGTCCACGACGTTGATGCGGAGCGCGGTCTCGTCGTCGCACTCCACGACCTCCACCCGGGCGGAGGGCTCCCAACGGGCGCCGTTGCAGATGGCGCAGGGCTGCTCCGGGTGGCCGGCCATGGGGATGGTCTGGAGGCACGGGCCGCGGCCGTGGAGCGCCAAGGCGAACATGGTGTGGTTGCCGGCGAGGACGACCAGGCGGCCGTCCGGGGGTTGACGGGCAATCAGTGATCGGTACTGGCCGCTGGTGCGCAGGCTGTCCAGGATGAGGCGCACGTCGCCCTTGCGGGCGTTGCCCGGGTAGGGGCTCAAATCCCTGAGCGGCACCGTGGCGGTGCGCACGTACGTCGCCTGTGACATGGGCTTATCCCCCTGGTCGGTGTCCTGGGCGACGGAGAAGGATAAGCGGAGGTGCAAGTTCCGCCTGGGGGTTGTCGCTCCGGGTGGCAGCGGGGTGAGCGAAACGACCAGACTCTGTCCGCATGGGCGAATGGATGACGGCCGTGATTGGGTTGCTGGGCGCGGCACTTGGTGCAGGCGCAGCCATGTGGGGTGCGCACAGCACGGCCCCGTACGGGTCGTGCAGCTGACGTCACCGGCCCCGAGGCCCCGCCTTACCGCCCCCGGGCCTCCGTGAGGCCGTCACGAGGACGTCCAGGTCCCCGGTTTAGATGATCACGTCTTCGTCGTCGGCCGGGGCATCGAAGCGGGCGAAGAAGTCGTCCAGGGCTTCGGGGGAGACGGTCAGCGCGTTGGCGTCCTCGCGTTCGTTGCGTTCGGCCAGGCGCCGCAGCAACTCGTCGCGGTCGGCGGGGAGGTAGAGCACCACGGGCAGGCCGCTACTACGGGCGGCTGGCCAGCACTCGTAGTCGGCCGGGGCATCGAAGCGGGCGAAGAAGTCGTCCAGGGCTTCGGGGGAGACGGTCAGCGCGTTGGCGTCCTCGCGTTCGTTGCGTTCGGCCAGGCGCCGCAGCAACTCGTCGCGGTCGGCGGGGAGGTAGAGCACCACGGGCAAGCCGCTACTACGGGCGGCTGGCCAGCACTCGTAACGGTTCGGCAAGTTCGGCAATCCGTGTTTTACCTGCGGCGCGGCCATGGAATGATCGCTGCACTCGGTAATCAGAGGGAGGCGGTGGGTGCATGACCAGCCCGGAGAATCCCTTCGAAGCATCGGCGTCAGCGCTCGGATACCTCTACCAACTCCGCGTGGCGCTCCAGCGGTGCGTGGAGCTCTCCAGGGGCGGGATCGAGTGGAGTGTGGCGATTGAGGCAACGGACGATGTCCAGGCCCTCATCGGGTCGCACACCGAGCTGACCCAGCTGAAGAAGCGGGCAGACAACGTGAGACTGACGGACCTGTCGTCGGACCTGTGGAAGACAATCAGGGTCTGGTCACACGCCGTTACCGAGGGGCACATCGACCTTGCCGAGACAAGCCTCTACCTGATTACCACCGCAGAGCTGCCGGACGACAGCGCGGGGTTCCTCCTGCAGCCCAAGGCCAGCGGGCACCGTGACGAGCAGGCTGCCGAGGCTCTCCTCGTCCAGGCACGGCAGTCCTCGAAGAGTACGACGTTGGCCAAGGCCTTCGAGGCGTTCGACGCGCTCGGGGCGCAGCGCCGGGCCGAGCTCATCAGCCGGGTCGAGGTCATCGGTGACGCGCCGGGGATGAACTCCATCAGGGAGGACCTGCTCGGTTACGCAAGCCTGGCCGTCGAGCGCCGGTACGCCGAGTCCTTTCTTCAGCGTCTTGAGGGCTGGTTCTTCGAGCGGGCGTCCGTCCAGATGAGCTTCCCGGGGTCGGATCCGGTGACCGGCTCCGAGTTCGACGAGCTGTTCAACGATCTGCGCAATCAGATCGGTGAGCACAATCTGCCGATCGACCCTGATATCGCCGCGCTCACGGCTGCGGCCCCGGCCGCTGCCGATGCCGCCGACAAGGTGTTCGTGCATCAGCTCCGGCTGATCGACGTGGGCGCGGAGCGGATCGGCTACGCGGTTCGGGACTGGGTGAGGGCCTTCGCTCAGCGCTCCCGCTGGGCGAACGAGAACCTGCTACGTGCCGGCGAGATCGGCGCGTATGAGCGCAGGCTCGTGGAGGAGTGGCAGTCGCGCTTCGCCGAGATGCGTGAAGATCTCGGCGATGAAGCCACCGAAGAAGAGATGAAGCGTGAGGCCAAGCTGATCTACAGGTGGGTCGACCGGGAGGCCCGGCTTCGCATCCGCACAGGCTGTGAAGAGGTGTTCGTCGTCAAGGGGTCGTACCAAATGCTCGCGGACGAGCTGCAGGTCGGGTGGCATCCGGACTTCAGCGCCCGGCTGGCGGCTCTGCTGGAGCCGGCGGGAGCCGCTGATGGCCGAGCGTGACCTCAGCCGCGAGGAGCGCGCACTGTTCAACCCGGCCTTCACAGCACTCGTGTGCGTCCGGGCTGTGCAGGGCTACGAGAAGCAGTACCGCTCCGCCTGCCCGCTTCCAGTCGCAGTGACCGCCGCGGTTATGGCTCTCCAGCCGTCTATCCGGACGGCGCTGCCCGCCACCCTCCGCACCGGGCTGATGAACTGGCTCGACGAGAACGAGGCCGTCCGCGTGGCCATGGGTCTCAACGCCGCCGCCCTCGCCACCGTCGTGCGACCAGGCCTGCTCTTCGCCCTTCAGAGCGATGTGCTCAGGCTTCAAGGCTCCGGGCTGACGGTGAAGCCACGGGCCGTGACGGCCCTCAAGGACGGCCCCGAACAGAACACCGCGATCCAGAAAGCCGCCCACCAACTCGGGCGCTGGCTGCCCAGCACCGGCAGCATCAGCACCGTCCTGACGCTCCTGGGAGTCCAAGCGTGACCTTTCAGATCCAAGCGGTCACCGTCTACGGCAAGCAGCCCGGACAGGTCCGCACGGTCCCGTTCCACACCGGCACCCTGAACATCGTCACGGGCGACTCCCGGCGCGGGAAGAGCGCGCTGCTGACCATCATCGACTACTGCCTGGCTAGCTCCGACTACCCCGTCAAGGCCGGCAAGGTCCGCAAGTACGTGGGCGCCTACGCCGTCACCCTGGCGAAGCCCGACCAGCAGCTCTTCGTCGCCCGGCGCGCCCCGGAGCCGGGGAACGCCGTGAGCACCGTGCTGTGTGTCCTGTCCCAGGCCCCAGAGACCCCGCCTCCCCCGCTGGAGGAGCTGACCTTCGCGACGCCCCTGGACACCGCCAAGGACATCCTCAGCGACTTCTGCGGCATCGACCGCACCATCAAGGTGCCCGCGGTCGCCCGCGCCCAGACCATCGCTCCGTCGATCCGCCACGCGCTGTACTTCTGCTTCCAGGCACAGAACGAGGTCGCCAACCCCGACCTGCTGTTCCACTCCCAAGGTGAGGAGTGGCGACCGAACACCATCCGGGGTGTGATTCCGTACTTCCTCGGCGCCGTCGACCCCGAACAGGCAGCGCTGCGCAACCGGCTGCGGCTCCTGCGCCGGGACCTTTCCGACCTTGAAGCCAAACTCGCCCAGGCCCGCGACCTCGGCCCAGCGTCGGGCCAGGCCCGAGCACTGCTCACCGAGGCGGTCGAGGCAGGGCTTGTACCGCACCGCGACAGCGAGCCGACGGCGGAGGAGATCCTTGGCCTTCTGCGGTTCGCCCTGGAAGGCAGCATCCGGCTAGAGCTGGAGTCCCGACCGGACAACGACGGCGACCCGTTGACCGCCGCCATCGGCCGGCGTGCCCAACTGCGGCGCGCCGTCGGGCAGTCCCGGGCCCGCATCGCCGACCTCAAGCGCGCGGTCGAGGAGAATGACGACTTCGCGGGCGAGGCAAGAGAGCAGCGCCGGCGTCTCGCGTCTCTCGGGTTGATGCGACTGTCCCCAGACACCTCCCAGGCCGCGCAGTGCCCGGTGTGCGAAAGCCCGATCGCCTCGGCCAACACCACGGTGGCGACGATCATGCACGACCTCGAACGCCTCGACGGCGATCTACAGGTGATCGGCAGCGACACACCCGCCCTGCAACGCCAGATGGCCCTGGAGGAGGAGCAGCTACAGCAACTGCGCGCGGCGCTCTCCCGCAGCCAGGACGAAATCAACGAGATCAGCGCCGGGCTGCGCGCGCTGCAGCAGGAGCCGGACCAGGCGCAGCGGGCCGCCCATGTGCGCGGCCGTATCAGCCTTTACCTCGACACCACTGCCCAGCATGTGAGTGCCCCGCAGGTCGAAGACCGCCGCGACGCCCTCCAGCAACAGATCGCTGAGCTGGAAGAGCTCCTGAGCGACGACACCCAGGGCGACCGGCTCACCAGTTACCTGTCCCTGATCAGCCAGAACATCCGCACCAAGGCTGCCGCGCTGGAGCTCGACCACTCGGACGCGCCCATCCGCCTCGACGTCAACCGGCTGACTGTCGTCGCCGACACGGCCGACGGTCCCGTCCGACTCGCCGACATGGGCAGCGCCGAGAACCACCTGGGCTACCACGTCGCCACGCTGCTGAGCCTGCACGAGTGGTTCAGCGAGCACCGCGGACCCGTCCCGCGGACGCTGATCCTCGACCAGCCGTCCCAGGTGTACTTCCCGCCCGACTACACCGGCGAGCCCACACCCCAGGGGACTGACCTCAGCCACCTGCTGGATATCTACCGGACCATCAATGACACCGTCCAGGCGCTCGACGGCGCGCTCCAGGTCATCGTCGTCGAGCACGCCGACCTGGCCGATCCGCTCTTCCGTGACCACGTCGTCGAGCGCTGGCGCTACAGCAACAGCCAGGCCCTCGTACCTCCGGAGTGGATCACTGAACCGATCGACGACGAGGACGAGTAGCCGGGCACTCGACATTCGGCGGCCGCTCCACGCCGAGTGCACCTGCTGCCGTATTTTTCGAAGCCTGTCAGCGTGGTGGACCACCGAATCAGCCAGTGGACATCGAGCAGCTGGGCCCTGTCGCCGCGCAGTGTGATCTCGACCACAGGCCAGAGAAGGAATGAGACACCTTGATCCTCCATGGCGAGTTGGCGCATCGGGGCTCCGGTCCCGCGTAAAGCGACACACATGCGGGGGACACGGCATCTGCAGCGATACGCGACACGCAGACCCCAGCAGCCGGACAGGTCTTGACGGTGCGTCCGTCTCGCAGCCGGGTGGCCAGCGCCGGGAGCGTCCAGTTCCAAATGCCCTCGTCCCGGAGTTCGCTGTTCTGGGTCAGCAGGCGCTCAGGGCGGCGCGAGCGGCGCCGACGAGGCGGGGCCAGGTCGACGGCCGTGCTCATGACTCTGGGGCCCCTGCGGCGCGCAGCAGGGCCGCCACGGTGACCACGCCGTCGTGGGCGTGGCGGGAGTCCAGGACGGCCACGAGGGTGCGCAGGGCGCGCAGCACGATGACGGCGGCGTCCTCGGCCGGGAACACCTCGCGGGCGGCGACGACCAGGCGGGCCGCCTCGTCGCGGTCGGCGGCCGGGTACGTGAGCAGCATGGAGCGGGTGCCGTCCGGCATGGGCGGGGCGACGGTGCCGGGGGCCGGGCCCTCGGGGATGGTGTCGCCGCTGGCCGGGGCGGCGCTCGAGGTGGCCGGCTCCGCCGGTGCGGCGTTCCCGGCCGGGGCCGGCTGCTCCTCCTCGGGCTCCTCCTCGTACGCCTCCTCGATGGCGGCCACCAGGTCGGCCAGGTCGGCGTCCGTGTAGCCGGTGCCGTCCAGGTCGCCGTCCAGTCCGGCGATCAGCTCCGCCAGCGCCTGCTCATCCCACCCGCCCAGCTCCGCCGACCGGTTGTCCACGAGGTTGATGCGGGTCGCCGTCGCGTCGTCACAGGTGACGATCTCGCAGCGCGCGGCGGGCGCCCACTCCTGGCCGCCGCACAGGGCGCAGGGCAGCTCCGCACCGTCCACGGTCGTGGTCATGCCGCAAGGGCCGGGGCCGTGGGCCAGCAGGGCCTGGAGGGTGTGGTTACCGGCGAGGACCACCAGGCTGTCGCCGGTGTCGCGCACGATGAGGCTGCGGAACTGCCCGGTGCGGACCAGGCTTTGCAGGATGACGGCCGGGTCGCCGCGGCGGGCGTTGCCCGGGAACGGGCGGAGGTCGCCGAGGGGCACGTCGGCGGTGCGGTCGTAGGTGGCCTGGCTCATGGGCGTTGTCCCTGCTCGGGGGCTGCTTGGGCAGCGGAGCAGGGTACGCCGGGCGGCGAGGTGGCTCCTGGGGACGACGAGGGCCCGCCCGGGCCGGAGGGGGCGGCCTGGGCGGGCGGTGTCCCAGACGTGTCCGGGGCGGGTGTCCGGGACGTGGGGCGGGCGTGTCCGCCCCGTGTCCGTTGGTGGGTCGTCGGTGCTGGTCAGGTCGTGTCCGGCGTGTCCGGCCGGGGTTGTCCGGCCGGTGTCCGGGGGCGGGTTACCACCAGCCGTTGCGGGAGCGCCAGATGGGCGTGGGCCGGCCGGTGACCTTGCGGTGTACGAGCACGCCGGCGATGTACCAGGGCTTGAGGCACCACCACATCAGCCACGCCTCGCCCAGCAGCAGGTAGGGCAGGAGCATGATCGGGAGCACGAACAGGTAGCCGAGCGCCTTACCCCCGCCGCCGAGGTTGACGCCTCCGCCGACGGAGAACGGGCCGGGCAGTGGGATCGAGTAGCGCAGGCGCATCGGGGTTCCTTTCGGGGGCCTGTGGCTGGTGGCCGGTCTCGGTGGGTGAACGCCGGGGGCCGCATATCGGGTGCGGCCCCCGGCGCCTGGCGTTGGGTCAGGCGGGGAGGAGGTGGCCGGGGATCATGGTCACGGTCTGGCCGCCGAGGGTGATGCACGGGAAGCCGCTCAGGTCACAGTGGCCGGTGACGGTGGTCTCGGTGCCGATCGGGTACTTCTCGGGGTCCAGGTCGACGGTGATCCGTACGCGCTGGCCGACGGTGTAGGTATTCATGGCGTTCGCTCCGTTCCGGTCGGGCCGTTTGCCCTCCCTCACGTGATCCATATTGGCAACTCCATATTGCAATGTCAAGTTGCAATATGGGTGTCGGGCGCGCCACCCCGGGCCGATGTCCGGACGCGTCCCAGAACAGGGGGCGGACGCGTCCGGACATCGTCCGGCCTGCGGTTACACGTACAGGTCGGCCACCAGGGCGGTGGCGTTGTCCGGCCGGTGGGTGACGGTCAGGGCGGTGGCCACGGCGTCGTTGACGACGCGGCGGGCGGCCTCGGCGGGCGGGCCGTACAGCAGGTCGGAGAGCTGGTGTCCGGCGTCCTCGTGGGGCTCGTATGCGCCGTCGCAGGCGAGCAGCAGGCGCCCGCGCTCGGCGCCGATGGCGGCCGTCTCGATGGCCGGGTGCCGGACCTCGCGCATCAGCTCCTCGTCGCCATTGACGGAGCCGAGGCAGCTGGTGACCGCGTGGCGACTGCCGCCCGCCGGGTACGTCTCGCAGGGCGGGAACACGCGGCGCAGGTTGTGGTCCTGGGTGAGGCAGCGCAGGGTGCCGCGCACGAGCCAGTAGGCGCGCACGTCGCCGCACCAGGCGACGGTGAGCGGCCGGCCAGGGGCCTCGACGGCCACGACGGCGCACGCCATGGGGCCCGCTCCCCGGGGGCCGTGGCGGTCCGGCTCGGCGGCGTAGCGGATGTATTCCCCGCGCAGGCCGGCGGCGGCGTCGAGGAGCTGGGCGGCGCTGCGGGCGAGGCGGCGGGCGGCGGTGCGGGTCCAGTCGCGCACGTGCGGCTTGTCACCGATGCCGTCAAGCAAGACGTAGGCGCGTGCGCCCCCAGGGGCGGTGTGCACGGCGGCGGCGTCGCACTGGACGGCCCGGCCGCCGATGTTCTGGGCGGTGGCGTAATAGCGCATGGGTGGTGCTCCGTTCCTGGTGGCGCTGGGGAGTGGGGCCGGGGGCCGGGCGCATATCGGGTGCGCCCGGCCTGACGGGGGCGGGTCAGGCGGCGACCTGGCCGCCGCGGGCGAGGTGGTCGCCGTGGAGCTGCACGAGGGTGGCCAGGAGGGCGTAGCGGGTGGTGGGGTCGCCCTCGGTGGCCAGGTCGTGCTCCGCCAGGGCGATGCGGGTGCGCAGCTCGGCGTCCTCGAGGCCGCCGCCGGTCAGCGGCTCCAGGCGGTAGGTGCGGCGGGTGACGGGGGCGGTGACGTAGGCGAACACGGCCTCCGAGATGCCGACCTCCGGGTGGTCGGCGGCGTGGCCGGCGGCCATGAGCAGGGGCAGGTGGCCCTCGGCGGGGGCGACGTTGGGGATCGTCACGCCGTCCATGACCAGGGGCTCGGCGGTCTCGAACCCCTCGGCGGCGGTGTGCAGGTGGCCGATGAACACCAGCAGCTCGCTGCGGTGGGGGTGGCCGTCCAGGCGGGTGCGGAGGATGTCCGCTAGGTCGCGGGCGCGGGCGGCGCACTGGCGGTACGCGTACGGGGTGGCGGTGCGGGCGGCGGTGGTGGCGGCCATCTGGTGCTCCTGGGGGGTTCCGGTCGGGCCCTGCGCCCTTCCCGGTGTTCGCCATGATTGCAACTCGACATTGCAATGTCAAGTTGCAATGTGGAGTGCGTGCCGCATGGCGAGAGGTTCACCCCTGCGGGTCACCCAGGGGCCTCCAGCAGCAGGGGCCGGGGCGGGCGCCCATCGGGTGCGCCCGCCCCGGCCCGGGTGGGTGGGGTCAGTTGGCGGCCAGGGGGGTGGTGTCCAGGTCGATCAGCACGTCGTCGCGGTCCGCGTAGCGGATGCGGTAGCCCTCCAGCAGGGCAGGCAGGTCCTCCAGGTCGAACGCGGAGTCGCAGGTGATCAGGTCGCCGGTGGCGACGGAGCGGGCGGCGACTCCGTACAGGGCAGGTGCGGCCATGGCGGTGGCTCCTTCCGTGGGGGGCCGGGCGCCTATCGGGTGCGCCCGGGCGGTGGGGGCGGGGGTCAGCTGTCACCCTGGGCGGCGACGGCGGTCAGCTTGGCGACGGCCAGGGCGGCGCCTGCTCCCTCTCGCCAGGCGACGGCGGCCGGGCTGTCCCAGCGGGTGGCGTACTCCTCGGGCACGGGCACGCCGCGCCAGGTGGCCGGTGCCGGGATGCCGGGCTCCTCGGCATCCAGGGCGGCGGCGGCGATGCGCTCGGCGGCCTCCGGGGCGTCCATGCCCACGCCGTGCTCAATGCCGGGGCCGCGCAGGGCCCACCCGTAGCGGTCTCCGAGGAACGTCAGCTCCCAGCGGATTCCGCCGTGGTCCACGACGCGGGTCACGCGGGTGCCCGGCTTGACGGGGCCCAGCTCGATGCCGGCGGCGGTCAGCTCCTCGCGGAGGGCGGTCAGGTGAACCTCGGGGGTGTAGCGGGGCAGGATCGACATGGGGTGTGCTCCGTTCCTTCGGTGGGGCCGGGCACCGTACGGTGCCCGGCGGGGTGGGGGTTGTGGGTCAGGCTGCGATCACCAGGGCCACGTGGTCGGCGGTCTCGACCGCCGGGGCCTCCAGGGCGACCTTGAAGGTGTCCTTGCGGCCCTTGCGCGGGGGCACTCCCAGGCCGTTGTCCAGGTAGTCCACGGCGACCTGGTCGGCGTCGATGACGGTGCCGCCGTTGGTGCGGGTGACGGTCACGCGGCCGTAGGTGCCCACGGGCAGGCGGCGGAGCCACTTCTTCTCGGCGTCGGCCAGCTTGGCCTTGGCCTTGGCCTCGGTGTCCAGGGTCTTGAAGCGCTCCGCGCGCTGCTCGATGTCGGCGACCGCGGGCAGCTCCTCCACCGGCAGGGTCTTGTCCTGCTCGGCGGCGGGGGTGGCCACGCGCTCGCCCATGCGCTGGGCGACCTCGCCCACCATGCGGGTGGCGGTGGTGGCGGCGCGCAGGGCCAGGCGGTCCAGTCGGCGGGCGGCGGTGGTGGCGGCGCGGGCGGCCAGGCGGGCGGCGTAGCGGGCCTCCCGGGCGGTCTGGGCCAGGTCGGCGGCCTTGGCCATGCGGGCAGCCAGGCGGCGGGTGGCGGCGGCCACGCCCTTACCGGCGCGCTCCGCCTTGCGCAGTTCGGTGCGGGCGGGGGCGACCTTGGCGCGGGCGGCCTTGGCGCGGGCGGTGGCGCGCTCCGCCGTCTTGGCGGTGCGGGCCTCCTCGCGGCGGGCGGTGGTGAGGGCGTCCTCGGCCTCAACGAGGCGGGCGATCTGCTGCGCGGCCTTGGCGGTGGTGTTCATTGCGCTGTCCCTCCGGTTCCGTCCGGGCCCCTCGCCCGTCCTGACACTCACACTCTCGCAACTCTACATTGCAATGTCAAGTTGCTTTGTGGGGTTGCATGGTCGGTTCACCCGTGCGTCGTACGAGGGCCCCGGAACGGCCGGCGCCCCGGTCCCCCTGGGCGGGGCCGGTCGGTCAGGCGCTGGCGGCGCGGGCGGCGGTGCGGTTGTCGATGACCCGCCGGACCTCCGCGCGGCGGCGCAGCACCCGGGTGGCGGCCAGGACGGCGGCCATGTCCACGGTGCCGACCTCGGCGGGGGCGTCCTCGGCGACCGGGTTGCCTGCGAGGTCCACCCGGATCGGGGCGGCCTCGCCGCGCACCCACACGCGCTGCCCCTGGGCGTCCTGGGCCACGATCAGCGCGACCTTGTTGACCGTGAACCGCTCCTGTGCGGCGTTCCAGCGGGGCACGCGGCGCATGGCGGCCACGGTCTCCTGGACGGCGGAGGCGTCCAGGGTCAGGGTGCGGTCGTCGTTGTCCTGGCCGTTGATATGCAGGGCCTCCCGGGCGGCGGTGTAGGCGGTCACCTGGACCTGCCCGGCCGGGGCGGCAGCCATCTCGGGGGCCTCCTCGACGGGGGCGTCGTCCGCCTCCGGGGCCTCCTCGACGGCCGGGGCCTCGGGCTCCTCGGCGGGGGCCTGCTCGGCGGCCGGGGTCGGGACGCCGTCCACCATCCAGACCCTGGTGGCCACGCCGCCGTTGAACTCCACGGTGCGGCCCAGGGCGTCCTCCAGGTAGCGGTTGAAGCCGCGGTTCTCGGTCCACTGGCGGGTGAAGGTGTACGGCTGGCCCTTGATCTGCTTCGCGGTGCCCCAGGAGGTGAAGATCAGCTTGCCGCGCGCCTCGTGCAGGTCGCCGTAGATCATGAACGCGCCACTGGTGCCCGCACCCTTGAGGGTGCGCCACACCGGGGCGGCCTCCACGGCCGGGGCGATCTCGGCGGCCGGGGCGGCCTCGGCGGGGGTCTGCTCGGCCGGGGCGGCGGGCGCCTCCTCGGCGGCCGGGGCCTCGGTGGCGGCCGCGGCGGTCCGCAGGGCGGCGATCTTGGTGCACTTGGCGCACGCCTTGCCCTTCTGGGCCTCGGCGGCGGTCAGGACGCTGGTGGCGGTGCTGCCGCACAGGGTCACCATCTCGCCGGTGGGGACCTGGTGGACGGTGCGGCCCTTGCCGACCTGGGCCGGGGCGGTGGTGGTGTTCATGGCGTGTCCTTCCGTTCCGGCCGGGCCCCTCGCCCGTCCTGACACCCACATACTTGCAACTCAGTATTGCAATGTCAAGTTGCCCCGCACGGCGCACTACTGCGCTTCCACATTGCAACCCGATATGGCATAGTGCTGGGCATGCCGACCTACGACCCCACCACCGAGGCTCGTGCTGTCCGCGAGCTCAAGCGCCAGCGCGCCAAGCTGAGCGCCGATAAGGACGCCGTCACCGCCGCCCGGGACGCCCTGCAAGAGGCGATCGTGCGCCACCTGCGGGAGCGCAACGCCCCACCCGGGGAGGTCTCCGACCACACCCCCTACGACCGCAACCACGTCGGCGTGATCGCGCGCAACGCCGGCGTCAAGCCGCTACGCGTCAAAGGCCAGCCGGCCGAGGTGCCTGTCTACGACCCGGAAGTGGTGGCCGCCGCCCTGGCGGAGCTGGACCGGCTCACCACCGACTTCACCAAGGCCGAGGAGCGCGAGAGCAAGACGCACGCCGCCCTCCAGGCCGCCGCCACCCAGCACTACCTGGACAACCACGCCAGCGCCCAGACCCTGGCGGACGCCTCCGAGTTCGACCGCAACACGATCATGCGGTGGGGCCGGGAGGCCAGGAAGAAGGCAGCCGCCGGCGCCTCGTAGCGCCCGCGCCGTAGGCGGCAGAAAGGGCCCGCACTCCACGGGGAGCGCGGGCCCTTTACTGTGGGCGGGGGAGCGAGCGCGGTCAGCGCAGGAGCGCCCAGGCGACCAGGACGGTGAACAGGACCACCGTGGCGATGGCCTGGCCGCGCGGCACGTCCACCAGCCGGGCGACCGGAACGTGGATGACGCGCTCGCCGTCCGGGCGGAGGCCGGCGTGCTCCAGCAGCCGGTGGCGCTGCGTCTCGCGCCACAGCATGCCGTCCGTGAAGCACAGGCCCGACGTGCCCCCGCAGTCGTCGCACCGGTACCGCCTGACCATTCCGGCCGCCCTCCTTCTCGCGTACGTCTCTGCCCATGGTGACCGATCACGGCCGCCGTACGTAACCGTTCCGTGTCGATCCGTTACATGAGCGGCGCGCCCGACTCGAACTGACCGAGACGGGCGCGCCGTCTATCGAACGGGCGGACGACGCTATCGCCGGTCGTCCGGGTGGTAGACGATCACTGTCCGCTGAGGGTTGGAGGGGTCCGGCTCCAGGTGGTAGTCCTTCCCCTCCGGCCAATAGCTGCCGTCTGCACTCAACCCCTTCTGAGGGTCGCTCTCGGCGTTGTTGGTGTTGGCGTTGGCGCTCTCACCTGCAACAACGCCGGTCCCCTGGGCGGGGTCAGGAGAGGGGGGCGGCGGCGGGAAATCCGAGAGGTGGACGCCGGGCCCGTTGCCGGCCGTCGTGCGCACCCCCGGGCGCACCCGGATACCGGCCCCGTCCAGCGCCTCCCGGACGGCCCGGGTGTGGGGGAGTGAGAGGTACTGGCAGAGGGTGGTGAGCAACACCCCCCGGCCCTCCCCGACGAGCCCGTGAAGGGCCACCGCGATGGCCTCTCGGGAGGGCGGCGGCGGGGGCTCTGCAGGAGCCTCCTCCGCGGCCTCGTCGGCGGCCTCGTCGGGGGAGTCGTCGGCGTCCTCGGCGGGGCCCTCGGCGGGGGGCGGGCCGGGCACCTTGGCCACGCCCTTGGCGGCCGTGCCGGTGGGCTGCTTCTTGCCCTGCTCGGCGCGCTGCCGGTGGAGGGCGCCGAGGGCGGCGCAGCACCACACGGTGAAGATGCCCACCGTGCCCCAGACGGGCCAGGCCATGACGGTGCGCACGGCGCAGTATCCGGCGATGCCGAGCGCGGCCAGGCGGGCGGGCACCTTCATGTCCTTGGGGCCGTACTCCCCCGACAGCCAGGCGGCCAGGTGGCCCAGCAGCAGGCGGGTTCCGTTCAGGTAGTCCGCGGCCATCTGCCACGCCCTGCGCCGGCCGAACAACTCCCCGGCCGCCTCCCTCTTCTTCCTCTCCGCGCGGCGGGCGGCCTTGCGCTCCGGGGCACGCTGGCGCCAGCGGCGGGTGCCCTCGGCGCTGGCGTTGATGACGGCCGGGATCCATGAGGGATCGACGTAGGGGCGCAGGTCGGGCATGGCGAGGGCCCGCCCGGGGGCGGACTCCTCGTCCTCCAGGTCGGCCTGGTCTTCGTCGGGGGCGTCCTCCTCCCCCGGCTCGACGTCGCCGGGCAGCTCCTCCCCTTCCTCCTCGGCGGCGGCCGGGGCCGCCTCGGTGGGGTGCTGCTCCCCTGCCGTATCGGGCGGCGGGGTGGGCTCGTCGGGGTCGGGGACCAGGTGCAGGGCGGCGGTCATCGGCGTCACGCCCAGTGCATGGCGACGACCTCGATACGGCCGGCGAACCACTGGAAGGGGCCGCCCGCGCCGGCGGCGACGCAGAAGAACGCCACGCCGACCAGCGCGACCTTGCGCAGGGTCAGTTTCACGAAGCAGGCGATGAGGATGAGGATGACGGCCATGCCTGCGGCGGTGATACCGGGCGCGGCGTCGCCGATCATGCCCAGGCCGCCGTTGACCAGGTCGGTGAACCAGGACCACGGCTGTCCCGCTGCCTTGAAGGCGCAGCCGGCGACCATGGCGAGGAACAGCGTCCACCCCCAGGAGAGGGTGCCGAGCTTGCCGCCGCCCTTGGTGCCGAACCACAGCACGATGACCAGGGCGGAGGCGACGCCGCCGATTCCAAGATGGATTGCGTCCATGAGGTGGCTCCGTTCAGTTCGTGAGGTCGGCGAGGGGGGTGCCGTTCCAGGCGGCGCCGATGACCAGTGATGTGGAGATGGCGCGGAGGGCCCAGGCGAGGGGCGGGAAGAGGTTGCGGACGCGGTAGTCCACGACCAGGACCAGGCCGAGCAGGCCCAGGGTGACGTCCGCCTCCAGGTCGCCCAGGCCCTGCTGGGTGACGAACTCCGCGCCGCGGGTGCCGTAGGCGAAGACGCCGAAGTACACGCCCGCGCCCAGGCCGGTGCCGTGGTACAGCAGCCACTTGTGCTCGGGCTTGACCTCGCGCCACCACTGGACGAGGTTCTGGCGCTTGGGTGGCAGGCCGGGCGGCCAGCCGAGGGCGGGCCGGGACCAGCGCGGCCCGGCCGGGACCTGCTCCTCCCCCGCCTCCTCGTCCTGCTCGCCGTCGCCCTGCTCGCCGTCGCCCTGCTCGTCGTCGCCCTGCTCGTCGTCGGCGGGCGGGCGCAGGCTGGTCTTGGACACCGGGCGGCGTGCGGTGCGCGGGCCGCGGCCCTTGGCCTTGGTCTGCGGGGCGGGCTCCTCCCCCGGCTCCTCCTCGTCGGCGTCCAGCTCGCCCACGTTCGGCTTGCGGGGCTCCCACCAGTGGGGCAGCCGGTCGTTGGCCGCCCGGGCCGGGGTGGCGTCCTCGGCGTCCTCGGCGTCGTCCGGCTCCGGGTCTCGGGACTTCTGGAGGGCGGCCCGCTTGGCGCGCAGCCAGTCCGTGAACCCCTCGTAGCCCTGCTCCCCCGGCTCCCGGTCGACGTCGCCGGCGGCCGGCTGGGCAGGCACGACCGGGGGGTGCGCGGGTATGGGCGGCGGCGAGGAGGCCGGACCGCCCGGGCCCACGCCACGGCGGTGCAGCTCCTCCCGGATGCGGTCCTCCGCCTCCTGCTCGGTCTCGGGGCCGCCGCCGTTGATGACGTGCAGCGTGCGCTCGTCGGGTCCGGCGGTCATCCGAGCACCCCCGCGATCCAGTCGCCAGCGGGGCGGGTCACCAGCAGGTACGCAGTGCCGATGGCCACGCCACATAGGGCATAGGCGGCCAGGGCCCGGTAGAGGTTTCGAAAGCGCATGGGGTTCACGAAGAACAGGGGGCCGACGAGAGCGACGGCCAGAACGTCCCAGTAGCTCAGCACGGGGTTACCTCTTGGTGATCTTGGGCGGCAGCAGCCGCTGGGCAGTGTCGACGAGACGGCCGGAGGGGATGGTGGTCAGGTGCGTGCGGTCCAGGGCGCGCAGCAACTCGGGGACGTCCTCGGCCGGGACGAGGCGGATGCCGCGGAAGCGCAGGATCGTGCCGCGCAGCATCGGGCCGACCATGGCGGCGACCGGCACGACCGGCACGGACAGCAGGGCGGCGACGGTGCGCGTCTCGTAGGCCAGGCCGCGCATGCGCCCGGACACGTCCTTGGTGCCGTGCAGCAGGCGGTTGCCACGCACGCTCAGGCGGAAACGGCGGTCCCACTTCTTCGGGTCCACGTTCACGACCAGGCCGCGCGGGCCGAAGCCCAGCAGGTCCACCTGTGCCTCACCGTGCGGCAGGGCGCAGTCGGCGAGGAACACCCACCCCTCCCGGGTCAAGGGCTCCAGGAGCTGGGCTACGTACCGCTCCCCCTCGGCTCCGGTCGCGAAGTTCCGGGCGCGGGCCTCCGCGCGGGTGGTGATCCCTGCCGCGGTGGCCAGGCGCACCAGCGGGGTGCGCAGCTCCCGGGCGTGGGCATCCGCGGAGGCGCCCGCGCCCTCGATCGGCCGGCCGCCCGGGCGGGGGCGGCGGGCGCTCGAGGTGCGCCCCGGGCCGCGGTAGCGCAGCCAGCAGTAGGCGCCGCCTGCGGCGACCAGCAGCAGGACGGCGTAGCGCACTACTCCACCCCTGAGAGCAGGTACAGCAGAGCAACGCCGGTCATGAGCAGGCCGCCCAGGCGCCACAGGTCGTTGCGGCAGCGGAAGAACATCACCAGGCCGGCGAAAGCATCGAGGGCGAGCCACTGGGGCGTGGTCATCAGGCGCTCCGGGTCTTCTTCGTGCGGGGCGCGGACGGGTTCTCGATGCGCCGCCGCGTACGGGTCACGGTGTCCGCGAATTTGGCCGCGTCGTCGCCGTCGCCGTGGACGGCCTTGACGTGCTCGATCAGGTCGGCGTCGCTGATCTTGGGGTCTGCGACCAGGACGTCGCGGATGGTCTGGGCCTTGCTGGGCGGGCCCACGGGGCGCAGGCCGGGGCCGCCGTCCTGCTGCTCGCTGCTGCCGGACGCGCCGGTGCCCGCCGGGGTGACCGGCGGTGCGGGCGGCGTCGGCGCGGCAGGCGGCGGTACGGGGGCGGCCGGGGGCGGGGTCGGCGCCGCCGGGGGCGGGCCGGACGGGGCCGGGACGTGTCCGGACACCGGCGCCTGGGCCGGTGCCTGCGGCTGTCCGGACACCGGAGCGGACACGGGCGCCGCCTGTCCGGACGTGTCCGCGGCCGGGAGCTGCTGCGCCTGGTGGCCGCTGGCCTGGGCCAGGATGGCCTCCGCCGCCTGGAACTCCGGGCCCCCTGCCCGCATCTGGACGGCGCGCCGGTTGAGGCGGGCCAGCCGGGTTCCGAGCAGGAACCGGCCGGCCAGGTGCTGCTCCTCCTCGGCGACCCAGTGGGCGACGCCGGGGTCCAGATTGACCGTGTCCAGTCCCATGACCAGGAACCACAGGCCCTTGGCCAGCAGGTCCAGGCAGGAGCCGACGACTCCGGCGGGCAGCAGGTCCAGGGTGTGGCCGTACGTGATGACGGCGCCCATGCTGATGATCAGGGCCGCCCACCCGCCGATCCGGGCCCGCTTGGCGCGGCCGGCGTCAACGCGCTCGATGTGCTCCACGCCGAGGCAGGCCAGCCAGGAGGACGTGAACACCACGCCCACGGCGTACGCGACGCCCGGGTGCAGCATGTGCGACAGCAGGCCGCCGACGCTCGCCGTGGTCCCGGCTGCGGCCAGGACGGTGACGACGACCGCCACGGTGGTGACACCGCGCCGAATGATCTCGTCCCAGTCGCGCGGCGGGAGGGTGACCCACACCTCGTCAGGCACCATCCGCGTGGACGGCCTGCCGTCGATGACGGTGGTCTCCGCCCGCTGGATCTTGACCTTCTTGCGGCGCGTACCCGGCTGCCAGTGCTGCGGCGTCTCGGGTGTCTCGGTCATGGGTGTGCCCTTCGGGCTCGTGGGTCATCAGAGGAAGGCCCGGGCCGCCACCCCGAGGAAGAAGGGGGCGGCGGCCCGAGCCGGTCTCAGGGGGTGAAGCCGGGGGCGGGAGGCTCGAACCCGCCCCGCTTGCTACGGCGGCCCCGTTCCTTGCTGGCCGCCACCTCGGCGGGCGTTCGCCGCTTGTCGCGGTCGGAGATCGCCCTTACGTCCGCCGCCTGGCCGGCCTCGCGCCGCCTCTCGGCGGCCTGCTCGTTCTGGCGCAGCTCCGCAGCCAGGGCCCGGTCGTCGCCCGGGCGCAGGGAGCGCAGGAAGTCACGGGCACCCATCAGCGGCACCCCCCAGCGGCGGCCAGCATGATGGCCGGGCGCAGGTGGCCGGTCACCCCGCGGGCCGTGATGGCCAGGCGCAGGGACCGGCCACTGGTGCGGCGGGCGATGAGGCCGGCCGCCACCACGTACCGCCCCGGAACGGCGCCCTGGTCGAACCAGCCACCGCACTTGCGGCACACCAGCTGACCGTTTTCCTGCACCATCTGCTGTCCACAGCAGGTCATCGGGCACCCCCGCCCTGCGCGCCAGTCGCGGCGCCGTCGATCCGGGCGTTGTCCCGGCCCATCTGGACGTCTTCGCTCTCGCGCTGCGGGCGGCCAGCGGCGTACGCCTGGCGGGCCCGCTCCTGCTCGGTCTGGGCGGTCACCGCTTCACCCCCTCCAGGAGGCGAGTGCCGTAGGCGCGGGCGGTCTCCCCGTCCAGCGGCTGCGGCAGCTTGCCGAGCACACCGGCGAACACCCCGGCGGGCTCCCCCTGCGTCTGCTCGTTCGCGAGGCGCTGCGCCTCCTCCAGCAGAGCCGGAGACTCGGCCGGGAACTCCCGCAGCAGGTCCGCCACCTCGATCGTCTTGCGGCGTACCACCTCGCCCACAGTCAGGGGCTCGCTGACCTTGATCGGCTCGCTCATCGGGCCGTCACCGCCTGCTCCGGGCGAGGGGCCGGAACGCGGCCAGACTCGTCACTACGGCGAGGGCCGGGCACCGGGAGGCGCGGGATCGCACGCTCCTCCCGGTCCTCCTCCCAACCCAGCTGCACGCCGCGCCAGTCGAAGCCCAGCGCCCGGGCGGCCTCGGCCACCGTGACCGCGAACTCCTCGCGCGTCACCGCGGCCGGGACCTCGCCCCGCTCCAGGCCCGTGCGCTCGGCCACCGCCCGCAGCGCCATACGGGACACGTTCTGTCCACCGCCGCGGCAGTCCCTGCCAACCAGGTCGTACGCCCGCACCCCCACCAGGACCGCGAACTTCAGAGAGTCCACCGGGCCCTCGGGGTCCTCGAACACCAGCGTCCGGGCAACCCCGGCCAGCATCTCGGCGGCCTTGAACCGGTGTTCACCGGTGACGTCCCGGGCCAAGCCCAGGGGTCGATCAGTAATCTGTGCCATGCGTCAGCCCAATCTGACGTGGCCCCCGGTCGGCGTTTCCTAGGCCCCGACCGGGGGCCGTTGTGTAGGCGCACCTCGCGCCGCTTGCCCGATCGTATGGGACTCCCATACAGTCGGCAAGCGGCCACGGCAGATAGGAACCGGATGGCCGAAGAACAGGCTGGCGGCGGGGAGGTGGCACGGCGCGTGTTCGACGCCCTGGAAGACCTCAAGGCCATAGCTGACGAGACGGCCAGAGCCCGTGAGATCAGCGCATTCCTCCGGGAGTACGGCCCGAAGATCAAGGAACTCAGCGACCTCCGCCGGGAGTTCGTCCTCGATCAGCGACGGCAGAAGGTCTCCGTGCGGAAACTCGCGGCGAAGATCAACGTGTCCCCCTCGACGATCCAGGACATCGAGCGCGGCTACTCGGGATCGGGCAAGACGCGCCCACGGAAGGCAAAGGATGACGACGACGGAGACGACGGCGAGTAGACCGCCAACTAGCGTCGCCCGGGGAAGCATCGTTCACCGCGCGACACCCGACGACGTCGCGGTGTATCGGCTGTACGACGCGGCCGGGTCTCTGCTCTACATCGGAGCGAGCAAGGACCCGGTACACCGCTGGTCAGATGAGCACCGGCATGCGCCTTGGTGGTCCGAGGTAGCGACGTATGAGTGGACTTGGCACCCCTCGCGCGCCGAGGCCCGCGGCGTGGAGCAGGAGGCGCTGAGAGCCGAGCCCGGCAAGTACAACGTGCACGGCACAGCTCGCCACGGTGAGAATCAGCGCCGGCAGCGCGCCGCCAGGCGCGAGAGCTCGGCGTCCGACACGACAGCCCGCGCGCCAGCGGAGCGGCAGGAGTGAGCGACGGCGGCTCGCGGAACGGCCCCTCACCTGGCGGCGAGGGGCCGTCGTGCGTCTGGACGTTGTCCGGGCGCATGTCCGGACGGGGCGCTGTTGTCAGGGGGAGCGCGGTTGTATGTCGTCGGCTGGAGGTGTCACGTCACCTGCCGCTGGCAGGCGTGGGAAGAGGTAATCCTCGACGGCGTCCGTGGTGAAGAGGAACGCGATCATCAGGCCGGGCATGAGCAGTGCGAGCAGGACCACAGGACCTCCCGGGGGATGGTCGGCCTGTGCAGCCGATGGTGCCGCTTCCAGGGTGGGCCCGAATGGCGTAGTGCGCATGTCTTGCGTGGTGGTGCAGCGGACCCCGGTCGCAACGTCGCGCGCAGCAGCGGCAGGGCTGGAACCGCTCCGGGTGCATGTCCGGACGGCGGGCTGATGCTGGGGGCATGTCCGGGCAGCGTCGCGTGGTGGTGTCGCCGAGCGGCAGCTGGCGGGTGCGCGTGGCCGGCGAGATCCTGGGCCTGGCGTGCGGGCCAGCGGACGTGGCGGAGTTCCCGAGCGCCGCCCACCGCGTGTCGCATGGCGCCGTGACCATTGCCGTTCGAGCTCAGGTCGCGATTTTCTCGATCTCGGGGAGCTCACCCAGAAGCGACAGCAGGGCGAAGATCATCAGCCGGTCGTTCTCGCCTTGCCTCTCCAACCGCTGGCGGCAGCGTTCAGGGCCACCTACGCCGCGACGCCCTTCCTCGCCGAAGAGGACTCGCACATATCGGTCAACTCCTGTGAAAGGACCCGCTCCTTCCCAGTCTTGGTTGATGCGCTCGAAGTCCCTGCGTACCGTCATATAGGTGGTAGGAGGCATCCAATGGAGCCCAGCGCCCTCGACTCGAGGGCGAATGTCGTCATCCAACTGGCTCCACCGCAGAACTAGTTCGTCCTGCCACTCGCCGATGTCGAGGGGGCGGCGCAACTTCAGGCATGCCCCGATGAGCAGATCGCGGTTCTCGATCGCCTCGAGGAGGGCACGTCTACTCGCCTCATCCTCGCCGAGCAACTTCAGGGCTTCAGTCCATTGAAAAGTGACTCTCAACAACTGGTGCAGTGTTTCGCCGAGCAGTTCCACGTCGTCTAGGGCAAACAGCCGCAGCAAAGCCTGCTTGAAACTGTCGACGGCCAGCCGCGCGCGCCTTCGGACTGCGCGACGCTCCAGCGCTTCAGCCTGATGGGCTCCTAACTGCCCGAGGATGATCAAAGCAGTGGGCACGCCGAACAGTAGGCTCGTCGCACTCGACAACAGGTTCGCAAGGAAGCCTCGTTCATCCCACCAGCCGTTGGCGTCCCCGTAGAGTCCGGCACCCCCGAGAATGACACCTGCTGGTACGAAGACATAGGTCACCCACTTCACCGACGGTGCCGTGTCCGCCCAGTACGCACGAACCTTGGCTATACGCCCCATCCATCCCCCCAGATCACGAACACGCGGTGGCAGCCGTCCGATGGTCATCATGCACGCCGGGACCATCGCCCTGAGGCGACCGTCACGGGCTCTGCTCGGAGTTCGGCGGCAGAGATCCGTGTCCGCCAAGGTTCGACTGCAAACGCTCAAGGATCGATGGCGCAGGACAATCCGGTGTCCGGTGACATCGAACCTTGACCGAATGCCACTGAAGATTGACCACTGTGGTTCGTGCCATCGAAGTTTGACCGGCACCAGAGTGCCTGGTCGGCGGGCAGGAACCAGGCTCGGGCCGCCGGTCAGCCCGGGCTGCTCAACCTGCGCAGCCCAGCAGCAGCGGAAGAGTACGGCCCCTGGCGAGCGAACTCCGGTGTCAACCCGTCAATGTTCAATGTCGCTGGACACCTGCTGTGCAGGCGCGTCCAGGGCGGGGGACTGCGTCGGCACCGTGGCGACGGCCGGTCGGCCCGGGGCGGACGGCTGGGCTGCAGTTCCAGCCTGGATGCCCCGCCCTACTGCCATCAGCACGAATCCTGCCGAGGCTGCTGTGGCGATCCAGGCGCCGGGCAACACCTCAAGCCGTACTACTGCCCCTGCCGCAACTAGGGACGACTTCGACACGTGGTAGGCAGCGGCCACCTGCTCAAGGGTGTACGGCTTATGCAAGAGCAAGTCGACAACCTGGGCTGCCGAGAAGACGGCACCGGCAAGGAGAAGACCCGCCTCGACGGCAGCCGACCGAAGGCATGCAGCGACCACGCCGATCACGGCGAGCAGGACCGCGACGGCAACCGCCTGTGCGACCCACTGCCAGGCCATGTTCGACAGCGAGCAGCACCGATCGAATTCGACGGTCTTGAGGCTGCCCTTGGCGTCGTTCAGAGTGACGATGTTCTGGGTCCAAGGCCACCACGTCCCGAGGATCCAAGACCCCGCCAGGACCATTCCAGCCACCGCCCAGAGTGCGCTGGTTCGGGACGGCACCAGAAACAGGTCCTGGGAGCGTCGCAGAGCGGCTGCGGCGACGGTGGCCGCGGCTGCACCGAGGATTCCGCCGGCGAGACCCCAGTAGAAGCCGGCCCCGGGTGCGTTGTAGGCGCTGGTGTAGTCGGCCCCTCCGCGCAGGATGTCACCGACGTCCCCGCTAAGGATGGCCATGAAGAGAAAGCCGCTGCCGGTGACCATGCCGAGGCCGAAGCGGGCTGTCTTTCCGACCGCAGTCAGCAAGGCTGCTGTTACCAGTGCGGTGATGAAGACCAGGTTGTAGGCCAAGGTGCCGGGCGAGTCATGGAGGGTCCGACGCACGGCGTCGGCTCCGGTGTAGGAGTAGGAGGGAAACAGGGCGATGACGGTTGACACGGCTGCGGCGAGCGCCGCTCCGCCTGCGATGAGCCGTAGCCTGCGGTCAATGGGCGGTCCGGCCGGGGGTGGCGACACGAATTGGCCGACCGATCCTAGAGTATCGGCGGCCGCCAGGCGCCGTCCGCATCTGGCGCAGTAGGCGTCAGCGACGCCAGCGGGTTGGCCACACCCGGTGCAGAACATCCGCTTATCCTTGTCGCTTTGAAGGGGAGGTAGCTCACCATAGCGACCTGATCGGGGGGCTGAATCCGGGCGCTCGTTGCGATCAGGGCACGATCGCCCGATGGCATTGAACATTGACGGGTTGACACCGGAGTTCGCTCGCCAGGGGCCGTACTCTTCCGCTGCTGCTGGGCTGCGCAGGTTGAGCAGCCCGGGCTGACCGGCGGCCCGAGCCTGGTTCCTGCCCGCCGACCAGGCACTCTGGTGCCGGTCAAACTTCGATGGCACGAACCACAGTGGTCAATCTTCAGTGGCAATCGGTCAAGGTTCGATGCCGCCGGACATCCGGTTTGGGGTTGGCTGGAATCGCCCACTCACACCTAGAATCGAACACATGAACGACACGCCGTCTCGCCTGGACCTGCTGCTGTTCGCGCGGCGCGTGGTCGAGCAGCAGGCGCTGACGAGTCTGGCGCAGCTGGACAGGTGGATCGACGAGGAAAGGCGCCGGGATGCCGAGCGGCGGCATGCCGAGGAGCGGGAGCAGCAGCGGCCCGAGTGGCTGGTGCAGTTCGGCCTGAACCGCCGCAACGTCGAATCTGTACACATGGGCGACTGCTGGGCGGCGGCGAAGAGCGGCCGGTGCCGTCCGGTCACCCGGGAGCAGGCGGTGGACGCGTTGCGGCACCAGGTGCCGGCGTGCACTCACTGCCGCCCGGACACGGCGCTCGGTTTCCCGGACTAGGCGATACGCGGCTCGCGGGTTAGTCGGGGGCGGCGTGCCAGTGGGCACCGCTGCTGTCGGCGCTGATGAACTCGCCGCGCTGGCCGCACTCGCACCGGTCGGTTTCCCGGGCGATGGCGTTGAAGGCTTCGGTGAGGGCCAAGTGGACCTGGTCCCGGCGGACGCGGGCCCGGTACTCGATCCGGACACCGAGGTCCGGGGTGTCCGCCGTGTCCGTGTCCGGGTGTGTCCGGACAACGTCTGTCCTGGTCGGGGGCGTGAGGCAGGTGCGCGGCTCCTCGCCGGCATCGCGTGTCCGGACGTGTCCGCCCCGGCTGTCCGCCTCGGTCTTGGACATGTCCGGACGCGTGTCCGCCGGGGCGGTCCCAGGCGTGGGCGCGACGGGGTCGGGGACGGGGACGGGGTCCCAGCCGTCGCCGGGCTCGGGGCGCAGCCAGCCGTCCCTGGCGAGCTGGGTCAGGGCGTGGGCGAGGAGGTTGCGGCCGGCCGGGGTCTGGGCCCAGGCATCGAGCATGTCGGCGCCGGCGGCCGCGGAGTCCAGGGCGCCGTCCGGCAGACCCTGGGCGGCCGGGACGGCGGCGGGCGCCTCGGCGGCCGCGATGGTGTAGCGCTGGGGCAGGCAGGTACCGCCGCGGCCGGGGATGGCGAGCAGCACGCCGGGGTCGTCGTGGAGTCCGACGAGGCGCCCGTACCAGGAGACGGGCAGGTCCGGGTTGCGGACCGTGACCCACTCCCCCAGCAGGCCGTCGAGGGTTTCGCGGTCGGTCACTTCGGTCCCTCCTCGGTGGCGCCGGCCAGGTGATGGCGGACGTGGGCGGCCACGGGGTGGACGGCGTCCGGGCCGGCCTGGTCCTTGGCGCGGTGGTCGAGGTCGTTGCACCAGGCGGTGACGCGGTCGACGGCGGTCTCCGCGGTGCGGGCCCGCTCGGCCCACTGGCGGGCCTGGGCGACGGCGGCCTCGCGGGCGCGTGCCTCGTAGTTGGCCTCGGCCAGGGGGTCCAGGTCCTGGCGGTTGTGGCCGGTCAACCGGGCCATGCAGCTGCGCAGGTGGTCGATCGTGGCGTTCGCCCGGGCGGCGTCGACGACCAGGCGCTGCGTCTCCTCGTCCGCCGCGCGATACAGGGCGGCGGTCGTGGCGCTGACGGAGACGATGAGGCGGACGACGGCCTGGGCGGCGCGCTCGCACTGGGCGCGGTCGCCTTTCCAATCGGCGAGCGGCCACAGAGTGCCGGCGATCAGCTCGGTGAGGGCGGCAGGCGCTCGCGGGGTGGGCGGCGGTACGGGCGGCAGGTCGGCGTCGAGGAACCCGACGCAGTCAGTGGCGGCCATGGGTGATCTCCCGGGGGGGTGTGGTCGTGGCTGGTGTCGAGGTCGAGGGCGCACCGTCCGTGCAGGCCCCACCAGGTCATGCCGGGCAGCGGGCAGGCCGCGCCCACCGGGTGGCGGTCGGTGTAGACGTACTCGGCGCGGATGGCGTCCATGTGCACGTCGCAGGCGAAGGAGGAGGCGACGCCGGGTTCGAGGGTCCAGGCGATATGCCAGGTGGCTGGCCTGCCGCACACGGGCGCGCTCTCGTGATCCTTGGTGTGGCAGGTGGCCGTGCCGTTCATCGGCATGAGCGGGCCGCGCTGCGGCAGGGGCCAGGGATCGGGCGGAGTCGTCATCGGTTGCTCCGGATCGGGGTGACGGTGGCGAGCGGTGCCGGCTGGCAGGCGCGGCCCTGGCGGGGATTCACCGCGCTCGGTGTCGGTGGTGACGGCGAGCAGCTGCCACAGCTCGGCGTCGCGGTACGGGTCGACGGGTGCGGGCTCGGGCATGGGCTGCTCCTGTCTGGGCGGGACACCAGGGGTCGTGGTCGGTGCCGAAGGAGGTCCACCAGCGGTTGCAGCCGCACGTGTCGCGCAGGACGCGGCGGGCGAGCAGGCGGGCGTGGCCGCGGCTGGTGGGGTCGGTGGGCAGGCGGGCGTCGACCGCGTCGGCGTATGCCGCGGCGGTGCTCCACTCCGCGTAGGCGGCGACGGCGAAGACGAGCGCCAGGGCGTAGAGCGCGGCGGCGAGCACCCAGACGCCGGCGAACAGGGCGGCGGCGCCGTGCCAGCCCAGGACGGCGAACGCCACGGTGTACAGGGCGATGCGCACCCGCCTGCCCCAGGTCATGGCCGGGCTCGTCTCGCCTCGGTCACCGGGCCGTGCTCGGCGACCAGGACGCGCCAGCGGATCCAGCAGGTGCCGGTGCACGTCCAGCGGGTGGTGTTGCGGGTCCACGGGCGGCCTGTGCGGTCGGTGACGGCGGTGACGCCGTCCGGGGCCTGGAAGGAGCCGGGGCCGTCCGGCCGCCAGGTGCGCGGGCGGTCGGCCGCGCGTTCGGCGGGTGTCTTCTGCGGAGTGGGCTGCTCGGCCACGGGGCTCCTCCAGTACGGTGAGTGCCGGCGCCGATGGCCCCCATATCGGGTGGGGACGATCGGCGCCGTCTTGCGTCAGGCGGTGGTCTCGGCGTTCGGGCCGGGGGCGGTGTCGTGGGCGTGCTGGGCCTCATCGGCGGCGGGGGCGGGGACGTCCTCCCACACGGGCTGGAGGTTGCCGTCGTACATGCCGCGCAGGCGGGTGGCCTCGTACCGCTCGGGCACGAACGGGGCCTCCCACAGGACGCCCTTGACGCGGGCGGCCTGGGTCCATACCCGGCCGTCCGGGGTGCGGTAGCCGGTGAACCGGCGCTCCGTGGCGGGGTGGATGAGGAACACGCGGTCGTCGCTGATCCACACGTCATCGCCGTTCTGGGCGCGCGCTGCCGACGGTGGGCCGGTTGGTCACGCGGACCTTGACCTTGCCCCGCCCGATCTGGACGACGGGCCCGGTGATGGTGTTCTGGTAGCGGCCGGAGGTGGTGCCGCCCACGTGGTCCTGCTGGTGGACGGTGCGGCCGGCGGCGTCGGTGATGTTGGTGGTGGTCATGGCTGGTGTCTTTCTGGTCGGTGCCGGGCCGGCCCGCGTATCGGGCGGGGGCGGCCCGGGCTGTTGGTGGTGCGTCAGGTGGTCGTGCGTGCCTGCTTCTTGGCGCGCGCCTTGTCGCGCTTGCAGCCCTCGCAGTAGGCGTGAAGGCTGGCGTCGAGGCGGCCGTCGACGGCCTGGTCGTGGCTGCCGGGGCAGGTGTCCGGGACGGGACCCAGGCCCTGGAGGGCGCGGAGGTGTCGGCGCAGGGCCTGGCGGCCGGGCTCGTCCTCCACGCAGGCCGGGGCCACGCACTGGGGGAAGTCACATTCCGCGCGGACCTGGCCGTGAGGCTCCCGGCCGGTGCGCATGCGGAACGCGATGGCGGCCGGGCTGTACCAGGATCCGAGGTGGCGCAGGATCGGCGTGTTGGACGGCGTGCTGCGCTTGCCGGTCCACTCCGCGTGTCCGCCGGTCACTGTGCGGGCCAGTTCCTGCCAGCGCTGCTCAAGGGTGGGCTGCTCGGCGCGCTTGCGCTCGTAGGTGTTGGGGATGCGGTGGTCCCCGCGGATCCGGCCCACGGCCACCTTGTCCACGCCCAGCTTGCGGGCGATGCCGTTGTTGGTGCCGCCTGCCCGCAGTTCCACCAGGATCTCCGCCTCCCGGGGGTGGGGGCGCGCCTTGGGCTTGGGCATCGGGGCCCGGCCGATACGCAGTTCCTTGCGCCTGGTGGCGATCGTCTCGGGACTGGCGCCGGTGCGGCGGTGGATCTCCGCGTCGGTCAGGTCCTCCGCCAGGAGCCGCCGGATCTCCTTCTCCTTGGGGTGCGGCAGGCGCCAGGAGTTGCGCGACGCTGGGGGCAGGTCATTGTTCTCGCGCACCTTGCGGACCGCGCGAGGCCCACAGAACAGGCGCTCCGCGATGGCGGCGTTGTTCAGGCCCTGTGCGATCAGGGCCAGGATCTGGGCCTCCTGCGGGTGTGGGCCGGGCTTCTTGCGGGTCTCGGTCACAGGTCCCCCATCCAGCGGGCCAGTTCTTCGCCGGCCTCCCCGTTGGCCTTGACCAGGGCGTCCCGCTCGTTGATCAGGTCGGTGATGGCGTCCCGGCAGCGGGCGAGCGTCTCGCGGTGCTCGGCGTCGCCGACGGTCTCCTTGCCGTGCGGGGCGCAGGCGGTGACGAGCTCGGCGAGCAACTCGCGGATCCTCCCCACGCGTTCGGGGGTGAGCTGGAAGGCGGGGGCGGTCTCGGTCTCGTCGCTCACCGGGCGGCCTCCCACCTGGCGCAGCCGACGAGGGGCAGGGCAGTGCCTGCCGGGACGGCGCGGACGTCGCAGGCGTCCGGATACCCGGTGCAACCGCACCCGTCGGGGTTGCACTGCTCCTCCACGGGCGTGGCGGGAAGGAAGTGCTCGCAGGTGGTGCAGGAACGGCGGGCGGCGGCGCGTTCCCGGCGGCGGCGTTCGGCCGGGCCGACCAGGCCGGCGGCCCGCTCGAACGCGACTAGGACGGCGGCCAGGCGGCGGGCCTCGGCGCGGGCGGCGCGGCGGGCGCGCATGCGGGCCAGGATCTGCGCGTTGGTGGGCCGCTGCCAGGTGTGCAGGCCGGCCGCCGCGGTGCGGCGGTCGCGGTGCTCCGCGTGGTCGATGCCGCACCAGCGGCAGCCGTACGGGGTGGGCGGGGTGCCGTCCGGCCAGCGGATCGGGCCGCGCTGCATGCCGGTTGTCTCGTCGGCGGTGGTCGGGTGCCGGGTGATCATCGGTGGCTCACTTCCTCGGTGGCCGGGGCGCTCCGGTATCGGGCGGGAGCGCCCCGGGGTGGGTCAGGCGGTGTGGGCGCTGGGGTGGTGGGCGGCGAGTCGGGCGATCTCCTGGCGCTGGAGGTCGATGCACAGCGGGCAGGCGCTCTCACCAGTGCGGTAGGTCCGGCCGCAGCCGCAGGTGCGCTCCGGGGCCCAGGGGTTGGGGATCTTGGTAGCGGGCTGCTGAGGCGCCTCGGCGGGCGCCTGCGGGCCTGCGGCATCTCCAGCGACCACAGTCATCAGCGGCGCCTGGATCGGGCGCGCACGGCCAGCACGGGCGTTCCGGCCCCGGGCGGGGGTCTCGGCGTGCAACCCGCAGCGCTTGCGGCCCGGCCGCACCAGCGGCACGTGGCACTCCTCGCACCGGCCGAACGGCTCGTCGTCCGCCTTGGCCTGGTTCCCGCTGGAGTGATCGCTGTTGGCTGCCGAGCCCCCAACTACCTGAGCTTGAGTACCTACATCAGCCAGTACGTGGGTAACCCCCTGGGTAACCCCTGGGTTATTCGGGCCACTGTGGACCGAACCATTAGTGCCACTGTGGCCCGAACCCATACGTGCCACTGTGGCCCGATTGCCCTCGGCGTCATCCGCCTCAAGTTCGTGCCTCTGTGGCCCGATCTGGTTCGTGCCGCTGTGGACCGAACCAGCCTCCGGGGAGTTCGTGCCGCTGTGGCCCGAACTCTGCTCGGGCTCCTCCTCCTGGCGGCGGCGGGCGGTGCCCTTCAGGTAGTGCTCGGCGGCCTTCCAGTCGGGCCAGGACACCGGGGAGATGACGTACCGGGTGGCCCGGCCGCGGCGGCGCTCGCCGTCGACCAGCACCACACCCGCCAGGCGCCCGGCCTCCATGTAGCGGCGAGCGTCCTGCTCCCGGCATCCCGCGGCCTTGGCGATGTCCTGGATCCGGATGGGCTTGCCGTCCTTGAACCGCAGCTCCCCGGACGGGGCCGCCATGGCGCGCAGCGCGTACAGCGTGCACAGGAATCCGCCCTTGAGGCCGCGCGGCATCTGGCGCGTCCAGGTCCACGCGAGCGCGTTCCCGAAGGAGTTCGGCACGCCGCCGTCCTTCCGGGTGTCCTGCTCGTCAGTGCTCACTGTCGTCTCTCTCGGTCGCTGTTACTGGGGGGCGGCGGCGACGTGGCGTATCGGGCGCTGCGTCGTCCTCCGCTCCGCAATCTTGCATGATGACGTTGCAATATCAAGTTGCAATGCTGTGTCCGTGTACGCATCTCGTAACAGCAGGTCAACGGCCCGGTACGCCTCGGCCCCGGCGATGGTCATCCAGCCGGATCACGCCCAGGCAGCGCGTCAGCTCCGCCTTGTCCTGGCGGCCCTTGCAGGTGGCCACGTGCGGCTTGTGCAACTTCTCGTAGGCGGCCAGCGGCAGCTCCTCAGTCGGCCGGCGCGACAGCCAGGTGCCGCGCCCGTCACGGGACACCGCGGTGTTGCCGTCCGGATGCGGCTCGGCGTCGACCGCCAGGCGCTTACGGGCCTCGGTGACGGTCCACCGGATCTCGGCCCCGCAGGTCGGGCAGTAGGAGCGCTGGGGCATCGGGGTCTCCTTCGGCGTCGAGGACGGAGAGAGGGTGCGCGCGGCCCGGGCCCAGAGGGAGGGGGAAGAGGCCCGGGCCGCGCTGGGAGGGTGGTCTGAGGGTCAGCCGCACACGTCCAGGTCGACGTCCACGCCGCCGTGGTCGTGGCCATGCGGGTGGGCGGTGACGGTGCGCGTCGCGGCCGGGGCGGGCACCTTGCGCACGGTGCTGGCCGGGGCCGGGGTAGCCACCGGGCGGGCCGTGCGAGCCGGGGCCGGGTCCTTGCGCACCGGCACCCGAGGCGCCGCCGGTGCGGCCGGTCTCGCAGGCTTGGGCGTGCCCTTGGCAGCGGCGGCCAGACCCAGGCCGCGGCAGTCGTCGGCGTCGCCGTCGTCGCGGACAGCGGCGCCGCACGAGAGCAGCAGCACGATCAACGCGACCAGGCCGACGCCGATGATGATTTGACGGTTGGTGAAGAGGGGCACGCTGGTGCCTTCCTGGAGCAGGGACAGAGAGGCAGGCGGTCAGGAACGGCGGCGCAGGCCGCTGGTCCTGGACCGCATGGGCACCTCGGCCTCCAGGAGCAGGTCCCGGGCCAGGCCGAAGCTGACGGGCCCGTACCTCTCGGACAGGTGGGCGGCCACGGCTCGGATGCTGGACCCGTCCACGTAGTCCTTGGCCGCCTCGGCGCGCATCCGCTGTCGGTGCTCGCCCTTGACGGGCTGCCACTTGGCGCGCGTGGGCATCGTGTCGGTGGTCATGCGGGAACGCCTCCCGGGTGGTCGGGTGTTGCAGGCCCCTGCTCGGCCCGCAGGGTCAGGCAGCGCACGTGCGCGAGCAGGGCACAGATGGACTCCGTGCGGTCCCGGCAGCCGGCCGCCTCGGTGGCCTGGAACAGCGCGAGCGCCATCACGCGGTCGTCGTTGAGGTAGGCGGTGGTGAACCTGGCGGCGAACAGCCGATGCGGGTCGGCGGCGAGCTGGTCGGCCAGGCCCGGGGGCAGCTGCCATCTGTCGCCCTCGGCCGCGCCGGCGTCGGGGAACAGCGTGAGCAGGGCGCCGCGCGCGGTCTCGGCCGCGGCGCAGCACACGCCGAACAGGTCCGCGCCATCGCCGTGTTCGGTGACGACGTCCAGGAACGAGGCGGCCACCGCGAGGTCGCCGTCCAGGGTGTGGCGCAGGATCTCTTGCGCCAGTGGATCCAGGTCCTTCGGTCCGATCACTGGCCCCTCACCGCCTCCCGGGCCTCCAGGGCCTCACGCGGCGGCGGCAGCGTCTCCAGGGCGGCCCCGATCCGGTCCGCGATCTCCCGGCGGCGCTCGGCGACCTCCGGGCCCCCGGCGTGGTCGGAGGCGACCAGCAGGGCCTCCACGATCTCCTGGTAGTCCGCCACGCCCAGGCCGGTAATTTGCAGCGCCATCACGCACCTCCCGGCCGGTCGGGGGCGGGCCCGCTCTCGGCGGCCATCAACGGGGCCAGGGCCGGGCGCTGCTCGCCGGGCAGGACCAGGCGCCGGTCCACCCCGTCGTGCGCCCACTGCACGGCGTGCTCCACGCCGCTGATCGCCTCGGACTGCTCACGGCAGCCGGGCACCAGCTCATGGATGAGCAGCGCCAACTCTTCGGCCTTGGCGGAGATCTGGGCCTTTATGTCATTGCGGACCTCGTCGGTCCTGGGCGGGGCGAACCTGATGCGGATCTCGCGTTCGGTGATGGCCACGGGTGGCTCCCCTCAGTTGGTGGTCAGGTCAGTGGTGTAGGGCAGGAGGTGGTCAGCCGGCCTTGGCCAGCGCGTCGAGGTCGTCGGCGGCCTGCTTCTCCTGGGCGGCCTGCTTGGCGGCGGCAGCCCGGCGGACCTTGCGCACGGCGCGTAGCTCGTCCTCGTCCAGGCCGCCCCATACGCCGTGCTCCTCACCCCGGTTGAGGGCGTCCGTACGGCATCGCATCTGCACCGGGCAGCGACGGCAGAAGCTCTTGGCGTGCTCGACGGCCACCAGGTCGGTGGGGACCGGAAAGAAGATCTCCGGGTCCACGTCCCTCTGCTTGCACACCGCGGCGCTCGCCCAGTGGACGGGCCGCGGCAGGTTGTCCGGCGCCTTACGGGCGGGAAAGATCGACGTCACTGTTCGCCCCTTGCCTCGCGTCCGGGCACGTCCGCCCAGGTATCCGCGGACACGCCCGGACACGCGTCCGCGCAGGTCACAGCACTGGGGGTGTGGGTGTCCGGGCCGGTGTCCGCGCACGTCCGGACGGGGTCCGAGACATGTCCGGACACCGCCCGGGCGGCGGGCCGCCGCTGCCACATCAGGACGGCGACCGTCCCGACGAGCAGCAGCGGCCCCCACACCGGCACGGTCATCACGACCGGCAGCAGCGCGTCAGCAATGCGGAGGTAGGCGTCAAGCACGGCCCGCCTCCGCCGCCTCGCGCCAGCGGGACACGGTCCGCTCCGCCCAGCCCAGACGGTCCGCGGTCTCCTGGATGCCGATACCGACCGCGGCCATCACCAGCGCCGCCAGCCGCGGCTCCTCCCGCTCCTCGTCCAGCACCGGGAGGACGGCGGCCAGGTCCGCCGCGCGGGCAACCGCCACCAGGTCCCGGCCGCGCCACCAGGTGGCCCCCTCCGGGGCGCCGGCGAGGCGACGCGCGACGGCGAGCAGCTCCCCCCGGCCCACCCCCGCCGGCATGGAACCGGCGAGGGTGCGCGCGGACCTCTCCGCCAGGCGGTCGACCACGCTCACGCGGCCACCTCCACCGGGAGCTCGGCGCGCAGCGCCTCCCGCATCGGCCGGTCCGCCTGGTGCCCGGGGGCCACACAATGCGGGTACGTGCAGGTGGCCTTGACGTTGCCCTCCGCGTCCCGGCCGGTGGCCAACTTGAAAGCGACCCGACCGGCCGTGACGTGCAGACCGCGCCACGACAGCACCGGCACGCCGCTCTCGGTGGTCTGGGCCCTCCACTCCCGGTGGCCGCCGGCCACCTCCCGGGAGCGCTCCATGAATGCCTGGCGCAGCGTCTGCGGGCAGGACCGCTTGCCTGGGCGGTAGCCGGGCAGGCGCAGGGTGCGGCGGGCCCGGGCCACCAGGCCCTCGCTGCACCCGTGCGCGGCGGCCAGTGCCCGGTCCGACAGCTCCCTCGGGTCGCCGTTCTGCAGAGCCCGGGTAATGGCCTCCCAGCTCATGACCGCGCCCCCGCCCCGAGGAGGGCGCCATCGATGGCGTCCGGCCAGTCGGCGTTGTCGACGGCCTTGCGGTGCACCTTGGGGACGTCGCCGATCGGGTGGTGCAGCCAGTCCCGGCCCGCGGCCATCAACACCACGGCGTCCGCCGCGTTGTCGTTGCCAGCGGTCTGCCACTCAGGCCAGCGGCGCACCACCTGCTCCAGGACAACGCCCTTGGAGCCGGTGCCCTTGCCGGTGGCGTAGTGGATGCGCTGGTTGGTCGACACGATCCCCACCGGAGTCCCGGCGTCCAGCAGCCGCTCGAACACCCGCCACCACAGCCAGCCGCGCTCATGCGCTCCGCCGGACGCCTTGGACAGGGCGGCGCCCTCGATGACGGCCAGGTCCGGGTTCCCGATTCCGGCCATGACGGCGTCCAGCAACACGTTCATGTGGGCCAGCCGCTCGACGCGGGGCAGCTTGCTGATCGGGTGCTTCTTGCTCCTGTCCACGTAGCCGATCACCCGGCACCAGCCCTCCGAGGAGGCCAGGCCGGTGGCGGTCAGGCTGGTGTCCACACCGACCACCCGAGGCCCGTCGACGGGCCGGACGTCGGGAACGCTCTCGTGGATCGTCTGTACGCCGTAGTTCACGCCTGCTCACCTCCAGCCGGGGCGAGCGCGCGCACGGCCGTGCCCGACTCGCCGTCCATGAACCCGGCGGGCAGCGGCCCCGCGACCCGGATGCGGGTCAGGACCACGTCGTCCGGCTCCTGGGCGTGGCAGTTCGCCTCCGCGTCCAGCCACACGCCGGGCAGCTCCTCCGCCGCCAGGCCGGTGGCGTCGGTCAGCTGGTCCAGGAGCACCGGCACCGGCCGGGTGGTGTCCCACGCGCCCACGACCACCTGGGCCAGCCGCGCCGTCTTGTCGACAGCCAGCACCTCCAGACAGGCCGGGAACCGCAGGTCGGAGCGCGCGTTCAGGTACATCTCGCCCAGCTCGGTGATGGTGAACACCTCGTCAGTCGGCTCGGCGACGAAGCCGCCGACGCGCAGCAGCGCCAGCGCCTGGCGGTCGCCGGACACCTCGCCCTGGGCGAGAGCGTGCAGGACGACCTCCACGCACGGGGGCAGCGGGCACTCCGTGGCGCGCACGGTCGCGCGCAGCCGCTCCGCCCTCCAGGCCGCGGTGCCGCGCGTCAGCCGCGACGAGCACGGGCAACCCCACACACGGGCGCGGTACTCGGGCCGCACGCAGCCCGTGCACTCCTTCACCCGGGCCGCGCCGCGCTGGCACAGCTCCGTGAAGCAGCAAGGACAGTTGGGGCACTGCTCGGTCTCGGGCCACTCGAACGCGGGTCCGGGCATAGGGACTTCCATGGTCGTTGTCACTGGTTGCCTGCCGTTTCCAGCCCGCAGCTCCAGCACGTCCGGCCGCCGTCAGCTGTGACGGCGTGGGCGCGGGTGCTGCGCTCGCGGGTGCAGTAGTGGTATTCGGCGCTGTCGATCTCGCCGGCCGCGTGCATCGCGGCCAGCGGGCCGGCGCCGCGGTGTTCCTCGAGGACCGCCGCCTTGGCGGCCGGGACCATCGGCCAGTCCAGGCGCACGTCCAGGGCCTCCAACTCCCGGCCCGGCGTGCGGGCGAGGTAGTCACGGAAGGAGGCGTTCTGCTGATACGCCCACTTCTCCTGGGCGGCGTGGAGCTCGGCCAAGGTCTTGCGCTGCATCCACCGGTGCCGGTTGGCGATCCGCCAGGTGACGTCACAGGCGGCGACGGCGTCCACCTTGGAGTCGTGGGCCGGGCCGTCCATGCTCACGCAGTAGTGCCGGCACAGGTCTTCCAGACGCCGGTGGCCCTTGCGGTAGCGGTCGACCTGCTTGTCCAGAACCCGGGGGTCCAGGACGTTCGGGGTGACCCGATCGGCGAGCGGCACGACGCCGAAGCGCCGCGCCGCCCGGTCGATCAGGGTCAGGTCGAAGGCCGCGTTCATGACGACCACGGGGTGGCCGCCGTCGACGGCGGCCACCAGGGTGTCAATCACCTCCGCCAGGACGATCGCGGGGTCCTGCCCTTGGGCGTGGGCCTCCTCGGTCGTCCACCCGTGCACCGCCGCCGCATCGGCCGGGATGTCGAACTCGGGCACGGCGACCCAGGAGCGGGCCGCGGTCGCCTGGCCGCCGCCGTAGCGGACGACGGCGGCCGTGACGATGCAGTCCCGCTCCGGGTCCGTGCCGCTAGTTTCGAGATCGAGGCCAGCCAGAGGCTTTCGGTGCCAGGTCATCCCGCTGCCTCCGAGATGTAGCGTCCGGTCAGCGAGTCACGGGGGTGCTCAGGATGGCGGCGGTTCTCCGCGTTGATGGAGCGGGTCGTCCACCGGCAGTTGCTGGGCTCGTAACCGCGGTCGTTGTCGATGCGGTCCAGCTCCAGGCCGGGCGGACGCTCGCCCATGTCGGCCAGGAAGTTGGCGAAGGTCAGCCAGCGCTCACACACGGTGATGCCACGGCCGCCGTAGTCCGCCCACCTCTTGTGGTTCCGGTTGGTGCAGCGGCCCACCATGTCCGCCCACGTCCAGTAGATCGACGTGCCGCTGTGCCCGTGCCGGTAGCTCCGCTGAGTGGTCACCTCGTCCCTGAGACACCCGCACGACTGCGTACGGCTCCACTCCTGCATGACGACGGTGTGGTCCTTGCCGCAGTCGCAGCGGCACTTGACGCGCAGCTGCCCCACCGTGCGCTCCTCGGTGACGACCAGCCGACCGAAGCGCTCACCGACCGGGATCGTGCGGGGGCTCCCCAGGAGGCAGCCACACGACTGTGTCCGGCCCCAGTCCCGGAACCTGACGGTGTGGTCCTTGCCGCAGTCGCAGCGGCACTTGACGCGGGACTGCCCGGCCGTGCGCTCTTCGGTGGCGACCAGCCGGCCGGAGCGAGCTCCGACCGGGATCGTGCGGGGGCGGCTCATCAGCTACGCCCCGCCTTCCGGCCGCCGCGCTGCTTCTTGCCCAGGAACCGGCGGCCAGCGGCGTTGCGCTTCACCAGCGGCCGGGCGGGCACGTCCTGGCTGCCCTCTGCCGCGCGGTGCGCCCGCTCGGCCTCAGCGGCCAGGGCGTCCGCCTCCGGGCGCGGCGCGTGCACGATCTGCACATCGCCCCGCTCGCCTGCGTCCTCGGCCTCCGCCAGCGCCACCAGCTCCGCCGAGGTGGGCACCCACGGGAACAGCGCCTTCAAACCGGACTTGAGCATCATGTGGTCGAAGTCCCGGTGCCAGAAGGAGTCTTTGCGGCCGCTCTGCTCGGCGAGCTTGTAGGCGTAGCTCCACTCGTCACGGAGCTGCACGGCCTTGGTGCGGTTGACGAACACCACCTGCGAGCGGGACCCGTCCTTGAGCATCACGAACGCGTACGCGAACAGCGCCTTACCGCGCTCTTCGTCCGACAGGTCCGGCCGGATCTTGAGCGTGAAGTCATCCGGGGCCGGGGCGGACGGGGTGACCTCCCAGTCGTCGTGCTCGTGGACCAGGCCGCAGTGCACGGAGGCCACCAGACCGGACCGGTACATCAGGCGGACGTAGCCCTTGTACGTCGGGATGAACACCGCCTTATTGCCCTGCACGTCGATGGCGGCCTCGTAGCCGTCCGGCACCAGGCCGAACCGGGCGCAGGTCAGCAGCGCCATGCGCAGGGACGCCGGCGTGCACCCGGCCAGCCGGGGCAGCCGGGCGGCCACGGCGGCCTGGAACGTCTCGTACGGCACGTGAGAGGGCAGGGAGGCACGGAACTTGTTGCCGTGCTTGTCCAGGTACTCCTGGACCGCGTCCACCTGGGCCGGGGTGGCCTCCCCCACCGGGGGCTCCACCTGCGGGGCTGCGTTCTGCTCAGGGGCGGGGCGCCCGCCGCCAGTGGCGGCGAGCACCCGGTCCATCAGCGTCTCAGTCACAGGTCAGACCTCCTTGGAGGGCACGCGCAGCACCCGGCCGCGGTACTGGCGGTAAATGTCTGGGTGGTCCTTGGCGAGCGCCTTGGTGTCGATGGCGGTCTTCGTGACCTCGTACTTGCGGGCCAGCTCCGGCTGCTCCTTGGCGAACCGGGACGGCGCGAAGGTGCCGTTCTGCTTGACGGTCCAGGCGACCTTGCCGCCGGGCGTCTTGACGATCTCGTTCTCCCGGGCGATCAGGCGCATGGTGTTCTGCACCTCGTTCAGGCGGTGCTGGGCCCGCTCGATCGCGGCGGACAGGGCGGCCTCCCGCTTGCGCAGGTTGCGAGCCTGCTCGACGGCCACCTCGGCGACCTTGTCGACCTGCACGTCCCACAGGTGGGCCAGCAGTTCCTTGGTGCCGGGCAGGCCGTCGGCCGGGGGCTCCTCGCCCTCCACGACGTGCCGCTGCCACCAGTCCCCGCAGAACTGGACCAGGTGGGCCAGCAGGTCTTCCCGGCGCTCCACCTCGTGCCAGCGCAGCTTGTTCCCACCGACGCACGCGGCGACGTAGCCCTTACGCCAGCCGCCGACGGCCTGGTACCACAGGTTCTGGATCTGCGGGGCGTCCGGCGCCTCGTCCTGCTCCCAGTCCGTGAGCTGCCACTCCGTACGGTTCTTGCACTCAACGGGGCCGTCGACCTCGCCGGTGTCCGGGTGCAGGGCCAGCCGGTCGATGTTGCCGAGCATCCACGGGTGCTGGGTGTTGGCGTACATGCCGGGCGGGTGCATGACGGGGATACCGGTCCGGCGGGAGAACACCCGGGCGATGGGCTCCTCCATCTCCCGGCCGAACTCCATCGCCTCACTGTCGAAGTCCTTGCCGCGGCCGTGCTTGTCCTCGTAGACGTGCCAGGGCCCCTTGCCCTTGATGAACCCGAGCAGGACGGCGACGTCGGAGCCCCCCAGGCCGTTCTGGCGCTCCATCAGCCAGCGCTCCCGGTACGCCGGGTCATGCATGTCGCCGGTGGGCAGGACCACGTGGGCCTCCGGGGCCAGGTCCACCCCGGGGATGGTGGGCTCGGTGATGATGGCGGTCACTGGTCGTACCTCCGGTCCGTAGTGATGTAGGCGTGGACGCGGCATGCGTCGCAGAAGCAGCCGAGGGGGTGGGCCTGGGCGCGCAGGCGCCTGATGCCGGCGAGGGCCTCCACGTAGGCGGCGACCAGGACGTCGTCCCCGTCCAGCCGCGGGGGCGCCTCGATCCGGCGGCCCTGGGCCACGCTGTCGGCGTAGGTGTGGACCAGGTACTTGAAGCGGTCCGGGTCATCCGAGGAGGTGATGCGCACGAGCGCGTGGGCGGTCACCTTCTCTGCGGCCGTCGTGGCGGCGCTCATCGGGCCTCACCGCCCGTCAGCTCCTGGAGGAACCCCACGACCTGCAAGCTGGTGAAGGTGCCCTCACGGTTCTTGATCTCGCCCCGCACCAGCGCGGCGGCGTCGTCATACCCGTTCCGCTCCAGCAGGTTGGCGGCCTGGGCGGCGTTCACGCCGATCTCGCGGGCGGCGTAGGCGGCCTGGACCAGCTCCGTGGGTGTGGCCCGGCGCTCCTGGCGGGACTCCGCCAGCACGGCCGCGTAGACGTCCTCGTGACCACACGGGTTCTTCCAGGCGTCCACCACGAGGTGCTGGCCGTCGTGGGCGAACCGGTAGGGGCGGATGGTCTCCACGCCGCGCGGGCCGCCGCAGCGCGGGCAGCGGGTGGAGATCGTCACGGTGAGGACGCCCACGCCCTCAGAGCCCGGGCCCTCTCCGTCGTAGCGGATGCGCACGGCCATGGTGTCCGGCAGCGGCGCAGGCGCCGGGCCCCCGCCGATGCAGCGGGCCCACACGGCCTGGCCGTCCTCGCACGCCGCGCTGTACGCGTCCCAGGCGCCGACCGGCGCAAAGTCCGCCTTGCCGTTGCGGATACGGCCCACGGTTGTGCGGGAGCCGCGCACGCTCCCGTAGACGCCCAGCCGTACCCAGGTGCCGCGCTGCTCGCGGGCGCTCCGGGCCGCCGCGGCGAACTCCGCGCGGTGGCCGGTCAGCTTGTCGGGGCTCATCGCGCCTCACCAGCCCTTCCGGGTCTGGGGCTTGACGCCCTCGGCGATGGCCTGGCGGGTGGCGGCCTGCGACGGGTGGCCGAACAGGACCGCGCACTGTCGGCAGTCCTCGCCCGAGCACTCGCCGTTGTCGACGGTGGGCTCGGGGGCGGCGGTCGCCGTCCGGTACAGGACCACGGAGGCGGGGAGTAGCGCGGCGCAGGACGCCGCGGCGGCGAGGATCAGTTCACCGGCCACTGGGCACCTCCCTGGGGGTTGGTGCGGGCGCTAGGGTTTCGCTTCACGGGTTGGACCTCGATTCATGGGTGTTTGAGGTACGGCCTGGGTGAGCGGGGCTGTGTTGGACCCGGCATGGTCCGTGCGGCCCCGCCGCCGTCAGACGACGGCTTCGGTCGGCCGGCGTGAACCGGACGGCTTGATGGATCGAAGGGTCATGACCGCCGTAATGCGCTCCGCCTCCGTGGGCGGGGCCTCCTCCTCGGCAGGGGCCGGGGGGACGGTGCACATCGCCTGAATCAGCCGGAGTTCGCAGTCGCAGAAGACGGCCGAGTTTGCGCCGAACTTCTGGTGCGGGATGCGGCTGACGTTGTCCTCCAGCCACCGGCGTTTGATCTTGAGCTTCGCTGCGGCCTCGTCGTAGCCGTAGTTCTGGACGACGACGCACGTGCAGTACGGACGGCTGGTGCGGATCCCTGCGGTCATGCCGGTACTCGCTCCACGTGAGCCGGGACTGTCGTGACCTGCTCGTGTTCCGGCCTCTGCAAGAGGTCGTCGACGGTGATGCCGTAGGCATCGGACAGGGCGACGAGGGTGTCCGTGCTCGGGGTGGTCCGTCCCGTGAGGAGCCGGGAGAGCGTCGACCCAGCCACGCCCGCGCGCTGCGCGATGGCGTCGTTGCTCTCGTCGCCGACTTCCCTGGCCTTGTCACGGAGACGGTTCGCGTGCAGTCGGATGCGGGGCACGCTCACCTCCAGACTTTAGCTTGCATGCGTGCAACTCTTGCTTGCATGCAAGACACTAGATCAACGCTTGCACGCATGCAAGCGATGTGGAGATGGCGTGTTGTTTAAAGCGGAGTGCGCCGGTGCACTTCCGCCCTAGCCTGCCGTTACTGCTGAGAGTGACCTGACCTGGGAATATTGCACGCATGCAAGCACGCACATGTAGCTTGCATGCGCGCTAGCCTCTGCTGACATGCGGAGTAAGGACGACCCGACGAACCCGGAGCAGGGCACACCAGCCCAGCGCTTCGGCGCCTTCATGACCAGAGCGGCCATGGCCGCCGACTTCGATGTCACACCAAACGCCGGCGGCCGCACGAGCCTCGCCGAAGCAACAGGCATGAGCGCCTCGGCCATCGGCCGCATGCTGGACGGGAAGACCCTCCCCCTACCGAGGAACTTCCCCAAGCTCGCGAGAGCGGTAAATGTCCCAGTTCGGAGGCTCTTCGAGATTGCCGGCATGGAAATGGGCGAAGATTCAATAGATGAGCGGATTAGACCGGTAGGGTCGGTTCCGCTCACCCCCCAAGAAGTGGCAGACATGTGGGGCCTCACCGACCCTGCGCTCCGTCAGCTCTTCATCGCCAACTCCGAGCAGGTCCGGCGCCTGCAACTGGAGAAGAACCAGAGCGACAGCGACGGGGGTGCCGTAGCAAGGGGGTAACACCTGATGCAGCGTCCCACCCCGCGGCCGCCCGTCAAGGCAGCCGCAAGCGTCCTAGCCGGCGGCGCAGCGGTAACGACCGCGGTCACCTGGCGAGAGGACTCGGACACGGTCGTCGACGTGGCAGGTGGGTTCCTGCCCGTCGCGTGCGCGACGGCCGTGATCCTCGCCGCGGTTCGACGCTGGCTCAACCAACACGAGGCACGAACCACTGCGTCGGTGAATCAGCTCCTCGCCCAACACCAGCTCAAGCAAGACGAGTTGATCGAGCGCGAGCGGGCGGTGATCACGCAGGAACGTCGACTCGTACGCATGACCGCTTTCTCGGACCTTCGGGCGCGAAGCGTGTACAACCGGCTCGACATGGTCACGGACGACAACCAGGCACTTCGCAAACGCTGCGAAGACCTGGAGACCGACCTCGCCGAAGTCAGCGAGGAGTACAACGAGATTGTCGGCGAAGTGCTGAGGCAACGCGGCTCGGTGTTCACCAGGCGCACCACGGGAACAGCGACCCTGATCATGGGCGGCGGCAACGAGCAGGCCCGGCCCCACCCCGTCCCTATCCCGCTCAGCCGACCGGGTGCAGACGGCGAGGACCATGCCCGCCCCACGGCAACGCGGCCGCGATACCCCGTGCGTCTCGTTCTCTCCCAGCCGCGCGACGGCACGGCAGCCCGAGAACACGAGAGCATGTGAGAGGGGCCCGGCAACCGCCGGACCCTCTCGCGTTCCAGGGCCTCAGGTGACCGTCTCCCGGCCCGGCGTCGCCGCACGGTCCGGGTGGAGCGAACAGATCCTCAACGCGTCCGTACGGGCCGTCGCATACGCGGCACAGACCGCCTCCTCGTCGGGCCCCCAGGCACGCGCCTCCGTCTCAGCCGCCACACCCGGCCGCCACTGCGTGGACGAGTGCGCGGGCTCCTCCGTGTAGTCGTCCTCCCAGTCCCACACCCACCGGCCCGACGGCTCGTGCACGCCCAGGCCGACGACGCACTCCGTGCCGTCGGCCGTGTAGACCGCCGGGCCCAGGGACCAGATCCACGCCCGGTGGGGAACCTCGCTGCGGACGGTCTTGAGCCCGTTGTCCTCGCCGACCCGGCCCCCGGTGGAGCGGACCCACCAGTCCGCCGACCACTTCTCGACGCGCACCGCGCCGCCCCGCTCGCGCGCCCACCGCTCCGCCGTCTCCTCGGCGTGCTCGGCCCGCCAGAAGCCGAGGAGCCGGGAGCCGACGTGCGCGACGTACAGCGACCGGCCCGGGTCGGTGACGGGCGCCCGCGCCGCGTGCTCCTCGTCGAGGTCGGCCGCCCCCTCCGACTCCGGGGCGATGCCCAATGCACGGTCGAGGGTGGCCAGTGCGCCGGCATGGGCCTCCTTCAGCAGGTGGCCGTACCTGTCCGACGTCGTCTTGATCGACTCGTGTCCGAGCCGCCGCTGCACGTAGGTGAGGCTGTGCCGGTCCGACAGCAGCGCCGCAACGTGGGAGTGCCGCAGGTCGTGGAACGTCGGCCATTTGTAGTCGGGAAGGAGCCCGCGTTCCTTGGCCTCGGCGACGGCCGCCACCCACCGGTCGTAGAACGTGCTGTAGACCAGCCGCTCCCCTTTGCCGTTGTGGAAGATCAGGTGCGCGCTCGCCATGCCGTCGAGACCGTGGCCCTGGAGCTCGCGCCACAGGCCGGCGCTGATGTCGACGGTGCGCCGCGATGCCTTGGACTTCGGCTTGCCGAGATACGCCCCCTTCTCCGGGCTCCGCTTCCAGGCCCTGGACACCTTGAGTTCGAACACCCCGGATGCCGGGTTGCGGGCGTGGCGCTTGGCGAGGGCGGTGATCTCGCCCCACCGCATGCCGGTGCCGTACGCGGTGCGGACGAACACCTTGTCCTCGGGCCTGGGCAGACACTCGACGAGGCCGGCGACCTCGTCGGGCGTCAGGAACTCCATGTCGTCGCCCTCGTCGTCGTCTACGCCGTCGTCGTCGGTGCGGGGAAGGCGGACGAGGTTGCAGGGGTTCCGGTCGCGGAGCGGGGGCTCGGCGTTCACGGCCTCGTTGAGGACGGACGACAGCAGGCCGAACAGGTTCTTCAGCGTCTTGGGGCTCATGACCTTGTGCTTGGAGCCCCGGAACACCATCGTCTTGGCCATGAGGTTGACCCAGGCCGCGACGGTCGCCTTGTTGAAGTGCTCGGTGCTGCGGACGTCGCAGTTGCCGAATGTGGGCAGGAGGTACGTCTCCAACTCCCGAACGCAGTCCAGCCGGTAGCGCTCCTCGACGCCTGTTTTGTTGACGATGCACTGGCGTGCGTACGCCTCGAACACGTACTGCGCCTCGTCGCCGGTGGCGGGGTCGATGTACCCCTTGCCCTTCACCCAACCGGGCGGCCACTGCTGGCCGTTGTCGTTGACGGCCTTGCAGAACACGTCCGCCGAGTCCTCGTCGTCGAACCGCTCGTTCTGCCACGGGGCCGTGCGGGCGCCACCGAGCCGCCACTTCACCTGGTAGCTGGTCACGGCCCCTTCAGCGTTGTTCCGCTTTGCCACGTATGCCAT